AGCGCCGTCGCTCCATGCAGCGATCCGCTCGCGAACGTGAGGCCACGGCCGAACCTTGCCGCGCATCCAAAGAACCAGACCGGACAGCGATATGCCGAGCGACCTCGCTGCGTCGCGTCGCGACAGGCGGCGCTGCGCGAGGCACCCGAAGAGCAGCTGCGCGCCAAGGTTGCACGTTGGCAGCTTGCCGGTGCCGCGCCGCTGCGCGTTGAGCTGCTTCAGACGCGCCAGCGCACGTTCGCGCAGCGAATTGTCACGCACGAAGAGGTCGGCTCCGCGAAGTCCGAGACCCCACCGATGCGCAACCTTCGCATGGGTGAACCCGAGCTCCCTGTCCCAGTCGGATGCGCACATCGTGCGACCTTCGAACGTGAGGAGCAGGTTGTTCGATCGGTGTGCGTTCTGCCTGGAACGCGGCATCCAGATGCAGTTGTCCAGCTCGTAACCGAGACTGTTCTCTTTTCGCTCGATCGAGAATCGCCCCTGAGGCCGCGGGCCCATGTCAGCAAAGAAGTTGGCGAACGACTCGCGCCACCGCTCGCAGACCGTGACTCCACGCTCGCCGTAGTACTTGTATTTCTTGTCACGCGGGTAGTAGCAGCGGCTCAGCATGTTGCGCCACGTCTGGTACTCGACGGTGCCCGACATGCCGTGCCGCTCGTTTGTTGCCGGCCGATGGTAACGCGCTGCCTGAGCAACATGGATCGCCCTAGCCTGCGCACGCTTCATGGCTCGACCGCGCTGAGTCACTGTCGCCCACGTGGCTTCGACAATGGCGCCGCCAGACAATTCGGCGAGCGCTCGGCGAAACTTCGGATGCGGTCGGTGGCCGGCCAGCCAGTGGCGGAGATTTGCAGGGTTGATGTCGAGCTGCGCGGCGACATCATCGACCGACTGGCAAGGCGGTCCGGCCATGAAAGCCTTGAGCGCAGCGGTCGCTTCATGCCATGCGCGTTGCATCGGTCACTCCGTCCCCGTCGGTTCGAACGGCGCAACCGGAGCCGATGCGCGCTCGCCCTTTCGGCGCCACGCGAGTTCCGGCACCTCGCCGCGTGTCCAAGCTTCGATGTCCCCACGATGGTCGAGCGGACGGTTCGGTCCGCGTACCCACTGGAGCACCGTCGGGTGCTTCACGCCGAGAGCGGCAGCGGCCGCGTGATAGCTGATGCGGTTGCGAACCAAAAACCTAAGAAGCAAGCGCCTGGCGGGCACGTCTGTCGCCGCCTCTGCCTTCTTCAACCGAGCGTCCTTTGTTGGGCAGCGTCTCGTCATGGCTGGTGCCTATGGTAATTACCAAAACCATCGCCGCCGTCAAGACCCCCGTTGGGTTTTCCCTGTGTATAAAGTGGTAACGAACGAAACCAGTGCCGTGCTATGTGTCGGACATGACAAAAAATTCTGACGCCTTCTCTGAACTAGCGTTGTATGTCGCTTTTTTGGTTGAGCAGAGAAGCGCGGCCGGAATGTCCTTGCGAAAGATCGGCAAGGAGTTTGACGTCACGCACGCTCATCTCAGCAACATCGCGTCGAAGCTGAGCGACATCGGGCAGGACTTCGAGAACTCCTTAGCGATGAAACTCACCGGCGGCAGCCGCGACGAGCTCTCCCGGTTGGCCTCGGAGTGGCGCGAGCAAAACCCCGACTGGCTACCGTCTGCCTACAAGAAGAAACACGGTAGTCAATTGCCCTACGGGTCATACCAATGGTGGAAAGCTGCGGCTATGTCAGCCGTTAAGCGCAAACCGCAATACGACTGGGCCATTGACGCAGCTGGAAAAATGTTCCGCGGCCCTCAGCCGCGCGTCGACAAACGCAACGCCGACTTCGTTCTGCGTCTCGCCGAACAGATTCTTGATCTGCCGGACGAGAAGCAAACTGAGCTTGAAAATGCGTACCGTGCGCGCGGTCGGCAACGGCATAAAGTGACCCCACCGACGCGGCCTAGCGGCGCACACGCGCACAGTCGCAGCTAAAATAGCCCGTCATAATATTGAGTCTCGCAGACTAAGCCAAACGAATTCGCAATCCGGTCATTCCCGGGCATGTAGGTGGCGCAATACGGGCTCACCCTTGCCAGGAAGTCTGTATTGGCTGAGTGTTGGTTTCATGACGGGTGGGTTACGGGACGGGGGCAGGCGTCCGGCAACGGGCGTCAAAACACGGATCAAATCACTGGTCGCTAAGCAGTACTCGTTGGCGCGCATGCGCTGCTGTTGCGACCCAAGGGATCTCGCTGAGGGGCTCGGATTCGAAGTCCGGCCTTCCAATGTCGAGTTGGCCACCATCGAAGGGCGTATTTTGCGGTTCCCGAACAGGGCGCCGATACCGAGTCGCGGACTGAGCATCTACCTCGCGCTAGCCCGGGCCATCGGGCAACAGCTGGAACCGCCAGCAACCGAAGCAGACGTAACGTCGATCGCGTTAGAACTGGCACTGCCGGAAGAAATGGCGCGCGGCAGCTCCTTTAGAGAGCTTGCGGCAATTCAGCCCCATTTCCCGGCGCCAATGTTGGCGGCCATCTATATGTCTGTCCGGGGCTCCGGCGTTATCACAAAAAACGCTGTCTGATTTCGGTATGTTTCGTTGCCATATGCTTTTGTTGTTGCCGTCTTTGGTTTTGGTAATTACCATAGCCTCAGATGGTCGCGATGAAACATACAGGAGCAGGGACCGATGGCCGCTTACCTCAGCAGATTGTGGGACGAGTACTCCAAGATCGTCCTAACCAACACGAGGGATTTCGACGCGCGAGACGCGGACTACGAGACAAAAGTCTCGGACAAGGTTTGGTTGACGGTGGAGCGGCTCAGGTCTCGACGCGTAGATTTTCGAAAGATGATTCAGGCCGAGCTCCGCATCACGGAGCGGCTAGATACGAAGAAGAAGCGTACGAAGCGCAAGTCCTAGTTTTCCGCGCCCTCGTCTTCCTCATCGCGCTCATCGTCGCGTTCGCGATCCTAGTCATCGCGGTCCTCCGCGCGCTCCTAGTCGAGCTCTCGGACGACATCCGCGCATCGCGCCGTGAAGGCGCAGGTTCACCGCGGCAGTTGCCGCAAATCAATAACCGCATCCCTGGAGGGGGGATCCCAATGAGTAGCAAAAAGGAATTTGTTTCGACATCGATGATGCGAGCCGTCAACAACGTGCTCGAAGACCGCGTGAGCCGAGACGCCGACCGCACCGCGATGGTGCTCGCGACGCTGCAAGAGGCGCGGGCGACCGCGCTGAAGGTGGCGTCATGATTCTCTACATCTCGCAAGCTGAGCGGGCCTTCGGCCTCTGCGCGCCGACAACGCTGCCTTTCGTGGGCGTGTCCGTGAATGGCGGCATTGCCTGCCTGCTCGTGAACGTTGGCAAGTTCACCGTGGCGTGGACCGGGTACGACATCGAAGCGCCCGTCCAGATCTCGGAGGCCGCATGAACGCGCGCTACGAAGTCCGCACGTCAACCGACCGCGTCGGCGCTCCCTGCGATCTCGTCGACATCATCGCGATGGTCGACAGCGAGCACGAGGAGCCGCTCCGAGCGCTAGAGGTCGGCGAGGAGCACGAGATCCCGCAAGTCGGTGCGCCGCACTGGTTCGTCGTGAGGACGTCATGAGCGCCGCGCACGTCTACTTCGCCGCCGAGGACGCGGAGCCGCTTGCGCCGCTTGGCAAGTGCGCGCGGTGCGGCGTTACCGAAGATCCGACGATAGCGATCTTCTGGCCGACGACAGAGGACGGCGGCCAGCACTGCCCGGAGTGCGCTGGCGAAATGCCGAGCGAAGGCTACGCCCACTGGATTTGCTATGCGCGACGCGATCGCCGTGGCGAGATGGCGAAGCTGCTCGGCCCCTACTCGGCCGCCGAAGCTGAGCGAAACCTTACGTATTTCCGCGGACTCGAAAACGTCGAGAGCGCGTGGGTACTTCACATGCCGGAGTGGACGTGATGGCCATACACGAATTCGACGAACTCACGGAGCGCCGCGTCGCCAAACTCGAAGCGAAGCACGGCAAGATCGGCGTGACGGCTGACGGCGCCGTTGGCGCGTTCCCGCTGGCCGGCGACGCCGAGCAAACGGCGGTCGCTGTCGAGATCCGTGGTTTTCGCAACGGCAAGGAAGCGACGTGGGGCGAGTGGTTCACGGTCACGCACAACGGCGACGACATCGTTAGCGTCGGCTTTCCGGCCGGCTGGCGCGCCGCTTGTCGCCAGGTCGGCTTGGATGACGAGCTCATCGCGACCGAAGGCTACCTGGAAACCTTGGCGCGACTCGCATTCGCGCGGCGAGGCGGGCGATGATCTACCTGAAAGAAGAGAATACTGGCGTGACTGTGGAGGATGTCGGCGGCGACTCGGCTGACCTCTGCGTTAGCTGGCCAGGCCATCCAGACATGGGCCTCGATCCAGTCGAAGCCGACGCCGTCCTACGCGGGCTGCTGGAGTGGCGCCGGATACAGATCGATCCGGAAGAAACTAATGACAACGCGGCGCTCTACATCGACATCAAAGAACTGATCGGCCGCCTCATGGCGCGAGGTGGGCGATGACCCACTCCCCTACCCTCCTCTGCTTCCGCTGTCGCTGCTGCGGGCAATGCCTCGCCTGCGAGCGCCACGCCGAAGGCTGCAAGTTCTCGTCTGCCGTTCAGACCTGCGAGGCGACGTCGCCGGGGACTACGGCGCTCGGGGCGCTGATTGGAGTGAGGCGATGATCTCCACGGACCCCAAATGCCGGATATGCGGCGCGCGGCAATCCGAGCACGTCGTCACCGCCAAGAGCCAGTTCACGCATCCGCGCGAAGCTCGCGGCGAAGGCGTGTACGTTCTGAAGGGCGCCGGCACTTTTCACCTTGGTCCGGGTCAGCCTGATGTGCCGTGGGAGCGGTGGGAATTCGTGCCTCCGCGTCGCGAGCGATGCGCGTGCCGAACGCTGAAGGCTGAGAATCGCAAGCTGGCGGAGACCGGTCTCGAAATGCTCCGGCGTCTCAGCGCCACGCTGGAGCCGAAGGATCTGCAGCGACTGCGCGCCGTCGTCGAGGGCGCGTTTCAATCAGACCAAACCATGGAGCCACGCTCATGAGTAACGCTGGAGGCGTAATAACCCCGTCCGCTATCGAAGCGAGCGCCACTGCGCGGGCGCGAGCGGAGATGTGGGCTCGCGAAGTGGCAGGCCATGCGACGGAGATTGCAACCAGGTACGCGCTACACCGAGCCGCGATCAACGCTGGCGCGCCGCCTGAGATGCGCCGGACAGGCCGAGCTGGCGGCGGCACGTCCAAGTTCATGGCCAGCGTCGCCGCGCTCTTTCGGAGCATCGGCGCCGTTGAACTTCTAGCCACTATCGAGGCTGGGCAATGACAGCACATGCACAAGTTTCTCAACCGGGCAGAGACGTACTGCTACCCGCTTCGGTGGGCGGTTGTGACGGGGAGCCGGAACGGACGGTCGGCGCTGAAGCTAGCAAGGCAACCCGCTATCAACGTCCTACCCCGACCTGCGAGACGTTGCGGGTGAAGCCGGCGCTAATTTTCATCACGAAGGAGACCGACTGAATGAACTCCGCCCACATCATCGCAGCCGCCATCGCGTGGTCCGCGCCGAGCCTTCCGAACGAAACTGTCGCCAGGTACGCGACCGACATCGACAACGTGATCGACGAGTCGGAGGTGACGTTGGGGCTTGCTCTCGTAGCGACGGCCAAGTGGGAATCGAGCTTCCGTCATGAGGTCGAAACGTGTGAGTGCCCTCGCGTTGATCCCGTATCACGTCGCCGCGAGTGCGACTCGGATAGGCACGGCAAGCCGACAGCATTCGGCATCTTTCAGCTGAAGGCCGATCGACTCGGCGCGTACACGCCGGCGCAGGTCTGTGCGTCGAACGCGCTGTCGTCGGAACGCGCCGCAATTACGATGCGCGAGAAACTCGCCAGGGCAAGCGGTCGCTGGTGGAAGGCATTCACGTTCTACGTCGGCGCCGAGTCGGAGAGCGTTGTCGGCCGACGCAAGGACTTCGATTGGCTCCGATCGAACAGAACCGAGCTCGCCGAAAAAGGCGAAGCGCTGTGCCAGGGCTGGTGAACGATATGACACGCCAATACTTCCCAGGCGAATGGGCCGACACGCCGCCGACCGTGCGTGACCGCGCGTCGCAGTACGCGCCGGTGCCGCCGCTCAAACCGCCGCCGCCGGTCGCGCCGCACACTTCGTTTGGGCGCTCGGTGTGCAACGGAAAGTGTTGCGGCGTGGCGACGTGCATCGTGATCGGCACGGACGAGAAAGCCATCCGGCTCGAGTGGGCGCAGACGGAAGATGGCGCCTACGTGCTGGAACTCGACCGGCACCGGCAGCCGATGGCGGCGCCGTATGAGGAGCGGTGGCACGACGGGTGGGCGCGATATCGGGAGCACGTGTGCAAGTAATTCAGCAATTCCAAGGTCCCGGCGACGCGTTGGCTAGCGACCGCCTAACCCGTGGGTCGTCGGTACCTTTGAGCGGCTGAATCGACAGGAGGAAAGATGATCAGGATGGTTGGAGGCAAAGGGAAGGGTAAGCGCAACGTAGTCTCGCTGGTCGTCGACGCGATGCGCGCTCGCTGCGCCAAGGCCGAGGAAGCGGATGCGGTCATCGAAGCGTTTCTTCGCGGCGACCCGATGAGCGAGGCGGACAGGCGGCTCGTCGTCGATGCGCTTGTCGCTTGCGAGGCGCGCGTCAGGTCCGGCGAAGTGCTGTTGCAGCGTGAGAGCGACAGCAGTGGGAATGGGATGGAGGGACAATGAATACGAAAGACTACTGGGAGCTGTCAGAAGAGGAGCGCGCGGCGCTCACTCAGGAACAGGTCGACCGGTTCGCCGAGTACGAGTTGATGGCGAAGGGCGTTCTCCGCACGTCGACGTTGGAGCTCGAAGCCGTGCCGGAAGTGCCGGAGCCATCGCTTTCGTTCTACCGCGTCAACCGCGACACCTGGCACAAGCTCGACATCGCTTTCCGCTCTTCGGAAGATGCCATGAAGTTCTTGGCGCTCGATCCGGTGATCGTCGAGACCAACTACCACGGCGGCCGCACGCCAATCGAATCGGCTAAGGCGTTTGGCAAAGACGCAACGGTAAGCGCGCAGAAGCTTCGATCCGAAGAAGAGAGCAGCGCAGTTCTAACGACCGTGAAGCGAGCGGCCGAGATCTCGGCGTCGAACGACAAGCGCCGCGAGGAGCACGATAAAGCTATTCGCGCACAGGAGGAAGCTCTGGTCGACATGTGGACCGATTGGCGTCGGTGCCGCGATCGCGACGCCGCAATGCGACGCATCGTCAAGACGTACGACGAGTACGTGGCGACCGCTGGCGACGGCGCCGTAGCTGCCAAGTTCTTGCTGAAGGCGTTTCCGCGTGACCAGATAGAGGAAGCGTCGCAGTGGACCGGGCGGGCGATTGGCCTGCCGGATGCGTCGAAGGACGAGACTCCAAAGAAGGCACCTGCGCTCAGTACCGAGCAGCAGGATGACGTGGCGTTCTGATGAGACCCAAGCGCCGCCGGCTGCAACGGCAGAGGAAGAAGATGCGGCTTCGCCTAGCGCGCGTCGAAGTGAAGCTGATGGAGATTGTCGCATCATGACCGCCCGCACCTTCGCCGAAACGCAGTTCGCGTTCCGCCTACTCGACGTGCGGCTCGAACTCGTGCGCTCGCTCGCGCAGATGCGCCAGTGTCGGCTCGTCATGATCGAGCGCGGCCCCAGCGACGAACTTGCGCGGGCTCGGTACCGCTCGGCGTGTGAGCGGTATCAGATGGCGGTGGAGCAAGCGGAGCGGGAGGATGACGTGTTGCAGTTTAGCGATGAGTTGAATGCGAGGATGGCGCAATGATCACGCTCTTGTCGACGCTCGTGGAGATCCAAAGCGGGCGGGCTTTCATGGAACATGAAGGCAGGGTTTTCACGCTGCCGCTTACGAAGGAAGAGCTGGCGGAGCTCGCCGGTAGTGTCGGGGAGAAGTTCGTCGTGACGGTGGCGGCGGCGGCGGAACGGTACGCGGAGGTGGGGTTGTGATCAAGTTTTTCAATGCGCCATGGCCGTCTGTGCCCGTCGTCTGTCTCGACGTCGAGACAACTGGCGTGCGACCAGGAATCGACCGCGCCGTGCAAGTCGGCATCGTCCGATTCGAGAGCGGCGTTGTCGTTGGCGAGTTCGGAGCGCTGCTCAATCCTGGCAGGCCCATTCCGCAAGAGGCTACAGCGATCCACGGCATCACAGATGAGATGGTGGCCGAAGCGGTGGACATCGAAAGCCTGTTCAAGGCGTCGCGCGTCGTCGAACTACTGAACGGCGCGCAGCCGTGCGCATTCAACGCTTCGTTCGATAAGGCGTTCGTGCCAACGTTCACCGCAGATCACGCTTGGCCATGGCTAGATCCGCTGACGCTAGTTCGCGCCGTCGATCGATATGCCCGTGGCGCCGGACGGCATCGCCTAGAGGTCGCGGCGGCGCGTCACGGCATTGAGATGAAAGGTGCCCACGACGCTGTCGTTGACGCGCGAGCGTGTGGCCAGCTCTTCTTCAAGCTAGCGCCAGGTTACTACGGCAAGGACACGTCGCTCGGAGAAGTGCTGCGCACGCAGCGCGTTCTAGAGGCGAACGACTGGGCGAGGTTTTGCGACTGGCTGGCGAAGCAGACGCCTAGGGACGTGGCGTGATGATGGCTTTAGATATATCTGGGCAACGCTTCGGACGACTAGTCGTCGTCGAACGTGATGGCTCGAAGAATGGCAAGGCCGTGTGGCGTTGCGTCTGCGACTGCGGAGAGACGACATTTGTCATCACGTCTGAGCTTCGCTGCGGCGACACCAAATCATGCGGATGTCAGCGAAGGGACGTTTGCTCGGCGCTAGGCAAAAGAACGTCTTGTGCCAACTCGAAACGAGGCGGTAAGAAAGGCGGAGCCTCTAGGACGCGCCATGGGCACGCAAAACGTAGCGGCGGATCTCTTACTTACGGAATCTGGGAGGGTATGATCGCCAGCTGCACCAATCCAAACTATCGCAGATATCGAGACTACGGCGGAAGAGGCATTACGGTCTGTGACCGGTGGAGAGTCTTCGACCATTTCCTTGCAGACATGGGAGAAAAGCCGGATGGGTATTCACTCGACAGGAAGAACAACGAACTGGGCTATTCCAAGGACAATTGCAAGTGGTCAACGAATATTGAGCAACAGCGAAACAGGCGTGACAATCGCCGATTATCACACGAAGGCTCGACACTTACCGTAAGCGAATGGGCTGAACGGACCGGGTTAAAGGCGGCAACCATACATTCTCGACTGGGCCGCGGCTGGGACCCGTCTCGCGCTCTCTCGAAAAGGGTTGACCATGCTAACGGCTGAGCAGCAGAAGATCAGATTGGGGGGGCTTGGAGCCTCAGAGATCCCGGCCATCGTCGGCGCCGACGGCGCATGGGATAGCCCGCTCAACATCTGGGCGATCAAAACGGGGCTCATTGAACCGCAGGATGACACCGAGATCGCAGAACACATCGAATTAGGCAATTTACTCGAGCCAGTTGTCGCTGCGCTCTACACGCGCCGCACTGGCAATCAGCTCATCGAGTCCGGAACGCTCGTGCACCCTACGGACCCTCTCCAAATCGCAACGCCCGACAGGCTCGTTGTCGGCAAGCCGTGGATCGTGCAGATCAAGAAGGTCCGTAGCCGATCGCGGGCATGGGGCCAAGAAGGCACGGACGAGATCCCGGAAAGCGTCCTAGCGCAGTGCCAATGGGAATTGTCCGTCACCGGTCGCGAGGTCGCCGAGGTGCCGGTTCTGTTCTTCGGAAGTCATCTTGCGATCTATCGCGTAAAGCGCGACGAAGAGATGATTTCTGGGCTCGTTCGCATTGCGCACAAGTGGTGGAATGACCATGTTGTCGCCCGCGTGCCGCCGTCTGTCGACGGCTCCGAACGCACCAAGGAAGCGTTGGCCAAGATCTTCCCCGCCAACAGAGGCAAGCTAATCCCGCTGGGACCGCCCACGTTGGGCTCGGCCGCGTCGACCGTGTTCGCCTTCGCCCAGGACTACGTCTTGGCGCGCGAGGCCGCCAAAGAGGCGGAGGAGCGCAAGGAAGCCGCGGGGAATCAGCTCCGTCTCTTCATCGGCGATCACGACGGCTTCGACGCGCCGTGGGGAAAGATTACTTGGGTGGCGTCCAACGGCGGCCGAACGTCGTGGAAGTCGCTGTGCGAAGAACTACGGGTCCCAGGCGAACTGATCGCCAAACACACATCGAAACCAGAACGGCGACTAACCGTTGCACTCAAAGGAGATAAGGCGTGAGCCACCTTCGCCACATCCCGTTTGCGCAAGGTTACTTCGTTACGGAAGATGGGCGCATTTTCTCTTCGCGCAGACGCGGTCCTAAGATGGCGGACGACAGCCGGCCGCCAGTGATGCGCGAACGCAAGACGGTGCCGGACGAGGACGGGTATCTGCGAGTCGGTCTCATTATCGGCGGCAAGCTGAAGCTGATCGGCGTCCATCGAATTATGGCATGGGTGTTCCACGGGCCACCGTGTGACGCGCGGCAAGAGGCGCGGCATCTCGACGACGTCAAGACGAACAACGTTCCGAGTAACATTGCATGGGGCACGCGTAAGCAAAACGCCGGCGACATGATGATGAACAAGCGTCACAGGGCTCATACGAAGCCTGAGTCTTACGGGCCAAGTCCTGCGATATCGGCAAGCAATCGAGCTCACTTCGCCGCTCATCCTGAGCGTAGGCCCGTTGGATCTCGGAATCCGTTCGCGAAGCTCGACGAGTCAGCTGTGGCTCTCATAAAGCAAGAACTGTCGACGGGCTCAAAGCAACGCGTAATTGCCGCAAAATTCAACGTATCGAGGTCCACGGTGACGTTGATCGCAAACAACAAGATTTGGACTCATGTCTAAGGAGATGAATATGACTCAACCCACGTCCACGTCGCTGGCGCCTCTTACGGGCACGGCAGCAAAACAGCAAACCTTGAAAGAGCTGCTAACGAAGGCGGCCCCGTCTTTGGCCGCCGTTGCGCCGAAGCACCTATCAGCCGATAGACTCGTGAAGATCGCGCTTTCGGCGACGTCGCGCAACCCAGATCTTCACGCGTGCTCAGCGGCGTCAATTCTTCGCGCCGTCATGCAGGGCGCCGAGATGGGTCTAGAGGTCGGTGGCTTGATGGGGGACTGCTATTTGGTTCCGTTTCGTAACAAGCACACGAAGCAAGTAGAGGCCCAGTGTATTCCTGGCTACAGAGGGCTTATCAGGCTAGCGCGCAACAGCGGGCAAATCCGATGCATCGAAGCTCACGTCGTCTACGAGCACGACATTTTCGACCTCGAATACGGTGGAGCCCAGCCCATCAAACACCGCCCCAACATCCTTGTCGAGGATCGAGGCAGAGTCATCTGCGTTTGGGCAAAGGCAACGTTCAAGGACGGTGGCGAGCAGGTGGAAGTCATGACTCTGCCAGAGCTCGAACGGATTCGGAAACGTTCGCAAGCCGCCGACGATGGGCCGTGGGTCACTGACACGGCAGAAATGCAGCGCAAGACGGTAGTGCGCCGCCTTTGCAAGTACCTTCCGCTCTCTCCCGAGTTGGCGAAGGCCGTCTCTCAGGACGAGGCCGTGGAACGAGGCGAGCTTCAAACGATCGACGTGTCGCTGATTGAGGACGGACCCGCAGGTGGCGCTACGCCAGAGGAACCGAAGAGCAACGTGGCCGCACTCAAGAACAAGGTCGCCGAAAAGACCAAGGCCGAAGGTGACTCGGGATGGCGACAACCTGGCGAGGATTGACAGATGGCGACGACTGAGCAGCTGTTGACGCAGATCCTGGCGGAGCTGAAAGGCATCCGCGGCGCGCTTGCGACTGGCGCCGCGCCAAGCAAGGCGGCTGCTCCGTCGTCGGCAACATCGACCGCTGGCGGCGCCGTCGCTACCGATCGAGAGCTCGACTCAGAACATGGGGATCCATCGGTCCGCAAGGACCCGAAGCGCTGGAACGTAGATGTCAACGGCAGCTACGCCGGCTGCAACTTCTCCGAATGCCCGCCAGAGTATCTCGAAGTGCTGGCCGACCTGTTCGACTGGATGGGTGACAAGGACGACGAGGACGGGAAGATGTACAAAGGGAAACCGTCGTCTCTGTACAAGCGGCTCGACGCAAAGCGCGCACGCGGATGGGCCCGGCGCAAGCGCGAAGGTTGGACGGCGCCGACGCCGGCCAGGCGAGACGTGAGCGACCGCCAAGAAGACAACGCTGGACCGGCAGACGATCCGCTTCCGTTCTAGAGGAACCATGACCTCCGCCCTCGCCCTATCCCAACTCCGCCACAAGCACGCGACGGCGGAGCGCGAGCGCATGATCAAAAGGATTACCGCGCAGATGCTCAAGGATGGCGTTGACCCGGAGCGTCTTACGCTCGAGCAGGCGTGGGGCTACTTCTGCTTCAATCCAGACTGGGACAGGCCATGACACGCATCATTGTCACCGTCATCCTCGCTGTACTCGCGACATCTGGCTGCGCGAAGCAGAAAACGATCAGCGGCACGACCTACGACGTCTACGGTCTGCTCAATGAAGATGAAAAGAAAAACCCCGAAGTGCAGTACGAGGTGTGCTGGGGAAACGTGATTTGGGGAGTGTTGTTAGTCGAAACGATCGCGGCTCCGATCTACTTCTTCGGGTTCGCGCTGTTTGAGCCGCGCCAAGCGAAGTCTGGAGTTAAGGGTGAGGTGAAGCCATGACCCGCGCGCCCCTCATCGGCCTCGCCTCCGAAGAGCACATCGCCAAACACGGTGGCGCTTCTGGAAGAAGCGCTTGTCGACGCCCGAGCCGGGAACCTGTCGGCCGTCATCATCTTCGGCGACATACGCGGCACCGACGACTACCGCGTGTGGAAGAGCGCCCACGAGAACTACCTAACGGTCGTTGGCAAGATGCAGCAGGCGTGCACGGACATGTGCCTGAAGAGGGCGACCAGATGAGCAGACTTGTCCTCCTGCTCGCGGTGCTCGTCGTCGGCTGCAACACCACGGCCGGCGAATGCTTCAAGCTGTGCGCCGGCAGAGTGCGGTCATTCAATCCGACCGGCGACTGCGTTTGCGCAGAAGCGGCGGATGGTGGTGCGCGATGACCCGGAAGATCCGCGTCTGGTGCCGTGACTGCGGCGACGGCATGGACACGCAAGGATGCTTCAATGGCGGCGACCAAGTGCAAGATGAGGAGTACGCGACCAAAGAAGAGGCCGACGACGGTGGCTACAATATTTGCAGGGGATCGACGTGGTCGTTCGAGTCGTTCGAAGTCGAAGAAGACAAGGAGTCTACCCAATGAAAATCACAGCCCTCACGACGCCAACCGAACGCAGCGGCTGGCCCATCGCCGCGCTCACCATTCTGCTCGCCGTCCTCTGCGCGCTGGCGGTCGTGGTTGCGATTACGACGACGGGGTGCGCGGCGTCTGTGGTTCGATAAACGAACAACACTGCCCATGGAATCGAAAGGACATTGCGGTAATTGTGGCAAGTCGGTGGTCGACTTCGCTAGTCGTGAGCGTAAGTTCTGTTCGCCTCAATGCTACTGGGAGTCACGGCGCGACGGAAGAAACCACGACCTTGCTAAGGAGCCTTGCCCGAAGTGCGGCGGGTCGATGTCGCGGCGATCTGTCCACTGCCGCGTCTGCTTTGACAGCCCAAAAAAACAGAGGCACCCGATAGATATCAATCCTCCGATTACGGAAACCGAATTGGCGGCTGAATCATGGTCGCCAGTGGCGGGCTTTGAACTTTACGAGATAAGCGATCTCGGCAGAGTAAGGCGCGGTGGTCGTTACATAAGGTTCTACCGTAGCGACGCGGACTATCCGAAAGTAAAACTTCACAATGGTGGGAAGTGCTTCGACCGCTACGTGCATCGGCTTGTACTGCTAACATTCGGCCCACCGTGCCCGCCCGGTCATGAGTGTGCGCACTGGGACGGGAACCGAGCCAATCCGAGGCTGACCAATTTGCGTTGGGCTACGCGCGTTAACAACATGCGAGACAAGAAGCGCCACGGAACCGAACGGTTTGGAGAAAAAAGCCACATGGCGCGCATTAACGAGGAAACAGTTCGCACAATCAGGCGACGGGCAGACTCCGGCGAGAAGTTTTCTGACATCGCCAGAACTATTCCTCTAAGCCGAGCGCAGATCGCGAGAATCGCTCAAAGGAAAAGGTGGTCACATGTTGTGTAAAACCATTCTCATAGCGGCGGCCTTAGCCTTCGCTCCGTCTTGCGACCAAACGCCAATCCCAATAAATCCTACACCTGGTTTTCCATGCGGCCAAGGCTACTATTTTGAGTGCCCCGACCACGGATGCTGCGGTCGCGGCGAGCGATGCGGGGAGAAAGGTCACGCTTGCCACGAGGGCGAGTGCTGCTTCGAAGGCGACTTGTTCGGTGCGTCGAAGGACGGCGGTGCGGCGGTGCGACCAGAGTTGACGCCTGCTGAAGTGCGGGCGCGCGGAGGAGTGCGGTGACTAGTGGTCGGCTGACAGGCAGAAGCTGGCCGAAGCAATCGAATCCGTTCGCGTGGCGCAAACCAAGCTGGCCATGGAAGAGAACCTACACCGCGCGAAACTAGAGAAGCGATGATCAGACTACAATTCTATTCACAGATGGCCGAAGAGCAGCCTAAACGCCTATCGGCTGAGCGACTCGCGGAGTACCGCAACTTAGCCGCCGTGCCCACTGAACTCATCGAGCATGCCGACGCCATCGAAGCCGAGCTCGCCGAGGTGCTGCGAGAGCGCGACCTAGCACGGACACGATGCGACGAGATGATCCGCTTGTTCGATGAGGTCGAGCAGCGCGCCGAAGCCGCCGAAGCGCGAATCAAAGACCTCACGGCCAAGCTGAAGACGGCGATCGAAGCTGGCATCTCTGCCGGGATCGACCAGGAGGAGTTTGAATGAGCGATCTCGGATACCCCGCATCGGCCCCAGTGCCGTGGAGAGTCACGCACAAGGCGACGGGGCGGCACATCACCGTGTCGGCCAAACTCTGGAGCGAGGCCCGCGTCATCGGCTCGCTGGCGCTGCAGTGCGACCGCTTCGACGTGATGTGTGAGCGGGTGGAGGCAGAATCATGACCGACATCGCGTGCGCATCCTGCGGCGTGACGGAAGACGAAGCCGTCGCGGAGGATCTCGGCTGGCAGCGCACGGCGTGGTGCGTGCCGACCGTGTGGGCGTGCCCAGTGTGCGTGAAGAACGGGACCGGCGTGGCGAGTGAGCCGCGGACGAAGGAGGAAGGCGATGGGTGACGCGGCAACGCGTGAGTGTCCGCGGTGCTTTATCGCGCTTGTGGTGTCGTTCGCAGACGCGAGGCCGGCAAGCGATCTCCTGCAAGACGCGTTTGGTTGCGACCCGGAAGATCTCTATCGCTTCTTCACGCAAGACGAGTGGTTGAAGCGCTGGGAATTGCCGCTCGATCTTACGTACGGCACCGCTGAAGATTGGGTCGCGATCTCGGCACTGTGGCGCGAGACGCGGGCGCGGCGCGAGGGAAGGTGCGGGCGGAGAAGGCGGCGCTGCAAGTGCTGGTAGACAAGGCGGCCGAGAGATTCGAAAGTATCTCAATTGCCGGCAGCGACGACGGCGCTTGCGCTGCCGCGGGCGAATGGCTGGAGGAGTGGAAGGCGGCGACGAATGCTGGTTGAAGCCATCCAAACAATGGCTCGCGCCATCATGAACGACACGAATCGCAGCGTGAAAAGCGTCGAGGTCGGCCACGCCATCATGCGGCGGGTCGGCGAAGAGCTCCGCTGCCCGAATGGGGCGCGGGTCGTGCTGCTGAGCTGCGTCGGCGGCGAGGTGGAGGTTTATCAGACGAGGCGCGAGCCGGATGGCTTTGGGGCGCATGAGTTGCGGTTTGAGGTGGAGGAATAAATGCCGACGAAAAAAGCCGAAGAACACCTTACGCCTGGCGACGTAGCGCTCCTGCTCTCCTGTTCACGTCGCCACGCAGGCGAAATCATGCGACGCGAGATGCGCGCGATCGACATCGGCCTGGGCGATGTCCCACGATGGCGCGTCTCACAGGAGGACTACGACGCATGGAAAACAGAAAGAAACGAACGTTCAGCAAAGACCGTCTCTGGCGAAGGCCCGGCTCTCCGTACTTCTGGACTACGATCGCTGGCAAGCGGTGCTCAACTGAGTGCGTCGACCGTCCGGCGGCGCGCATCGTTAGGGCTAGGCTCGAACGCGAAGCGGCCGACCCACGTCACGCAGCCTCGCAGAGGGTAACGGTCTGGGACATGATCGAGCACGCCATCGAAGCCAAGCGCCGAAGCAAAGGCAAGCTTGGCGGAACCGTCACCGCCCATACGGTCGAGATCTGCCGCACCAAACTAGGCCACTTTGCGCGTGTTTTTGGGGACGAGTTCCCGCTTAGCCTGATCGACTACGACGCGGTCGGACGTTTCATCACGCAACGTGAGACGGAGCCTGGCGCGGCCAAGGGATCGAAATGCTCCCAGCACGAGATATCGAAGGAACTGCAGCAGCTTCGCTTTGCGCTTCGCTTAGAGCAGGCGCGCGGCAACTACCAGCATGACGTAGACCACGTGACGCGCATGGGAAAGTTCGCCGTTGGCTACACGCCGCGCGAGCGCCACCTCACGTGGGAAGACATACCGGCCGTCATCGAAAGCGTCGCTTGGGGCAACGCTGGCAAGGTGACGCAGGCAACGCTCGACCGTGCGCGGGCACTGCGCATCGCTGGTAGCAACGTGCGACAGATCGCGAAAGAGATGGGTGTCGCCTACGCAACCGCGCACCGATACATGCGGATGAGTGTTGCGGAGCCAACGCCGCTCGCCGTGCTTCGATCGCAGCACGTTGCCTGGATCATCGCCTGTTGCGCACGGCGCAGCGAGTCTTACATGACCGAAATGAAGGACCACGATCTCGTGAACTGGCGCGTGCGGATACGCGGCAGCAAGACGGCTGGTTCCGCCGCCGTCATCACGATCGCGCCGCGGTTTCGCGAGTGGCTACTATTCGCGCTGTACGGTCGCCCAACCACTGGCAAACTCTACCCCCCTTGGGCGAACGTCTATCGCTCGCTAAGGCTGGCGTGCCGGCGCATCGGCATCGAGAAGATCTCCCCGAACGACCTGCGTCGAACGCATTCAAGTCTCCTAAGCCAGGCTGGCGTGCCGCACTCGGTACTGAAGAACGTCACCCGGCACACGACCACCGTCATGCTCGATCGGGTCTACGGGCAGCAGACGATCGAGTCGACCGCTCGCGTCATCGAGCTCACGGACACCGACTGGCCGGCGCTTCCCGGAAGCACAATCACAACACAGACCAAAGAAAATGTGCGAGAATCTGCGGAGAAATCAACATGACAGCAGGCTTTACACGCCAGAAGTCCTCGGTTCGATCCCGAGTCCGCCCACTCAATAGTTTCGCTGCGTTACTGGTTACGCTTTCATCCGACACTGTAGGTTCGGACGCGTCGCAAACCGCTGTAAATGCAGCAACCGGTACCAACCGGAAGCACACTGGAAGCACACTCGGTCAGGCGGCGGCGGATTCGAGGGTGCTGCGTTGACCCGCGTCGACTCTCTCTCCGGCGCCGAGCGCATCGCAGCAGAGCGCGCGCGGCAGGTAGCTGAAGAGGGCTACTCGTCCGAGCACGACGACGCTGGTGGCGGCGACGACATCGCTATGGCCGCAGCGTGCTATGCGGCGCCTGAGCCGATCTTCGTGCGCCGCGACTTTGCCGCCGGCACGACCTATCGAGACCCATGGCCGTGGGACGAGCGCTTCGACAAGCGCCCCTACAACGGCAACGTGCTGATTCTCGAAACCACAACGCCGGCTCAACGAATCCGACTGCTGGAGAAAGCCGGCGCGCTCATCGCCGCGGAGATTGACCGACTGCTGCGTGCGGCGGAGAATCCGGCGCGGAAAGCGAGGCGGAAGTGAGCGAAGCCTTCACGCCGTGCGTCGACTGCGGCGAAGAGCCAGGCTCTAGCCCCGACGGCCGTTGTCGCGATTGCGACATCAACCGCCTGCTCGGCGTGTGCTGGTGCTGCGGGCATCAGTGGGACCCAATCGAGTGGAACGCCGACGGGTGGCGAGCGATCTTCGGTACCGATCCGCCTCCGCCGCGGGAGTCGGAAGAGCACGCGCCGGATTGCGCGAGGCGAAAGGCGTTGGCGCAATGGTCCAACTGGCAATCCCACGGCCCGCCTCCCAGCGATCCTCCCACTCACACCTGCGACTGGGGCGGCTGCAACGCCGTCGCGACCGCCGTGCGGTTCTCGCCTGGTCAAGGCTGGCTCTCGGTGTGTGGGGAGTGCGCGAAGAAGAAGACGGAGGAGAGGCGATGACGCAGGCCGAAAGCATCGTCGCGTCGCTGGCGCTTCGGGCGGAGCACTACGCCGCCTTCCGGGCGTGGTGCCAGAAGTGCTGGTCTGGCTGCGCGCACGGCTACGATCTGACCGTCATCACGCTTCCTGACCCGTCCCGCGCTCTCCTAAGGGCAGCCGAGGCGTCTGGGTGGATTCGCCGAGGCACGTTGTCGCCGCGTCCTGGGCAACGATACGCCCTCGGTATTCCGGACGAGCTCGACTTTTTCCACTGGGAGCCTGACCGCAACTCGCCGTCGTACTGCGAGTTCATCGCGTTCATCCAGCTCGAGCGCTGCGTCTTCGAACCGCTCGTTGAGCGCTGGCGCCACTACGCCATCGAGACAGAGAAGGCGGAGCTAAGCGCCGCGCACAACGTTGGAGCTGCCCACCATGCGAACTGGGAGCGTGATCGCGCTGAGAAGCTGAAGGCGACGGCGAAGAGGCGTGCGCGCCTGATGGCGAAAGGTCGCCGCAATGCCGAGCGGGCCATCAAGAACGGCGTAGGCCCAGCCGTGAACGCATGCGCTGCTGCGTTGCCACTCGTGGCCCACACGATTGTGTCTGCCCAGCTCCGGTACTCGCTGAAGAACGCAGAGGCTTGGACGGGAATCGTGCCGCTGGAATCGCCTGCTTGGGATATCGGAGACGTCGAATGAGCTGGAAGAACCTGGCCGCAGACGTTCAAGCAGAATTCGACCAGCGCTTCGCCGAACGGACAGAGGCCATCATGGAAGCCATCTACCGCAACCGGCTCGCCGAGTGGTCAGCGTACGGCCGATGGTGGGACAAGACATCGAAGGGCCGCGCGTCGAACCGCGCGCGATGCCGCAAGGCATACAAGAAGCGCGAAGCAATCGTCGTCGCTGAACGGCGATGCCAGTGTGGAGCCTCGTTCAAGGTGAACAAGAATCGCCCACGAAAGAAGGTCTGCGCGGCGACGTGTCGATTCATGCGACAGCGGCCACCGGCACTGTTTTGGAACGGCTTAGCCGTGAGCGACATGGCCCGTGCCGCTGGCGTTCAGTATCAGACGATGAAGTACCGTTTCCGCGCTGGCTGGCCGTTTGAGCTTGCGCTGTCTACGCCTAACCGAAGCCGCCGCGTGGCGCCGAAGCGGCCTACGGAGTCGACGCGATGACCTACCGCTGCGATTTCTGCCGCTGGCAACCGTCTGGCGCGATCGACCTCTACTGCATGTTTCACTGGGCAAAGCGTCGCGTCGAAGACCGCGTCTGTTGCTACGCCGGATGCGGCAAGCCGTGCGCGTGGTTCGTCGGACGCGGAGACCCGGTGTGCGCCGACCACGGCGGGCGGTTTCCGGTTGCGGCGCCTGGGCCGTATCCGGGCAGAGGACAGCGATGAACTGCACCAAGAAATACGGCTACCCGCAGTGCATGGGGGCAGCTGCGCTTGGCGACGACCACTGCACGTGCACGTTCCCGTCGCCGAAGGACCGCGTCGACCGACTAGAGGCGAAGGTGAAGGAGCTCGAGGCCCGCATGGCCAGTTTGGAATCACAGGGGCGGGAGAAGGAAGCAAACCAATCATGAAACGAAGCCTGATGTTTTTGATTCTCACCCTGCTCGCCATCGCATGCGGCAACGCCGACCAAGCCAGCGAGCCGCCGGACGAGAAATCACAGGAGCTAACGCTCGACTACACTACGACGAACGGTTACGGATCGATCCCAGCGTCGTCGTTTCAGTTTTGCAGACCGACGTACTTCCAGGCGTCGCTCGCGCATGCTGGATCTCCGAATTGGCCGAATCAAGTACCAAAAAGCGGAGCGACGTTTCTTGTGTTGCCGGGCAACTTCGTTGCCTCACCACAAGGCGGATATGGCGGTGGCGAGTTCGCATCGGCTGGGGCGCGATGTGAAGCCTTCCACAACTACTTGTTACCTGCTGGCGCGTACGGCTCGGATGACGTGAACCCGTTCCAGCTCTATTGGCCGGAGAGTGCCGGCGGATCGCACGTCGATCAGCAGATCAATCTGTTTCCCTACCCAGACAACTTCTGCTGGATAACGGGTGTCAGTGGCGTTTCTACTGGCGGGCAGGACGACCCGAATCTGGTCGAGTCTGTGAGTATCGATCCCGTTGTGAACATGTGGAAGCTGAGAGTGATTGGAACTCCAGCGCTCGCTGCGTGGGTCAAGTGTCTTCATCCCAATCGGGCGTTCAACATCTGGCGTACCTATGTCGCTGGGCCAGGCCAGACAACGAAAGGGCACAGCACAGCTAAAACATTCTGCGGTCTCACGCGTCTTCAGGGCAACTTTGACGATGCCCTGGTTCAGATTTATTCAGCTCAGGGCTTCTGGTGGCTCCACGTTGAGGCGTATAACAACAATGATACGTATCCGTACGCCGAGATGTCGTGCGCGGAATTTCCGTGAGCGGCGTGATGCGCATTCTGATCGCGGCGCTGCAAGCGATCCTCTGCACGGCGTGCTTTTCAGAACTCTACTACGTAGATTCGAGATTCACACCCGAAGAGTCCGAGCAAATCCGCTTCGGCGCCGCGCTGTGGGGGCCGACGGGGCTGCACCGCGATCTCATCTTCGGAATCAAGTTCTCCGACGTGGCGGCCGACCGAAACATGATCATCCGAAGCGACTCGCGCGGCGCTGGCAACATCGACCCGTACTTCAAGGAGCATTTTCACGAGCAGAGCGCCTGCATTCGCAGTCTGCTCGAACCGACGAAGATCGTGATCTTGATGGATCACATCACCGTCGACCCGCTCAGCACCATACTGGCGCACGAGCTCGGTCACGCGATGGGGCTCGAACACGTGGCCGACCCGCGCGCCATCATGGCGGCGAAGAGCACCGACGAGTCACTCAACTGCCTGACGAGCGAGGACATTGCGGAGGCGTGCCGCAATGGCGACGCGTGCCCGTCGACGCCGCCGGCGGGATGTGAGAATAAAGACCCATGAAAAGCTCAAGAATTGCCGTGATCGCGATGATGGCTGTGGGCTGTTCCGAACTCGACCCCAATGTCGGCCAGTGGCGCGTCGAGCTCGGCAGCGACGCCGCGACCGATGACGGTGGCGCCGCTGAAGGCGGTGACGATGCCGAGCCTCCGGGCACCGTTAGTTTTCGCGACGACATCCGGCCGCTGATGAACCGCGGGCCGAAAGATGTTCCTCGCGGGTGCGCCAGTTGCCACTATGCCTCGGCAGCAAGCCACCTTGGCGTCGATCTCGGCGGACTCAATCTGGAGACGCTCGGCACGTTGCGCATGGGCGGCGGGTCGAGCGGGACGCGCATCGTGATACCAGGCAAGCCGGATGAGTCGATCCTCGTGCAGGTTTTGAAGGGGCAATACCAGTACGCAAATCAAATGCCGAAAGGCGGAAAAACAGGCTACTGGGCCGATGATGATGTCAAGCTCGTAGCGAAGTGGATTGCCGAAGGCGCTCGCGGCCGAAACTCAGAATGACCTCCGATCCGCACATCCCCCAATTCGGTTCGCGTTACTGGATGCGCCTAGGACGCGAATCCGATCGCTGCAAGTCCGACGTCTTCGGCGAAGGCGACCGCCGACGCTGTCGCAACCGTGCGTTCCGCGATGGGCTCTGCAAGACGCACGCGCGGCTGATGGGGTTGACGGTGCGGTGTCCGACTTGCGGGAGGTCTGGATGATCCCGCCGACGATCCCGCTGCCGGCGCTCAAAGCGCGAACTCGTCTTCGACGCGGAGCTAAACGCGTACCGCGTTAGGCCGATCGGTCCGCCAACGACGCGCAAGCAGGAGACCGGTGAACGACTCGACGGCGCGGTGAAGCTGAAGCCTGAAACGCCTTGCTATTGTTGCGGCGTCCGAGCTGCCGTCGTTCACATGGGCGACAGCGTACCGGCGTGTGCGGTTTGCTACGATCGGTACCGGAGGAGAGAGTGACATCCGACCCTTGCCGCCGGCCCAAAGATGGCGGTAGCCTCCCCACCATGCCGCTCCGACCATCGAAGTGCATCCGGTGCGAGCAAGCTCGGCTTTGCGTCGTCTGCCAGAGTTGCCAGCAGCACTGCGCCGCCAGCGCGCCGAACGACATCGCTGCGCACCGCCGGTTCGACGCCGTCATCGTGAGCACGGCGCCGAAGCGGGCGGAGGAGTGAGGGTTACAGCCCCACTGGCGACGGCGGGCGGGTGTAGCCGGCGATCTCCCAGGCGGCGCGGAAGTCGAGCTTGCTCAAAACCCACCACGCTGGCACCTCGGCCGTAAACGCATACCAGTGGCTGCCGTCTTCGTAGAAGCGCTTCTCTGTGCGCAGGTTCGTGCAAAGCGACTTGGCGAGCCAGATTGAATCGGCGGCGCGGCGGTCGTCTCCGTTGACCTCGTCGATCGTGACGCGAAGCGCCTTTGCGGTCATGCGCTCGTTGCCTCGGTTGTCCTGAACCACGTATCCGGAGATCGTCATCGTTTGCATGATGGGGACTATTGCGAGCAGCGTGCCAACAGGATTAAGAGCATCCGGCGAGTGAAGCGCTTGGCCGTAGTGGCGAATCGAGGCTTGCCTACATCGACTGTATCCGCCTCACCCGGACATAATCGGACACGTGGCCGGACAGACGACCGCTGAAAGCCCCATGTCCGTTGCCCCACGCGCGGTCGTCGGGGGACTTCTTTTGGAAGTTCATGCGCCTATATGTCCCAGCGACCGTAGGGCACGCTGTATTCCACTAACTCGCAGTAAAGCGCAACGCCTCAATGTCCGCTTGTGCTTGAGTTGGGAATTCGTTCGGCCCAGCAGGCACACGCGCGGACCAGAAGTCCACGCGGGGGTCGGCGTCGTCGTGGATCGCATGTACCTGATACGACATGCGCACGGCGCGGCCGCTCGGGTGAGGCGAGAACACGCGCCGCTGCACAATCGTCCACGCCCCGAAACGGGGGCTCACCCAGCCGCCTCCTCACCCTTAGCGGTGAGCTTCCAAGTGCCCGCGGCATCGATGTAACCGAGGTCAATCAGCTCAAAAGCTCGGTCCAGCGCGGGACGCGTCATGAACTGACCCAGTTTGACAGCCTCAAGAATCATTTGGTCTGACCAGCGAGTTTTGATTTGCATGAGGGGAACTATTGCGAGCATCGTGCCAGTGGCCGGATCTCTCTAAAACATTGCCCAGGCCGGTTACCTACACGGCACGACCCGGACAAGTGTAAACCTAACCGGACAGCTGACCGGTACACTTGTTATATGGTCACACGAGTCCAGCCCGCGCGTAAGCGACCCCGCCGGCATCGACAATCGGATAGCGGCACGGACCCTTCAGGAGCACGATCGCGCCCGCCCTGGCGAGCTCCAGCGCCGCCGTGTCGAACGCCTGCCACGTCAGCCCGGACACGAGCCTGGCGCGCTCCACTGGCGTCGTGGCGCCGTCATAGGCGCGCTCGTCTACAAGCGCCGCGACTACCTTCGCTCGTTCCATTGCCATGGGATCCCGTCTACCACGGCTCAGCAGCCGGCACACTCGTCGCCAGCTTCAATCCAGGCGGCGAGGAAGGCGCGGACCTCGTCGTCCGTCATCTTGATAACCTTGCTCGGGTCGCAGGGGACGTCGTTTTCGAGGATCGCTACTTCCAGCTCGGCCCGATTCATCTTGTTGATGTCCATGCTCGTTCCTTATGCGCGCGGCGTGCCAACTTCGCGGAGGTCATCCGCCGAGACGTTCTCGAGCGAGCCGTTCGGCTCCGAGAGCGTGTAGGTATACCCGAACACGGGCGACAGGCGGCAATCGACGACCGTCCAGATGGTGTTCATGCAGCTCGGGAACATGTCCGCGAGGTCAGCGTTGAAAGCCACCGTCGCGCCAACCTGGAAACCGCTTTTCGTCGTCTTCATGTCTGACTCCTATTGCGTGATCCGTGCCAACTATGCCTTGCAGCACTTGCAGAACTTGACCGGGAACTCGCGCTCGTTGAGGTCGTCGATTGACGCCTGTAGTTCGGCCAGCGTCCCCTCTTCCTTGGAGACGCGCCGGCCGTTTTTGGCGGTGTTCACCATGGCGCACTCGGGCGCGTGGACGCGGGCCGCGCGTGAGGGGTCGCAGCACTTGTTGAAGAGGAGGACCAGTTTCGTGTCGGCGTTCATGGCTTAGGCTATTGCGTGATCCGTGCCAGTGTCTACTTGCGAACCAGCTGAACCGGAATTCCGCAGTCGGCGAGGTATTGGTTAGCCTGTTCTGGCGTCATGGCGCCGATTCCGGCGAGGCAGCGTGCCAGTTCCATGCGGATTCCAGCGCGAGCCACCGTGATGGGGCAGCCGGTTTCATTGGCCAATTCCTGTGCGGCTTCTTCGAGCTTCGTCGTTGTCGTTTCCATATCGGTAGCTATTGCGAGCAGCGTGCCAGCCTACCAGAACACCAAAAACATTGCCCTGGCCACTATTCCGCCACCCAAGAAGGCTAGACCACTGAACGGCACGTTAAGGGTACTGAACGATTTGTCCGATGACGGCCGTGTCAGCGGACACCTGTAACGTGACACTCGTACGGCCACCGGACAGTTCACTGAACAGAAATTACATTGCCCATGCATAGAATCGGTTAACGGCCCAGCCGTGGCTGGCACGGCGCTAGCAATAGCCCAGGACATGAACAAGACCTTCCGAATCGCCAAGCTAGCCGACATCGAGACGCTTCTTCCCGGCTTCCGCAAGATCTGGCCGGCCATCAAGGCCGATACGGGCACAACGCAGCGCTGCCCCAAGTCGGTAACGTTCACCGACACGGTATCGCCGATGGTTGTCCACGACTTCGAATGCGGGCGGCGTTACGCGCTCAACCTCGAAACCATGGAACTAAGTGGAAGGCTTCACGTGTCCGGTGGTGATTGGGCTGTTCACGCTGGCTCCAACAACGACCAGGAAGTGCGCGACCTGCCGGGCAACGCTGCCGTTCTGAGCGTCACCTGGAACGACTACTACCGATCGTTCTCGGTGGAATTGCAGGTCGCCAAACTACCTGAGGCGTTGTCGGCATAAGCGCTGAGCCGCTGGCACGGCGCTAGCAATAGCCTCCGTCATGCAAACGAACCAAGACAAGCTCGGTACCGCGTTCGACCTCGTCACCCCGGCGCCCAATGCCGCCGTTATGGCGCTATACGGCGTCAAGAGCCTCCGTGGCGACTGGAAGGACCGAATCCACGCCATCGTGACAGACGACGACCTAGCGGCGGCTGGCGTCACCATTGCCGATGTGGAGGAAGCCGTCATCCACTACACCGCCACGATCGCACGCGTAACCCGCGAACGGATCAAGGGAACGACGCTCGTCACCTACTTAGACGTCGTCCCCGGCTACCTTGTAATGGCAGACGGCTACCGCGCTGGCCCGGCCGGCGATCACTGAGGAACGCTGGCACAGCTCTCGCAATAGGATCCCAACATGAACACGAACTACAACTTCGACGGCTCGGACATCCAGAGCGACTACTTTTCATGTCAACTTCTACAGCCACGTGCGTCTCGAGCATCCCGAAGGCGAACGCGCTGCCATCCTGGCCCGTAACGGCCGAACGGCGGTGGCGTCGTGAGCCGCTTCCGCGTCACCTACGCCATGGCCGACATCTGCATGTCGTTCCTCGTCGAGAACGAAGGTTGGTACGCTCCGATGCAAGTCAACAGGGCCGTGCTTTCATACCAAAACAGCAAAAGCGACGCCGACAGGAACGAAGCCATTCGTGAGCTGAGAATCGCTATCGTGGACTGGATGGTCTGGGACCGCGCGGCGTGCGTCGGAATGCTCGGCCCCGGGCTTGGCTTGGAAGAGGAGATGGCGTCGTGAACCGCGGCTACTACTTCGGCAGCGCTCGGCGTTCCCTCCGTTCCGACGCCTACGCGGCTGGCGGCGCTGCCTGCGTCGCCGCTATGGCGTGCCCTACGCGCGAAGGACCTCGGCGGCGCACGGGCGCTCTACGCGCAAGCGGCGGCGTGCTTCAAGGCGGCGGGCGCTGACCCGGAGACCGTGCAGTGCGAGAAGACGGTGGCTTGGATCGACGTGTACTTGATTAGGAAGGCTGGGTTGAGGCCGAACGAACGCGGCGCCTTGCGACGTCATGACAGTCGCCTTACAACAGAACAATGCAGAAACGTGCAGCGAAGAGAGACCGCGGGCCGAAGTGGTCATCGCCGAAGCAAGACGACCGTAACCGCCCAAAGGTTTCGCTGACCGTTTCGCCAGAAGGGAAAGCGGCGCTAGCCGGTCTCGCGGTGAAGCTCGCGCACAAGATGAGCGCCGTCGCCGAAGCGTGCGTCGTATCGCAGGCAGAAGCGGCGCGAAGTCCCGCTGTGTTGGCCGACCTCAAACGGCGCTGCGACGCGATAAAGGCCGACCAAAGCGCCGCAAAACGACGCCGGTAAGCGGCGCAGTTCCCGCGACTTACAAGAAATCGTCTTACCTGGTATTGACTGTCTGGACAGTCATGATAGGTTGATATTCATGAAGACGACGCAAAAAGCTTGGTACCGCAAGACGCCGCTCAGCATTCTCTCCTTGCATCAACACAAGAAGTCGAAGCCCGTGCCGTGTCTCTCGTGCCAGGGCATCGACTTCGCGAAGTACGGGCAGGGCTCGCTGGAAGGCATCTGTCTCAAGTGCGTCGACGCTGGCGGATGGCCGACCGTGACCGAGAGCATGCAAGCCGCGGCAGAGGCGGACTTCTCCAGGCCGATTCAGGACACGCTGTCGGCCATGCTGCGCGTTCAGGTGCTCGCCATCACGGACGCACGCAAGGCCGCGTACGACGCAGCCCGCAAGGCAGCAACGGCTGCCAAGCGCGCAGCCACTCTCGCCGCCAGCAAAGGCCGCAAAGACCACCACGGAGGATTCACGATGAGCACCGCAACGATGATCGACACCTCGAAAGCCCTACTGGCCTACACCGACGACGACGGCGACTGCGGCGAGTGCACCATCGACGAGTTCGTGGACGCGAACGGCGAGACCCTCTCTGAGGTCGACCTTGCTGACCTGGCGCATCTGGAAGTCGGCCAGAAGCTGAGCTTCGGCGGCGGCGCATGCCCGGCCGTCGAAGTTAAGAGGGTGAAGTGAGTCGCGTTGCCAGTGACACCGTTGTCGGTCACGTCGACGAACTAGGCTACCTTCGGTGCGCTGGCTGCGCACGATACGATGTCGCGGTTCGCGCCGTCCACTTCGACAGCGTACACGCAGAAGAACAGTGCGATCGGTGCCACGGCATTCTCTGCGAACTTGCCGCTCAACAGTCGCGAGGCGAGCGATGACCATCGAATGCAACGCCGACCTTGATCATCCGTGCGACGCCGACGACGGCGAGCCGTGCCAGGCGTGCTGCGAGGAGCACGACTACTGGCGACGTTACTTCGCCGGAATGCCGCGAGAGTACATGCGGACGCAGAGTGAGATTGACGCGGAGCTAGTCGACGCTGGCCGCGGGCATCTGGTTAGAGGTAGATAATGATCTCCCCCAAAGTCCGCGCCCTAGTCTCCACATTCCGCGGTCAGCCGCTGGTCGCCGTAAATCAATGCAGTCACTGCGGCGAGTACGAAGACCCGGAGAGCGCGAGGCGGTGGCCAGAAGACGAAGACGGCGATCGTGTGTGCCCAGCGTGTGATACGACCGACAAGAACAACGACAGGAGTCCCCAATGAAACTACTCGCCGCTGCGATCGTGATGTTTTCCGTCAGCTCCAACGCGCGCGTCGCGCCGCCGCCTTCGTTCCCAGGAGCGATGTGCTTCAACACGGCCGGATGCAACGACAGGTGCGAGGTTTGCGTCAAGGCGACGCCGTACGCGCCGAGCGGCACGTGTATGAAGATCTCCGGCTGCTTCTGACGTACCAAACGCAAAAAAAGCCGCCCTCACCCGAAGGCGAAGGCGGCTGAAAAGGACCGCCGAGCCACGCACAACCCAGGAGGGTAGGAGGCGTGGCCGGCGGTTACGTAAGGCTGTTGGGGTGCGGCGATTACGCCACAGATGACGCTGTCAAATCACAGTAGACGAGCGGGCGCGAGCGGCGTTAGCGTGTCGGAACGATGGGGGGACGATGGACCAAAAACGATACGCGGCGCCGACCATTCGAGAGATTGACCCGCGCGAAGTCATCCGCACGCTGGTAGCACACCTGCCGAAGCCGATCGCGACCGTCGAAGACGCGGCGGCAACGATCCGCGAAACGCTGGAGCGACTACCACCGGAGCAGCGTGACGACGCCGTCAAGCTCGCGCTGGGGCCGGAGACGCGGTGGATCCTGCGCGCCGCGTGGCAGACGCCGCGCTAGCGTTTCGGATGCGACGGCGGCGGTAGCGGTCCGCGTCTCTTCGGCAGTCCCTTGCTTGCGCGCCATTCGTCTGCCCGTGCGACCGTCACCATGCCGGCTCCGGCGCACACGGCGCATGCGTACCGAAGCACGACATTGCCCGCACACGCAGGACAATCCGTGAGCGTTTCTTGCGAGCAGAGATGCTCGCGAACGCTTTGGTAGCGCTTCGGCTCCACGCTCAATACGGAAAACACATCGCGGTGGCTTTGCTAACGCCGCCGGTCACGGCCAACCGCATCTGCGCACCGCCCCAGACGGTGATAGAGCCGTCATCGATGTTACCCTCCGCCGACATGATCAGGCAGATGCCCGTGCTGCTCCCATAGCTGCTGTACGGCGACTGCGCTGTCGTTGCGGTGAGCCACTGTTGCCCGGTGAGCGGGCGGCCAAGTGCGGCGCACTCCGTCTGCGCCGATAGACCACGGAAGCCGATGGCGTTGAGCGTGTAGATGCCAGGGTTGCTCGTGGTGTCGATCCAAGCCTTCTCGGAGTTGCCGTTCGACAACCCATACACGCCGGAAAGCCAACACGGAGAATCCTGGTAGTAGGCACCGACGGCACCAGAGACAGGCGATATCGTTCCTGTGGGGCTCCACGTCAGGAAATAATTGCCGACCAGCCCAGCGTACGTGAGATTGCCGTGGAAGTTAGACCACGAGTCACACTGCACATCCATGCGCGCGTTGCCCTGTCCGCCGTATGGGATTGCGGAAATAGCATTCGGATCGTAACCAAAGTCTGCGCCACGCTCGATCACTTGCCACGGCGGCAGCACTGGCGAGCCAGCGTGTGCGCCGGCTGCTAGGAAGCGCGTAGGATGGCAGAAGTATTGGCTCGCGGCCGGAAGATTGGTTGTGCCGTTGATCGCCGACACAGTGGTGACGAGCGGCGCTTGCGACTGCTCGACGACGCCTTCCACGTCAGCACTCGAGCAACCAAAAAGAAATACCGCGCACACGACAAATAGAACTGTTCTCATGGTCCAGCCTCCATCCAAGGCGTTGGTTTTGCTACTGAGCGCCTATTCGGCGCGGTGATTCAGACTCTCGTTGCGGCGGCGCGGATCCTGGCGGCGTGCTCAGGCGTAACGAGGTGGCGCCCATGACATTCGGCGCATCGTTCGCAGGCCGGGCATGAAACGGAGGTTACCGCCCCGAGAATTTCTCCCGGCACGATCGCCACTCCGCAGTCCGTGCAGACGTGACCAAACTCGCCGAGATCGGTTTGCTCGCAGCCGCAGTGCGGGCAAAAAGAAGGGGTAGCCATAAGCTGCTCCTGTTCGGTCAACTGCGGGGAATGTTAGGCGACGTCATCTGGCTTCGGCGGCGCCGGCTCGGTGTCGGCCCTAGCTTCGTCGTCTGCCTCGCGCGCCATGTCTCGCAAGCTCACGGCGATCTGTCCGGCAATGAGCGCGCGTGCGTCGTCGTCAAACGCGATGTCGTCCACTGGGCGAACCTCGAAGTGCAGCTGCGCTCGGTAGAGATTCACGAAACTCACGACCGCCTTGGAGTAGTTCTCCTCGGTGTCGGTGAAGTATCCCTTGACCTTCAGCGCATGCACGAACGCAATGGCGTCTCCGGCTTCGACGGCTGGCCATGCGCTCACGTAGCGACCGCGGAGCACGCCGAAATAATCGATCACGCCTAGCTCTAGCGAGCGGAACGCACGGAAGCGCGTCGCTGGATGCGGCGGATCGAACCACACCTTCTGCCCGTTCACGAGTTCCCAGCAGCGAAACTGCGTGTAATCGCGACCGTCGCCGGCTTTGCCCTTCGCGTTACCGATGTTGTAGCAATGGGCCGACTTCCAGCGTCCCGTCTCGTGAGCGCTCTGAGCTAGAAGAAGTAGAATCGCCTCGCGGCTCGGGATGGTGCCGAGCAGCTTGCGCCAGGCATGAACGAGCGCATCGGCGAGTGCTTCAGGATCGATCGGCGTGAGTACGTTTGGAAGGAGTTCTTCGGTCATTTGTGGGTACGTGCTCGTTTTTCTGCAACCGTCTCGCGTCGCAAGATGCGGCCGCTCCGATTCAGCCACGCGTCGAGCTCTAGCGCGGCAGCCTGGTAGGTCGGTCGCGTAGCGATGCGGTGTTGCTTGGCGCCGCGCCCGCCAAGCTGCGGAGCGTACGCTACGAAATACGCTTCGCCTCGCTGAGTAACGCAGCCGGTGCCGCGCTTGCGTCTTAGCGTCACATGAACTCGCTCTTCTGCACGGTGAGTGAACCTTCAGCGGCAGCGACAACTGTACCTGTCCCGATCCAGCGGTAGTACCATGCGCCTGGCTTCGTGAGCGTGAGATCGAAGTGATAGACGCCGGTAGAATCCTTGACCCATCCGCTCGTGTACGTCATCGCTGACTTGCTCGGATCCTTGATCTTGAGCGTAACTGTCGTAGGGTCGGCGACAACGCCTGACGAGCTGGTGAACGTTGCGGACAGGCGTGCTTCGCAGCCGACAGAATAGTTTGCCATGGGGTCACTTCAGAGCGTGAGTTGCGATGCACGTGGCACTGGCTCGGTCGGAGACGCCGACGGAACCGAGAAGAGTGGCGCCGGTGGACACGGCGGCTAGCGCAGGAGACGCCGAAGCTGTCGCGCTGCCTAACGGCTCAGCCGTCATTGCTACGCGCCACGTCGGAGCGTCCGATACGGCAACAGTGCCTGTCGCGGCCGTCGGCAGGAAACTGAAGAGGTTGGATAGAAAACCAACGAATAAGCCGAACGACCGCGAGATGGCTCGCGTGATCGTGCTGGCGGCAGACAATGCGACGACTACGGGAAGGCCGACCTTCCTGGATATTGCCGCGGCCGCTGTGACTGGCGCTGGAGACAGATTGCGCCCAAAGATCCGCGCAAGCGCCGGGGCCACTGCGGCAGATGCTGCGTAGGTCTTCGGCACCGTACGTCGGAACGAGCTCGCAACGGCAGCGCTGGAGGAACGCGCGAACGTGAGCGCTCGTTTGAGCGCCAGCGAAGTCCCTACCGCTGCGACGCGCGGCAGGCCAACCGCCCGCCTCACGCTGGCCGAAGCGGCAACGCCCGCGGCGAGCGTTCGGACGTAGGCCTTTGAGGCTGAGGCCGACGTAGTGACGGTCCGCGCAAAGGTGCGCGGCAGAAGCTTGGACAGCGCCGCGGCGACGGAGGCTGCCACGGATCGGCCCATGCCGACCTGCCTCCCAATGGCAGCGCCAGTCGTCCTGGCGTCTGCCCTTGCGACGCCGACCGTTCGGCGCAGCGTAGACGCGGCCGGCGCTGTCGAGGCCCGTAGCAAGCCGGCAGAGCGGCGAAAAGTTGGAGTGGCCGGCTGGGTCGCCGACTTCGGCAATCCGATGGCTTTGAGTACGGCTGGACCCACAGACAGAGACGAGGCGATGGCCCTTGGCAGCGATCGAAGTACAGATGCGCCAACGGCAACCGTTATGCCGCGGCGGAATCCGATGTTTCGGAGTAAACCGATTCCGGCGGCTATCGACGCCGACCGAAGAGACCCTACGCTGCGCGTCACGGAGGCTGCTACGGTGGACGACGCCGAAAGCGTCCTAACAAATAGCCTGCCAACGACCAGCACGGACGACGTGGCCAACGATGCAGCGAATGGTTTCGCTATTCCGCGCGCCACAATCGCATGCCCGGATATCGTGGCGGCAGACGCTCGCGCCAGCGAGCGTACAACGCCGACTTGAGTGGCCAGCGTGGCGACCCGTGCAAGCGCCGCAGATCTCGCTAACGCCACCACGCCAACGGCCGACGCGGCTAGCGCCTTGGCGTAGATCTTAGCGACCGTCGAAGTCGCGACCACTGACACGGACGCAAGCATTGGCTTCAGCGCCGAGCGAATTTGACTCGGTACAGCTACCGACGCGGCGGCAGCCGAAAGAGGCAGATTGCGCGTTACCGACGGCGACGATACTGACGCCACCTGAATAGCCTTGCCGAGCGCTCGTACTATGGACGCCGTCGACGCAATGCCAACCACTAGCGTGACGGAATAGGTGGTTCCGGCGACGAAGACGGCCGACGCTTTCGGCGGGTCAAACGGCTGGACATCCGGCTTCCACCGGCCACCCTCCGAGCTTACCCAGTTCGTGAATACGGGCATATTCGCCCGCGGTTACTCGTCGTACTTGACGTATAGGCTAAGCGCAGATCCGGCGCCAGCACCGTAGTTCCATACGACCAGCCACGTAGACACTTGGATAATCAGCGGCGCGTCTTTCGGCCACGTCCAGATCACACCGCTGCCAATCGAAGCGGCGGACACGAAACGACGAAGAAAGTTTGACCCGATCGTCGGCGCTGTCGACCACGCGGTGTCGATGTTCACAGTCGCAGCTGGGTCGTTCGGATCTTCCGCCTGTCCAAGCGCGGACGTTGTAGCAACCGGCGTATTCGACGACCGGATGATCCCGATACTTGACGCCGTGGCAGCGTTGCAGAAGGCGCCAAGTTCTAGAACCTTGGCGCGGTCGGTTGATGCCGTGTGGATCGACGCATACGCGGCGCCGGCAGCGGCAGCGGGAGTTACGACGCCGAGAGAATAGGTTGCCATCTAGGTGAACTGGACAGAGATCGTGAAGGCGATTGCGTCGCCAACGTTGAGAGCGAGCCCAGTGAAATCGCTTTTGAAGAATAGGTTGCCAGCCGAACTGGCATCCAGCAACCCAACATTGGTAATGGTCTTCCCTGAGCCAGCCACCGTCATGGTACCGACGACGCGATAGGTATCGTTCGTCGTTGTAGTGGTCTGCTGCGTACTCGTGCCAGACACACGCGCCTCTGACGCTTCGGTGAAAAGCGTTGTGTCAGTTGCTGCAGTGGTGCCGGCGCCGGTCCCCCAGGCGACAAAAAGAGGCTCCGTGCCGGCGCCTTTGATTCGATTGGTGACGATGGCTTTGCCGGTGTTGACGACGAGCGTTGCTGCGAGCAACGCGAGAACGGATAATGCGAACATCATGGGGCGAGTCTCCTAACAACGTCCTTCAAGATCTGAATGATCTTGAAGCCGATGCCTGACCTGTATTCCCCCACAATGCCTAGATTCTCGCGCCTCCCATCGGCGCGGATGATGACTGCTTCGATCGTTGCGCGCTTGACTTGCTGACGGGCGCGCTCGCGGCTCATTTACATTTTACGCCGGCGCGACGCACGCATTCGACGTCGCGGCACTTGATGACGGCAGCCGTAGGAAGACTGAATGCCGGGTAATCGACAGCATGCTGGCATGTATCGGCGCAGCGCTCGCCTCGCGGCGTGTTTCGTCCTTCCGGACAATCGAGAAAGCGCGGGCCAAGAACGGCGCACGCTCGCTCGCACTCCGTACCGTCAACAGGAAACGGCGGCGCAGCGTCCAGACGTGGCGGAGGCGTCGTTGGCGCAGGCGGCGGCTGTGGCGCAGCCGCGTCAGCATCCGGCGTCGGCGGCACCGGCACAGGAATCGGCTGACAGCCGGCGAGAAGCAGCGCGAGAAGAAGGCGCCTCATGCGATCACCGATGCCAGTTTGGAGTACAGCGGCGCGATCGAACAAATCCAAAAGTCCGACGCATTCGACGAAGTCACCGCGTCCTCCGATACCCAGAACGAGCCGTCTTTGCCGAACGGTCCCCACGATGTACGGCTGAGAAAGCGCCGCTGACCGCCTTGCCATGGCTCGTGTGCATGCAGCACCATCGCGTGCCCGCCGATGATCGCGCCGCGCACGCCTGGCCAAACGCCATCAGGATTGTTCTCGAGATCGAAGACAGCGTTATCCAGCGCCGTGCCCCATACAACCGTGGCGCCTTGCCCTAGCGCTCGCGCTACGTCGTCAGCGCGTTCTCTGCCGACAGTCGCAATGCGGTACGCGCCATCGACGATCTTCTGATCGGCTGCAGCTTGAATCGCGGCCCAATCGGGCTGCTTGATGATGTCGCTGAGCTTGTCTGAGAATGGCCATGCGCTCTCTGGTGGCACGCCGAGCTTTTGCGCGCACGCGACCAGGCTATGGATCATGGCCCCTTCGTCGCGCTTCGTTTCCCCGATCTCACCACGCCCGCCGTAGTAGAGAAAGAGACGCGACGGGAGCTCAGGGAAGTCTCCCGGTGCCATGCCGGCTTCGCGCGCCATCGCGACGCAGATCGCTACTGAGAATGCGTTTCCCGTGCAGGAGTTGGAATTTCCCTGATTCAAAGCGGCAGGCAGCTGCACGAACGCGTGCTCAGGCGGAGGCGCTGCACCGAACTTGTGCGGATGTCCTAGTCCGACCTCTTCCGGAGGCGACGGGCGGTAACCGAAACTGAACGGCATGGCTACTTCGCCGCCTTCATCATCGCGGCGCGCGGCACCGGGATCTCGTTCGTTCCGCCACCGCGGCGATTGACCGACATCTTGCCGCTTGAAGTCTTGCCGACGATGCCGAGATCGTTGAGCACGGTCATCAGCTTCGAGTACGCTTCGCGGAAGTGTCCGAACGCGGCGTTGTAGTCCGCGCCAGATGCCGCGTTAGCGCCCTTGGCCACATCCATCGCCGACTCTACGGCAAGCCGCGCGTCAGCGAAGTACTGCTCAACCTGCGCTTGCGTAGCTGCATCCGGAGAAGCGAGGAAGAACACTTCGACGACTGAGTGCAGCACGTCGAGGACCGTGTTCGCCTGGGCCGCGTCGTCGAAGACCTCGGCGGCCACATCGCGAACGACCGTCTTGACATTTTGCAGCGCCGCGCACCCAGGCAGCACCACGAGCGCCAGCGCCAAGCACAGCACGGGCGGCGGTATCATCGCCGAAGGTCTCACGCTCTTCGCCCTCTGCCCTGCTACCTCGCCGCCGCCGCCGAACTTCTGGAGCAGCTCAATCAGCAGCGCAGGAGCCGTTGTCATGATGGCAGCCGTGACGGCACTCCACACTTCGCCGCCGTTCTGGATCTGGTCAGCCACGGTAGCAGAGCCGCCTAGGAGAATGACCACGGCCACGCGGAGCTTCGCCGCCCAGTACGGCAGATGCAGCGTCTCGTTGCCGAAGAACTTGACCAGCACCGGCAGGAGCACGGCCGCGATCATGATCGCGAGATGCTTGCCAGCCATGTCCTTCTGAAGCTCGCCCGTTGGCGCAGCGTCAGCGGCGAACGCTGGAAGACAGAACAATACCGATGCGGCTGCGAGCGGCAGCGCAATTGCGAAACGTTTCATCGTGACTCTCTTCCTATTTGCGTGGACCGTTACCGTTGGGAATGTCGGCGCGCAGGGACTCTGCGAGTTCTTCGACGCGCTTCAAGATCGCCGCGTCAGCCTCCTTGAGGTCGGAGATCTGGCCGTGGTAAAGCGTGAGCACGCTGTTCGTCACCTTCGTCGACAGCCTCTCGGCGATGAGCTCGGGGAGCGACTTCTGCTGCTCGATCGCGTGCTCCGTGTTGAGCCCAAGGATCGCCAAGTTGTTGTTCATCTGGTGCAGCTCGGAGACGATGCTTGGCTGCGGCTTGCCACCCGGCTTCGCAGGCGCTGCGCCCATCAGGAGCGCATGCAGCTCGTCGACTTTCCTGAGCCGTTCGTTGATGGCGACGAGCTCGAGTCGCACGGCCTCGAGATCGCCATCGGTCTCGGCGAGCCGAGTAAAGACGTTGTCGGAAAGATCCAGAAGCTCTTTCGATGGCGCCGGATCGGTAGGAGGCGGCGGCGGATCCGTATCGCGGTCGCGGTCAGGCGGAGGCGGGATCGTAGGGTGGCGGTCCGTCATCTGGGTTTCTTCTTCTTCTCCGGTTGGATCGGCAGTTGCTGCATCACGTTGAGTGCGGCCTGGTGCGCCGCTAGCTCTTCACGCAGCTCGTTGATGGCGTCGCGCAGGCTTGCGACGTCGCGGTTACGCGTGTTTTGCTCGACTGTCTTGGCGGCTTCGTCCTTCGCGTATCGGTCGAGGCTGACGACGCTGTGGCTGGTCCAGTACGTGAGCGCAACGGCGCCGACCCACGAGACGCTTCCCCATGCGGCGAGCAGCACAGCGAGGCGTTTGCCGATGTGACCGGACGCGTGCGCGATGTGAGCTACGCCGGTGCCGAAGCCGACTGGCGTTGCCGTGCGACCGCGGTACGGAGACGGTGAGCCGATGCCTTGTATAGCCGTCGGGTAAGACGACGGGATCGGCGGAGGTTCGCTCCGTTCGTAAGCGCTATGTTTCCGTTTGGCCGCGCGCTCTTTTGCTTCCCGCGCCATCTGCGCAAAGTCGATGGGGTCGATCTCGTCCGGATCGTCGTGGGACTTCGGCATGCTGGCTAGCGAATCAAGCAGGCCATTTTCGTTACGCCTGTGTTGGCTGTGACCTGCCATGTGAATCTAGCGCCTGGCATGTAGGAAACAGGCTGCGAGTATCCGTTGAAACCGGAGTATGTAATAGCCTGCGCTACGGCCATCGGGACCCACAGCGCCTGCGCATCGTCGTACCACCAAGGCCGCACCGTCGCGCCCGTGCCGTCTGCAACGAATAGCGACAGGAGCAAGCATCGGAAAAACCCTGATGCAATTGGAACCGTGATGGCTAGGGCGTAGTTTGGCGTGGTGATTATCCTAGCGGCCACGGGAGGCGCTGCGTTTGGATCGCTCACGTCGAGCGCGATGGCCGAGCCACCGTTAGTGATCCAACACTGCGCCGTGAAGCTTGGCGCCGTGTTCGTTGTAGTGGCAATCATCGAACCATAAACGCGATCTTGGTAACGCCTGAGTTAGCCGTTACCTGTGCGTACAACTTCGCACCAGGCATGCATCCTACGCCAACGCTTGTGCTGGACGTGGCGGCCAGCGTCAGCGCCACAGTCGCCTGAAACGGCACCCACAAATCCTGCACATCGTCGAGCCACCACATGCGAATGCTGGCTGATGTGCCATCGCCAAGGAACGCGGATACCAGCAGGCCAGGCGTAACGAAAATGCCGGGCGGCGTTGTAATTCGCCGAGCCGCTGCCACGGAAGCGGCATTTGTTGGCGCTGCGTCTGTGAAGTTTGCCGCTCCAGTGATCCACTGCTGCGCCGTGAAGCTATTGGCAGTATTCTGCGTCGTTATTAGCATGTAGTTCTCAATTCCACGGCTTCTGTGTTAATCGTTACGAGGCTTGTGCGGCTTCCGGCAGCGCCTTTTCGGCGCCGTTCATCTGCTTCGCTGCTTCAGGCTCAGTCGACGACGCGCGGGTGATGGGCGCCGTGATCTTCGTTACTGCCCGAGCGAGATGCGGCGCAATCTGCTTGCCCTTCAGCGTCGCGATGGGCGCAAACTTCTCGTAGTCCTTGTCGTCGGCAGCGACGTACGGCGCCATCGTCCTGAACCCGCGCTCAAAGCTGTCGGTCAGGCGCTCCCACGCGGCGAGCCACGCTTCATCCTGGCGCCATTCCGGCTGGCCCCAGCAATTGGAATTGAGAAGGCTCTCAAGCGTCATGAGTGCCTGCCCTACGACGTTGCCGCGCTCGTCGATGACGTCGTGTTGTTCGGGCTTGTGCGTGAGATGGATGTATCGCATATGACTGTCCTCTTGCTTGGAAAGCCCAAGCCGTTTGCGCTTGCGCGCGGATCTGCTGCTCACTCGCTATGAGTCGAGGTGAATGGGAATCTTGTAGCGAGTATCGTCAATGTAGATGACGAAGTATCGATCCAGAGCGCCGCCGGCTACCGTCAACTCACCGTCCAACGTGAACATCCGTTCGCCAACTGCGCCAGCTCCTGTTGCCGTCTTGAAGGCCGGTCGGCCGTCGTCGGAGTACATGGCGAAGCCGTTCAATGGGAATCCGGCGCCTACCGTGCCAGACGGCGCGTTGCCGACATAGACAGACGGGTTGGCAATGCCTGCCGGAAAATCGGTGGCCGTGATACCTGCGATGGACCCGATGGCTGTTACGAATTGCGAAGAAACATGTCGCACCTCGACCATGTAAATGCCGCCGGGATCGCTGACATCGCCGCCGACGACGAGTGCGATGCCGCCTCGGATGGCCGCATTCGCGATTCCGCCGATGAGTTCTAGATTGCCGCCGTCGCCCGTTAGCCCCTCTTGGGCAATGATTCGGCACAGGCTGCCATCGGTCGCAGATGCAACCTGCTCGATCGTGAAGCCTACGCCGATGTTCTCCCAGCGTACGCTCGGCACGCTGAGCTCAACCCGAGACGTGTTGACGACCATTCGATTCGAGGCCGAGATCACGACATCAAAGCTGCCGCTAGCTCCACCGGCTGCCGGCGACGGGATATCTACGATGAAGCTTGGAGCGTCACGGTTGGAGCCGGTAGCCGAAGCGAACGGGGCCTGCATGGTGCACGTGAAGTCGTGCGTCGAAACGTTGCCCGTGCGTGGCGCGATCAGGATACCGGGAGCGCTGATGTTCTCGTCGTAACGAATCGTCGGCGAATACAAATGAACGATCGGATTCGACGCATCGAAGAACGTCATGACGGGCCGAGCGCCCGTGCTGAACGTCATGTCACCGTTGCTGCCACCTGAGCCGGCCCCCGTGACGTGGGAGAGGTTGCCGCCTTTTGTGGTCGAACTGCTCTGCGACTGGACCGTGAGCGTACTTGGCGTGCCGGCGATCGTCGCCTGCCCGATGACCGGCGCCGACACGGACAACCCGAACTGCAAGAGCGAAAGGCCAACTGTGACAGCAGTCGATGTGACGGAAATGCCGCCGGACGAACTCGACGCTCGTATGTCAACGCTGCCAGGTGTGACGCCTCCACCTCCGTAGAGTTTAGCAACGCCGCCTACTGCGCCGCTGCTGTCTCCGGCCGCGAAGAGCGCCCCCGATCCAGCGCCGGCCACGTCAACTGGCTTTACGGTGATGGATGTCGCTGACCGTATCTCGGCGGCCGTAACGTAGAGCCTCGTTGCCTCGACAGCGAACACCTCGGCGCCAGAGACGTCGAACCGCCAGCGTCCGGCGGTTCCAGCGCCAACGGGAGCCGGAATGTAGAACCAGCCACTAGGCGCGTTGCGGTTTGCGCCTGTCGCGCTAGCGAACGGGGCCGACAGCGACACGAGAAACGACGCCGCCGGGTTGTTCGTCGTCTGATCGATCTGGCTCAGCGTCATCGTGCTGGCGGTTGCGCGCCAGGCGATGTCGGTGCCCTTCATGTCGACGACGCCGCCGACGCCCGTGATCTTCTCGACGACGTTCGCGCTGCTTACGCCGGTAACGTCTCCGGCGAGCGTGACGGTGCCCGTGCCTGTGCGAGCCAATAGCTCCCACGCGCCGTTGCGGTAGACGGCAATCTCGCCGGCGTTAGTTGCGTTGATCTGACCTAGTGCGCCATCCTTGATCTCGGTGCCTACCGGCAGAGAGGCTAGCAGCGAGCGGACGTATTGCTGCGACATTTATAGCGACACTCTCGCGCCCGTCGACGCGTCTACAGCCGGCATATCGCTCCAGAGCATTGGAACAGCCCCGAGACGAATCTCTCTGCCGAGTCCAAGTCCGGAGTTTACGGTCGGGATCGTTGAGCAAGACATGACGGTGCCGTTGCCTACGCTAACTTGGCCAGTGTTGTTGGTGCCCCACAGTGCCCCAACGCCGTCGTTAAACACTCCTACCGTTGTCCTATTTCCAGCCGTATCTAGGAATAGCGACGGCGTGCAATCAAAGAACGCACACGTTCCAAATGCGACGTAGCTGCCTGCGTTGCCGTTGGTGCCGTGTTGGCAGCCCTGAAAAAGCGTATCTCGATCAAATTGGACAGTCGCTCCTGTGCATACGAAGTGCGGGATGAAACTCACGCAACCCCAAACTTGCGCTATTAGCGAAGTCCGCCAATCAATACCAACAGCTGGATCTGCACCGCCAAAGCGCGACGCGATGCACACGATGAAGTCGGCGTCGATGTTGAGCTTCTGGGTTACGCACGCCGTCATATAGATTGGGATCCCAGCAAGCCCGCGAAGCGCGCCGGAGTACGATGCGCCTGCGTCGAGTTCTAGGTTGTGCAGGTTGCAGTAGGGCGTGGCGTCGCCTGCGGCTTGTTCGACAGAGAACCCGCCCAGATATAGCTTTGGCACCGTAATGATCTCATACGGATCTCCGACGAGCGGAGCTGTCGTAGTGGAACTCTGACCGGCCGCACGGTTCGGAATCTGCCAGCGACCCGTACGCGCCCCGGTGCCGCCGATATTTGTAGCCAGCACCGCATATGCCCCAGAACGGGCGCCGCTGGGAATTCGGATCAGTCTCCCAACGTGAGGCGCGAAGTTCTGCGCACCATCTAGGACCTGCTGCATCTGCTGCGTGGCGCGGTTGATAGCCGTGGGAGCGCCGAACGTACCGGAACCGACGACAGTCGCCGTGCCCTGGATAGTCAGGCTGCCGCCGGCCCGCACCGCGAACGGAATATTGAGCGGGTCCGAGCTGGTTGCGTTAGCTGCGATCGTGATCGTGGTCGCCTGTCGTAGCGCCGCTGTGCCTTTTCCGAGACGTCGCTGCAACTCTTCGACGTCTCGGATAGGGTGCGCCGCATCGATGCCGGTATCGCGATTGTTCGCCGCGGTCGAATCAATCACCCACGTCGGCTGCCGTTCGGATGCTTCTCCCATTAGGCAGCCATCAAGTTTTCCCAGCGCCCAGCGGCGTTGGCGGGCGGAATGTGCATGTCACCAGTTGCGGCCGGCGTACCTGTCTTGTTCAAACGGTAGAGACCCCAAGGGGTTTGAACGATTGCCATGATGCCATCGGTGAGCGCTGTTACGGCCAGCGCCTCAAGCGCCGGCATGTCGGCCACGATCTGCACGGTGGTCGCACTCGGCGGCAGCAAGTTGCCAATCGGCTCCGGGTCCCACACGGTCCCGTTCCACCGCATGACGTCGTTGAGGACGGCGCCGCCTTGGGCGATGTTCGTAAGCGGAAGGAAGCCACTGACGTACCCGGCGCCGCCGCCTAGGTTAAGGGCGCTGTACGTGAGCGCCGAAGCGCCCGTCACGTAGAGACCGTTGCCCGTGACGAGCGCGCCCGAGATGGGGACGGTCGCGCCGTTGATTCGTCCGACGACGTTGGAGCTGTTCGGCCCCGTCACGTCGCCCGCGAGAATGACGGAGCCGCCCGGTACGCCGGTGCTCCAAACGATGGCGCCGGTACCGTCCGTGATGAGGACGGTGTTGGTAGCGCCGGGGGCGAGCTTCGTTACCGCGACGGCCGCCGCTGCGTCGACGTTCGCGTTGACGATGAACGCCCACGCGGTCGCGCTGCCAGCGCCGTTGGTCGTCAGGACGGTGTTCGCGGCGCCTGGCGTGATCGAGCCAATCGTGACCGCGGTCCACGTCGCTACGCCGCCGACGGTGCCCAGAAACTGCCCGTTGGTGCCTGGCGCGATGTGCGTGACGGCGAGAAGGCCCGTCACCGCATCGGAGTCGGCGAGGTCGAGCGGGCCCCAGTCGGAGGCAGCGACGCCGGTGACGCGGAGGACGCCGCCGACAGCGAGAGCTCCGCCAGCGGTCGTTACCGCGGTGCCGTTGATCTTGTCGACGCGGAAGACGCCGGCCGTCGTCGGCACGCTGACGTCGCCGGAGACGGTCGCCCATGCCGAAACTGGGGTGGCGTTCGTGACGAAGATCTGACGGTTGGTGCCAGGCGTTACGCCGCCGGTGCCGACGGTCGCCGTGCCCCAAACGGCCACGCCACCAGTGGTAACGAGCGATTGCCCGTTCGAGCCGGGAGCGAGCTTGGAAACCGCAATGGCGGCCGCTGGGTCGATGTTGGCGTCGACGACCAGCCGATAGACGGTGTCGTTCGCCGCCGCGTTCGTCGTCAGTACCGTATTCGCGGCGCCGAACGCGAGGCTAACGATGGGCAGCCGGTTGACTACCCAGTTGACGCCGCCGGCGAGGTTCAGCGCCGAGTAGGTAAGCGCCGATGCGCCGGAGACGTAGAGCCCGTTGCCGGTCGTCAGCCCGCCGGCAGCCGGCACCGTGGCGCCGTGGATCTTGAGAACGTTGGGGTTCGGGTAGTTGCCGCCGAGATCGCCGCCGGCCGCGCCAGTCGGCGGCCCACCGCCGCCCGTCATCCCAGAATCGAGGGCGCGTAGGTTGTGCTGGTGGTCGCGCGCCCAGTCCTTGTCGTACTGGTTCGACTCGTAGGAGCCTAAATCGCGGAGGGTGTGCGACGACTCAATTGACAGGCCGGACGCGAAGTCGGTAAAGCGCGTTTCCGCATGGTCGTTCGTGATCGCATCGTTGATGCGTAGGCGGAGCTCCCACTTGCCCCAAAGCGTGCTTGCCGGAAGCGTAAAGGCCGGAGGCTGAACAGCTGTTGAGTAGATAAACCCGGTCGTCGCATCGAGCGTCCAACCGGCTGGCGTGCCCCAAGTGTCCGGATAATAGACAATTTCCCAAATCTGGTGCTCCCAGCCGGCCGTAACTTCGCCGACAAGCTGGATCGAGTCGCCGTAAGCAGGCGAAATCTTGCCCGTTTGGTACGCGCCGCCATTGACGGAGACGAGCAGGCGCGCGTAGGGAACGCTAGGCATCCGCTCAGTTGTCCGTTCGGGACAGGGTTGTTACGTTTTGGGGCATGAATGTTTTGCCAAAAGGGCCGTGTACGGCCTCCGAATGGGCGCACAACGCGTGGGGCCAGAATGCGGGCTACGGCCTGACGGTCCCCGCCGATGCGCTGCAGGTTTTGATTGACGCCTACCTGGCGAACCGCGGCGCGAGCGCGCTGATGGACCAGCGGGTCAAGGTGACGCTGGACGCGAGCGGCGAGACCGTTCGCGAGGGGAGCTAACGATGCTGCGGTGGGGAATCTTGCTTGCGCTTTGCGCGGTCGCGTGCGGAAGCGCCGATACGAAAGATGTCTTCGGATCGAAGATCTGCGTGGCCGGCGTGACGGTCGAATGTGCCTGCCCAGGCGGCGTGAAGGGCGCTCAGGCGTGCCGTGACGACGGGACGGGCTACGAGGCCTGCCAGTGCGGCGGCAGTTCAGGGAGCGGCGGTAGCGCGGGCGCTGGCCAAGCCGGCACCGGCGGCGCTTCAGGATCAGGCGCTGGCGGCAGCTGCACTGGTAGGACGACGTGCCCGGCGCCGGAGGCAGATGGCGGGGCGCAGCTCTGCGGGATGCTGGATGACTACTGCGGCGGCGCTATCAGCTGCGGGTGCGAGTTCGCATCATGCAACGGCGGCGCTTGCGATTGCGGACGAGCGCCGCAATACGATGACCCGTGCTCTAAGCGGTACATGCGTCCACTCGCGATGAGTTGCCTCGCCGCAACCGCAATCCCAGCAGAGTGTCACCGAGCAATCGGTCCGCTCAACGGTGTTGATGGCCCAGGGTTTCCAAGCAACACGTTCTGTTGTGCCCATTAGGAAATTAGCGACGTGCTCAAAGTGAGCCACGATCCGCCGCTAAAATAGAACGAGGCTTCAGCAACTTGCCCGGTTGTATTGACCAGGCCCCACGCGCCAACGAAGCCGGCGTTTGCGCCAGTGTTGGCGTATGCCGAAAATGTAACGATGTCGCCGGCCAGTGCTCCCGTCGTCGACATCGTATAGGTGCGCAGCGCGCCGAGCGCGGGGATGATGAAATAGTTTCCATCAGCAATTGTGACCGTCGCGTCAGCGTCAGGCAGCGTATGAAAGCGCTGCAATATGCGGCCCGTGCCGGAAAACGTGATCGCCGCGCTCGCCATCGTCAGCGTGTTGCTGACGTTTACAGGTCCAGCGAACGCCGCCGTAACGGCGCTCGTCGTGCTCAGCGTCGTCGCGTCGAGCACGATCACGCTGGCGACGCCGAGTGACACGGCTGTCGCCGCAGCGAGCGACGTTGCGCCAAGCGCAGTGAATCCTTGCACGATGGTCGCGCCGCCAACTGTGAGCCCGCCAGCTGTGATGGCAACGCTACCAGCAGTGACGGTGACGTCGCCGGCCGTGACGACGATGTCGCCTGTCGATACGGTAAACCCACTCTGGAATTCAACCGTCGAAGCTGCATCGCACACAACGTTGCCTGAGGCAGTGACGAAGCTCGTTCCGCTGAATACGACGATGTCGTCGAACTGGTTCTGCGCGTTGAACTCGGTGTCACCGTCGAACGTCGTCTTGGCCGTGAGGACCACGCCTGCGCCGCCAATCGTAATGACGGATGCGGGCGCCCACGTGCCGCCGAGATCGAAGTTTGCGGCTTGAAATAGGAGCGTGTCGATCGTAAGCCAGTCGGCTTGCGTGACGACGTAGCCGGGCGGCCAACCCGTTACGGCTGTGTGAATTCTCGCGTTATGCGCCAAAATTTATCCTTAAGGGTACGCAACCGAAGTGATACCGGCGTACCCGACGCGCCCATAGATGGGGTCTTCTACCGTGAATGGCGCCGTGTGCGAGCCGTCAAGGTCGGGCACGATGGCCCAAGAGCTCACGCCGCGCGCGATGCGCGCCATGAGCTCGTTGATCTGGCGTCTCTTGTCGAAGTTCTCCGCGCACGCACGCGTGACGATAACGAGCGAGAAGCGTTGCGACGAGACCCAGTATGGAAACGGTTGCGTGGTCGCGATGACGTTTGGATCGTGCGCGTTGTTGAACGTGGCGAGAAACGTTGAGCTCGTCACGTTTGAGACGACGACGCGCTCGGCGAGGTCGATGTTTTCCGGGTACACGACCAGCGTGTCGCCGTTGAGAAGCGATATGGCGGTTGCCGTGTTGAACGGGACGTAGTTGACGACCTGAGGCGAGCCGAGTCCTACAGATACCGTGCTGGTGACGAGGTAGTTCTTGATGACGGTCTGCGCGGAGGCAAAGTTGCCCGGTGAATCGCCGCCAATGGTCGGAAAGTTGATCGCCTCTACCGCTTTCGTGACGCGGTAGTACTTGAAATCTGTGCCGAGAAGCGTCAAGAGGGCGTTCGTGACGTTCGTATAGATGGCGCCGCCAGGAAGGAGCATGCGAGCCGCAAGAGCAGCTCGGCGCTGCGAAAGCCTATCGGTCGGCGCCGGAACGAGACCGTATTCCTTCTCGAGCACCGGCAGCGTTTCGGTCGCCTTCAGCGGGTTCGCGTTGTTGTACGCTCGTTCGAGCGCATACCTGGCCGCCGCCTGCACGCGGGACCGCGCGTAGATCATCGACTCGACGTTGGTCCCGGGCGAGAGGTCGAAGTTCTCGTTGTCCTTCGGATTGAGATTCGCCTTGTTCGCTTCGTAGATCGTCTGCACGCGCGACGGCTTCGAGCTGAATGTGAGCGCGCCGAACGGCGTGAACGAGCTGTATTTCGGCACCTCAGTGCACCTCGACCGTGTAGCTTTGGTCGGATCCTGCGCCGCCGGCAGTGATAAATGTCTGCACGCCGTTCGTGATGTTCCTCGACCCGATCGTCGCATTGTTGAGTAGCGCCGCGAGTGTAAACGAGGTTGTTGGCTGCCCAGCCGACGCCGGAAGCGTATTGGCTGCCCACGTGATCGAGATGTTGCCGACCGAATTGCGCGTGACCGTGAACGTGCCCGTGCTGACGAGCGTGCTGACGCACTGGTACGACGTGAGCACGTAGGCGGCGCCGTTCCATGTCACGGTAAACCGCGCCACCGGAATCATCATGCCGAAGGCAACGGCCAGAAACTCGTTCTGGTTCTCCATCGCAGCCGACGGCATCGTCTGCGGATCGGGCGGATCCGTGGCGTCATCGATGAATGCTGCGCCGCCGACGTCGGCGAGCCCTGGCCGGCGCGGAGCACCGACAATCTCGAAGGCGGATACGGTAGGTATCGTCATGGCTGCGGGAACACGTCGAGGTAGCGAAGGACTTGCATGTAGGAGTTGACGCCTGGCGTTCCGACCGTGGTGCTGTGCGGGACCGTTGGCTCAATGAGCTCGGCATCCTGGATGGCGTCCAGGTCAAGCACTGGTGTCACGATGCGGTTGCTGATTTGATGCGGGTAGCTGCCTGGCGACACTGGGCTGCGCCGCATTCGAAGTCCGGCGTCGAAAAAAGATGCCACCTGTTCGCCAGGTCCAAGACCATCGCAATAGCTGACGACGGCCGGCGGTATATTGTCGAGAGAGTCGGACCACGGCGACGCGCGCTGCCCCACGATCGGCACGTAGCTTGTGTCGCTAGCAGCATTGGCCGTGTCGCAGACGATCGTCCACGGCCCCGTTCCGGTGAACGACAGGACCTTCTTGCGCCGGAACACGCGCGCGGGACCGTCATAAAACCCGAAAGTTTGCCCCACCGCAGGCTGCGCAACGGCCGTGTAGACGTTGTTTTGACACTTGAGGATGAAGTTGGTCGCGTCCGTCGCGGCCTGCACGATGATCGCCTGCCCGGCGGGCGCGTAGTACGCCGGCCATGGCGCCGCGTCGGTCCACGAAGGCGACCCCACCGCCCACGTCACCTTGAAAACGATGTCGAGATTGATCGCCGAGATGATGCCGATGAAGATCTGATCGTCGGCGGGCATTTGCCCGACGAGGTTGGCGAGCGCTGACGAGATCTGCGCCCCGTTCGGGATGCGGCTCGCGCCGGGAGTCGTGTTGCGGATGGTGAAACAGACGCCCATCGTCCCCGGGCCGCGGATACACGGGTACGTGAAGGCTTGCTGGATCGCGATCGCGGGCGTGTCGGCTACGTCGGCCTGGTACTCGGCGTCGTTTCCGCTCGCTGGCGGGTTGGCGCGGATCGAGATCGCGCGCTTGATGGCGTCGTCGTCGCCCTCGATGCCGTGGCCGCCCGTCAGACCTGATTCGCCATCAGCCTGTGTAACGACGGTAGCGGTCGACCCGCAGCCGGGTCGCGGAGCCGACCACGTGAGAATGGTACCGCCGTCAACGTTCGTCTGCTCGCCGATGTCGATGCCGGCGATCGGAATCTCGTCGCCGTCGAGATAGAGAGCCGTTACGCTGCACTGAAACCGAAGGCCCGTGCTGAGCTGCTTGAGCTCGTCGCCCTGGAAGATGGTTGTTCCGCCAACGGAGGCATCGCAAAACACGTAGCCAGACGATCCAACGGACGAAAGGCGCGAAAGTCCAAGGTCGGCTAGGCGCTGATCGACCGCGGCGCCTGTTGCCGTTGACAACAGGATGCCGGCATTCGTCACGACAGCGTCGCGGTAAAGCACCTGCATCAGATCGGCCTGACACGAGGCGTCGATCCATGGAAACGTGTTTTCGGTCGTCAGCGCGGACGGGTTACGGACGCGGAAGCTTCTTAGGTAGAGCTCCCGCGTCTCATCGCGTGACGGGATGATGAGCGTGCCAGGCGACCCAGTGATCGGCATCTAAACGGTGGCCCCCGTTGCGTCTTTCCAGACGGTCCCGTTCCAATAGACTGGCTTCGATAGCGTCGAGTCCCAGTACTGAAAACCGACGTAGAGCCCAATGGCCGGCGATGTCGGCCGAGCGCCAGTCGTCCCCGATCGCACGATCGCGACAGGCGCTTGGTTGCCTGCCGCGTCGGTCGTCAGTAACGACCCAGCGTTGGCCGAGTCCGAGATGATGCCAACGCCCTGCGCCGGCACGGGCGCCTGCGCCGCGAGCAAGAATGCAGGCACGACGGGCCCACCGTAGACGTTCGGCTCCGTCGTGCCAACGTTGAGCGGCAGCGTGTAGGTACCGTTCAGCGTGAGAAGGTAATCGCCCGCAACATCAGGCGTCCACGTCGGCGCCACGTCGTCGACGGCCGAGAGTTCCACGCCTTCGCTGAGCGCCGGCACAGCCAGCGCCCACAGGTACGAGCTAGGCGTGACGCCCTGGATACTCGACGTCACGATCTGGTCGATCATGAGACCGACTTGCGTCGTAGAGTTGGCGGCCGATCCGTTCACCGTCGTAGCGCCCTGAATGCATCGAAGATTAGCCATGGGCTATAGGAATGCCCCAGCGGTTTGCGGCGTCTGCGGGCTTGCGAGTTTGAGATTCACGTAGGTGACCTGCACGAAGGTTTGCCCGCGACTCGGCGTCTGCACGGCGATGCTGATGACGCGGATGGAGCCGTTGTCGATCATGGCGCGCAGCGAATGGCGGCACATGTCCTGGATTTTGGCGACGTAGCCTTGTCCGCCTTGCCGCGATAGGTTGCGCAGATCGCATCCGGCGCCAGGCGCGCTACCGACGGAGCCTTTGCGAAGCCAGAGCTGCAGCGCCACCCATTGGTCAACGGGGTGGACGGCAACGAACCGCCCATCGGCGCCGAGGCGGAAGTCGCGCGTGTTGGGGTCGAAGAGGAGCGCGGAAGGAGGCGTGGACGCGTTGCTGTTGCTCGCGTCGAGAACGGGGTCGAAGCCGCCGGAGCCGAGTCCTGCGCCGAATGCGCCAGCGCCTGTGGTCATTTCATTCCTTTGGACACTCCGGGATCAGACCGTCCAGGTACACCTGCACGGCCGTCAGCCCCTCTTGCATGGTCGTGACTACTACGGCCACGACTGCTGGATTGATCGTTCCTGGCGGGAACGGGAAGGGCGGTAAGGCATCGAGAATCATCTGCGCGATGTCCGGCATCTGGCAGCAGAGCTGCGGCTGCGAAGGAACCGGAGGCGCCGGGAATGCCGGCACAGAGAAAGGGAATGGGCTAGGCGGTAGCGGCGGGATGGGCGCCGATACGCACGGCATCAGGTCACCGTCGCGCTATTGGATGGGACTAGCCCGGGGGCCGCTGCAAGCGTTGCCTCCGCAGCAGCGACGGCGGCAATAAGACCTGGCCCCGGTACAGCCGGAGAGCCTGGTGCCGCAGAAACGTAAGCCCCTGGCGTCACTAGCGCCGCGAGTACAGAGTTGAGCGCCGCGAGCGCCGTCAATACAGGCGTAGCCTTGGCAACGGCGTCCGCCGGTGCGCCAGAAGGCCCAATCGCTACAATCGTCCCATCGAGCCTTAGGATCTTCGCCGAAAGCGTCGCGTATGAGCCGAGTGAACTCAGCGGAGACGGCAAACCTCCAATGCCGCCCATGTCGAGGCGCGCGCCGCTACGCGTGAAAAGATGATATCCGTTGGCGTCAAATGTTCGCTTGCCCCACGGGGCGAAGATCATGTCGTCGGTTGGGCCGATGCGATGAAAGATGGTCTGCCCGGTCGAGGTGCCGTCGGACGTCGCCATCGTGACGACGCTGCCATCTTCCTTGCAGCGGATGAAGTTGCTTGCGGCACCGTGAAACATCGCCTCGCCTTTTTTGAGCTGAGGCAACTTCAACATCACGCGCGGATCTTGCGCGAATAGAGAGTGCGGCACGTTCCCCTCGAACGCCCGCCACAGATTGCAACCTAGAGTCGGATTGCCCTCTGGGTCGACGTCTGGATCGAGCGAACGGGATAGAAACCCATAGGCCGAATGCAGCTCGGCCGGTGGAACGCCGGAATTCTTCTCGCCATAGCTGTCAAAGGCCACATACAGGAAACCATCTGCGTCGTATTCGCTGGAGACGGCGGTCCCTAGGTCCCAGTCAAAACCAGGCATCAGTCGCCCTCGTCGCTCGCGAAGATCATGAATTCCTCTGGTATGAGCGTCAGCGTCGTCTGCGTAGGCGGGCGGCTGAACACGACCTCTTCGAGGTAGAAAGTGCGGTGAAACCCAAGCTCATCGTCCTGCACTTCAACTACGGTGTTGGGCGCCCATGTCGAATCGAGTCCAGTGCGGATGTTCGGAGCTACGTGCCCAGGCACCGTGTACTGCAAATGGTAGGCGGACCGGTTCAACTCAGCGAGCTTACGCCGCGCGTAGAATTCGGCCTGCTGCGTCGTCGTGACGTTGACGTCGCGGAATGTGATCGGCCGCTTGTCTTGATTGCCAAGCAGGTTGACCATGTACTCGTCAACGAACGCTCCAGCTACCTTCGCGCGGCCAAACTTCCCACGCCCTCCACGCCCATAGACGGCGGCAATCGTGTAACGACGCGTCGTGTCGTGCTTGAAGTCGTGGGCCGTGATGTTGACGGCGTTGCGTACGGTCCCGCGCTTGCGGAAGAGACGATACGTCGGACTCTGGTCGAACGCTGGTTCTGACAGAACGTACGAGCCGTCGCCAGCGGCCCACAGAAAGATCCCCGCTCGACGGTATTGGCGCTGCAAAAACGCCATGTACGTTTCTCCGAGCTTGGCCGTGATCGAACGCTTGACCTGCTTGTTTCCTGGCGTACCAGCGACCGAATCGGTGAACGGTTCGATCTCGTCGACCGTGACCGGATTGACGTAGTCCTGAATGCCAACGCCCGTCGTCAGCTTGAGGTTGGCCTCATCAGACGTCGAAAGTCGCTGGTTGATGCTGAGGAGCTTGATGACCTTTTCGGTCAGCGACGTGTAGGTGTCGTTCGCGAACGCGATGTCGGCCGTCAGGTACGGATCGTGGATGAACTTGAGGTTGTCGCGGCCGAAGATCTCGACCTCGGTAGCGAACCCGTTGGCGCGGTAGCCATCGGTGGTACCGGTCTGCTGCAGCGTGTTGTTGATGTAGAGCTCAAACGGTGTCTCCGGCGGGATCTTCTTCAGGATCTCGTTGACGGTCTCGCCGCGACGCTGGTCCGTGAACGACTCCGCGGAAGATGGCCGCGTGGACGATCCAGCGGCACGCGCGCTGGCGGCCTGCGTCATCTCACCGTGGCCTAACCGCACGGTGAATTGCGAAGGTTGCGTCAGAATGGATTTTCTGACCGTGTAGCTGGTGAAGATCCGCGACTCTTGTCCGCCGAACTTGATACTTACGGCGTCATTGCCTGCGCCTGGATTGTAGGCTGGCATCGAGCCGTCAGGCGGCCTTCAGCACTTGGTAGTAACGAATGCGGAAGCCTGGCGGTACCATGTACGGGTCCGGCAGAGCGTTCAGCTGCATCAGTTCCACCGCTCTCGTGCCGTCGCCGTTGTAGATGGCCTGCGATAGCTCGATGACGCTCATCGTGCGCTCAACAAGAAAGTCGACTAGTCCGCCGCCTGTCTTATCGAGATCATCGTTCAGCGTCTTGAGCGAATCCCAAAGCTGAAGCAGAGCCTGCAGCACCTCGGCATTCGTTGGGTCGTTCAGGTAGCGCACGCGCCTGTCGGCCTGGTAGATGAGCTGCGCGGCGGCGAGAATCTTGGCTTCGAGCAGGTTGCCGTACGCCTCGACCGTGTCGACGACAGCAAGAACACTGTTCACGGCGTCCGTGATGGCGTCGAAGAACGGCAGCGCCTTCTCTTTGGCGAAGTCTGCGCGGACCTTGTTGACGTTGAGCGCCCACTCTTTTTGCGACGCGGCGAGGCTCTGCGTCGAGATGCCGATGAGGTTGTTGATGAGAAACGCGTCCTCGATGTCCTCGAGAAACGTAAGGCTCACCTTCTCGCCGGAGCGTGATTCCTTCGGCGTCGCACTTGAGTCCCACGCCGTGCAGACGGCCGTGATGGTACCCAGTCCGGGCACGTCGAGATCGGCGCGGATCTCCCGCTCAAACCGGCTTCGCAGCGACTCCAGCGAAATCGGGTAAAGGTTCGGGTAGAGCTTGTACGTGTCGGAGAAGTTGCAGCGGAACGTGATGACGTAGAGCTCGCGGCCAAGCGTTTCGAGCGCCGCGCCTGGCGTGTGAGGGTACTTGTGCTGGTGCTCGCGGATGGCGCCGCGGATCGTGCGCTCCTCGTAGGGGAACTCGATTCCGTCGAAGGCAGCCGTGGGGAAGTTGTCGAATGCGGACATGGGCGACTAGAGTGAGCTGCCTGGCGCTCCGAACATGATCTTAGGCGCCGGACTCCACGGCCCAGGCACAGGGTTATCAACGCCGTTGCCTGGCAGCGCCGGCGGGCCAGCCATGCCGCCTGGCATATTCATGATTTCTACCTTGAGCGTCTCGCCCAGAAGGCGGCTCACGGTCGCCAGATGATCGGCGGCAGCCTGTTGCGCGGTAAGCCCCTTGTCGAGCCCCATCGCCTTGAGCTGCTGGACTAGGTATTCTTTCGCGCCCTTGAACTCAGCGTCGGAAAACCCCGTCACCTTGTCGAGGGTGCTGCGTTTTTCTGATAGCTCGTTGAACTTCGCCACTGCGCCAGGGAGCGCCGCCTTGCGCTGCTCCGGCGTCATCTTGGCAAGCCCGCTCGTGAGGCCGCCTAGTTCCTTCTTGTTCGACTCCCAGCCGCCGATACCCTCGGCCGTGATGTACGCGGCCACACCAGTGCCGATTGCGCCACCTAGGCCAATGGCGCCCATGACACCACCGCCACCAATGCCGCCAACTCCTCCGCCTCCACCACCGCGGCCGCCGCCCATGCCGCCCATCAGGGCCCTAGCGAACGTTTCCGTCATCAACGCCTTGGCAGCACTTACGCCAAGCGCAGCGACAACGGCTTGCCATGGGTTCGTTGCGGCCCACTCGATTATTTTGCCGAATGACTCGGCTATGCCGATGAGCTTCGGTGCTACTGCCTCAAGAGAGGGAAGAAGAGCTGTCTGAACGCTCTTGCCAACCTCGTCGAGTCGATTTTGAAACTGCTGCGCGCGCTTGTCCGTGTCCTTCATACGGTCGCCGGCTTCTTTCTCGAGCTCGGCGTTGTCCATAAGCGATGCTGAAAGGCGTTCAAACTCCGCGCGCACGGCCTTTTCTCCGAGGTCGAGCGACGCCTTGTCCGTCTTGCCACCCGACGCCCGCAGAAACGCCGTCTGGAACCCGCCGATGGCCGACTTCGCGCGGACATCCATCACGGCTTTGCTGAGTTTGTTTTCGTTGCCGCCTGTCGCGCGCAGAAGCTTGACGATCGTTTCTTCTGGGTTCTTCAGGAAGCCGGATGCGTCGCGCGGGTTGTATCCAGGCATGAGTGCTGCCATCGCCTTGACGCGAGCCGGCTTCGAGAACGTGTTGACGAACGACATCACGCTTGTTGCGGCTTGCGCCTCGCCCTTGGCGCCGCCGCGCTGGATCGCCTCTTGGTAGAGGACGCCCATCATCTTCATGTTCTTGGCGGAGTCGCCAGAAAACTTGTTCGACACCGCGGCGAGAGCAGCCATCTGCTTGGCCGTCGTGCTCATCTCTGCGCCGCCGAGTTTGCCTTGCGATGCAACGGCCTGCATGACCTCGAGCACCTTCTTGCCCTTGTCAGCAGTGTCCGGCATCTGCGCCGAAACCTTCGCGGCTGCCTTCGCAACATCTTCGATGTTGGACCCAGTTGCGACCGACATCTTCGCAAGCTCGCCCATGAGCTCCCGGCTTGTCGCCAGATCGCCAGTGACGCCGATGAACGCCTTGTGAGCATCCGCTACACTGCTCGGCATGAGACCCCACTGGGTCCCTATCTTGCGGGACTCGTCTTCGATCTTGCCGGCATCCTGCCTTACGCCAGCCGGCCCGGCGGCGCCCTTCTGGTAGCCTGAGTTGACGATCTCCTGGGACTTCTTCGCGACATCAACGTTGCGCCGCACGATGCTGGACACGTCGAAGTCGACACCCATACCGCTCGCTACAGAGCCGGCCATGTGCATCGCGCCGCGGCCTAAACGACTCATTGACGAGCCGAACGATCCGACCATTGACCGACCGCCCATGTAGCCAATGACACCGCCGCCACCAAATCTGCCGCCGCTGCCACCCATGCCGCCGCCGTGAGCCTTGGCCATGTCGGCGCCAACTCGGCGAGCCAGAGCCGTCTCTTGCGACGCCGTCTGTTTCGCCGCGTCTCTTTCTGCCTTCGCCGCCTCCTGAATCGCTTGCAGCTTCAGACGATTCGTAGCGCGAATCTGCTCGCGCTGGATGTCCGTCATCTGCTTGCCGGCATCACGCTCCAGCTGAACCTTCGACTTGAAGGTCTCGCGATTCAGCTTGCTCTGCTCGCGGTAAACGTCGCGCGCTACCGTCAGCTGGCTCGACGCTGACTGCTTATCGATCGCTTTACCTTCGCTCGCGATCTGTTGCCTCGCCTTGCGGGCTTCATCGCGTAGCGGTTTGAATACATTGGCCAAGTCGCTGTCGAGCGACGCGCCCACCTTGATCCGTATATCGGCCACTGGCTACCCGCGCAGTTCCGTATCGAGCTCCTCCAGCACATGCAGCGCGATGCGCCGAAGCCGTTTCGACTTCTCTACCGTGAGCGCGCCCCACGCCTCCTCACTCAGCAGCATCGCGGCGAGCTCCGTAAGCTCATCGTCGGTCGCTTCGCGCAGGTAGCCGCAGCTCTCGAGCTTAAGGACATCGTACTCGTGCCACAGAAGCTTAACGGCATCATCCGTCAGCGCCGCCTGCACGTCGTCCTCCGGCATGGGGAAAAACGGCTCTCGCGCGTCCTCCGGCATGCACGTCGCTCGCGCAATGATGCCGCGCATGATGCTGTCGTTGAACTGATCGACGCGATCTTGCGAAGGCTCCGGAATCATCTCCATGGCCTTCTGATAGGCCGCAGCGCGGGCGCGCTCGATGTCGCCCTCGCCGACGAGCCTGAGGCCAACGCGCATCGCTTCGGACGGCTTCTTGTCCCAGTCGTCAGCGAAGCACGACGGCAAGAGCTCGACCACGCGAGCCGCTGGCCTGGCGCAATCGTTGAGCTTGGAAAATGTGGTCATTCGTCGTAGTCCGGTTCAGCCTTGCGCGTGCTCATCGCTTCTTGGAGCGCGCGGCTGACTTGCGCGGTGACGGCGCCGCGGTCTCTGGCTTCACCGTACCGCCGAAGGCCGAGGTAAAGAGCGACTTGCCCTCTGGTGAGTTCAGTAACAGGGCAGCCAAAGTACGAGCGAAGACCCATCGCGTGATGGGCTCCATCTGCGTAAAAGGGAGATCGTCCTCGGCTACCGTCACCTTTACCATTTGCGAGTAAAACTGCTCGCCGGACAGTGTCCCGATTCGAGGAGAGCACTCGCCCTGCCACATTTCCCAGCGAGCGTACAAAAAGGCAATGCGGTCGCCGTCGACCTCGTCGAGCAGCTGCTTCGCCCCGCCGTCGAAAAACGGGCAAGGCTCCGCCTCTGGCGAATCGTGGTCGATAACGCCTAACGCGAGCGTCTCCGCCATCTTTGCGATTTCGTAGATCGGCTCGCCATTGGTTGGCGATTCGATCCCGCGCTCGATGGCGTAGTCTCTGGCTTTTTGGAGGACTTGGGATTCCTCGGCTCCGGTAAGCACGCGAAGATCGACCATCACTTGGTCGTCTGAAGCTACCGAAGGTGCCGGCCCTGCCTGGGCGGCCTTCTCCCACGCCGCGCGATCGCGGGCGCGTTGGGCGGCAAGCTCGGGGAGATCGGCGAGCAGGTCGCAACGGGTATTGGCGATAGGAAACGGGACGGGCTTACGGGCCCTTGTTCCTTTCGCTACATCTGAGAAACGCGGCATGTGACTCCGTGCGACGGTGGCAGTGGTTAGCTGTCTCCGTCAGCGGCGGAGTGGACGCATTGCGGCGTCCGGTGCGGCGGTGTTGCTACTTAACCGGCGAGATCGGGGGCGCCGGATTCGAAGGAACCGACGCAGCGATTTTCCCCTTTTTCATGGTTCCACGAGTAGGAGATCTTCGTGATGCGCCCCTCGAGGTTGTGAAGCTTCGCGTCCTCAAAGAGGCCGATCTTCACGTACGCTTTGCGCAGCATGTCGGCGAGCATCGGGATCGACAGCCCCGGCACAGGCACGATCAGCGTCATCTGGATGTTGCTGGTGGTCGCGCCGTCCGTGTGGCCAATGTAGCCTTCGGCCGCGATCTCGCGCTGGTCGTTCGAGTCGATCTCGTACGTGCCCTCGCGGATCTCCGCCACCTTCTTTGAACGATAGTAGACAGGGGCAGGTCGGATCAGACTCTTGCTCATTTTTCTTGCTCCTCGGAATGCAGCTCAATTGGCGGCGAGCGACCGGGGACCCCGATCCGTCACGCGGCGAATGCGTTTGCTAGGCGGCTACGTTCAGGTGATGGCGAGCTGCCGAATGCTGAGGCCAACCTGGTGCTGGCTCGGGAACACTTCGACCGGCACGAGCGACACGATGCGCTTGGCGATCGAGTCGTAGCCGCTGGTCGGCGGGTGCGACTCAACGTTGACGACGATCGGCAACGGCCCCACCGGCCCGCGCGCTTCGTAGTTCATGAGGCGGCCCGTGATGACCTGGTTCCAGCGCGTCGGCGTAGCGACGCCAGCCACGCGATCGCGTTGCTCCGGCGCCGGGTCGTCGGCGAGCCGCGGGTTGCTGATGACGTATTCGGTCTGCCAGTAGAGCGACAGGTCCTTGCGGATGAAGTCCGGTACGTAGTCGTCGGCCCAATCAAGCGTGCGGTAGTCTGGCGTCGCACCCGTTAGTGAATGCGTCCCGACCGCGCGCACGATCTGCACTGCATTGCCGACCGTGATGCACGGTGTGACGCCAGCAGAAAGCGCTGTCTCTTGCGTGGAGCGCTGCGCCAAGTCAGCCTTCGCGCGCTGCGGCGCAATGCCGGGCAGCACGTAGCCGTCGAAGCTTGCGCCGGGGTCATTCTGCGACACCGAGCACCTCACGGCCGCGGCAACAGCCGCGATCTCGCTCGGCACGGATTCACAGTTGAGGCACCACACGACAGCTGACCGCTGATCGTTCAGCGTCGTCTGCGCCAGCGTTGTCGCAGCTACCAAAGTATCCTGGAACCCGAACAGAAAGCGCGTTGGGCGCATCTCGAGCGGCCCAGCCTTCTGCTGCGAGTGGGCCAAGAAGAGAGCCGCGTTCGTGACGTCGTACTGCGCCGCCGCGATGAAGTCGTACGTTCCAGGGTAGAGGACGTTGAGAACGGTTGCGATGGCTTCCGCCGTAGCCCCGTTGGATCCGGCCGTGAAGTGGAGCCCGCCTCCCGTAACGGCAGTGCCGCCCGTCGGCGTCGACACGACGTTGGTACCGGTCGCCTTCGAGACGTCTTGGAAGACGATGTAATCGTTGCCGCGCAGACCCTTTTGCGTGACCGTGATGGTCAAGACGCCGGACGCGTTCGTGGCTGTAAATGGCCAACGGCTGTTGGCGTTGATGGCGTTCTTGATCGAGGCCGCAATCGTCGTGACGGTGTCGGTTGTCGAGAAACTCACCGACACGTAGCGGCTTCCGATCCAATACTGGAGCGTGCCCTGAGCGATCGGGTTGGACCCCGAGCTCAGCGTGATCGTGATGGTGGCCGTTGCCGAAGCTACGCCAGAGCCTGACGACTCAATGACGCCAGCGCCGTACAGGTTAACGCCAGAGACGCCGAGCGCCTTGTAGGCCATATTGGCGATTTCGCTCTGGCCACCGTAGAACGTGGCCGCGTCGTCGCCGTTCGTGATGAGCTTGACGTCCTGATTGCCGGTAGCCGTACCGGTCGATGCCTGGAGACCGAGCAGCAGGCACACGAGCGGGATGGACGATGCGTTGATGGGGCCGGCGCCGTAGACGACCTCGGCCGTAACGCCTGGCACCTTCGACGTGCTGGACCATCCGGCTATGATCACTGGGGGCGCGGACATCACTTCACCTCTTTGGTGGACTTGGGAGTTTCAAACTTGGTGGGCGGCGTTGCCGCTGGCGAAGCGCCGATGGCCGCCATGGCCGTGTCGAGCAAGTCGATACCGTCCGGCTTCTCCCCTGGGCCCATCATCGCGATCCACTTCGCTGCAGCGTCGGCCTTGGCCTTCGCGAGCGCTTCCGCTGGAGCCACGAACTTGAGCCCGGCAAGCTTGGCCGTGGCCTCGTCGGCACACAGAATCTCGCTGTGCCGCAAACGGTCCCGGTAGTACTCCGTCACCGGTAGGCGGGTAGGTTCACTGAAATCGAATCGGAACCGCGTCTGCTGCCGCGCGTCTCGGTAACGAAGCTCTTCCGTCGACAGCTTCTCGAGCAGGAACGTTGCCTTGTCGTCGAGCTCGGCGCCGACCCAGCGACGCGACGTCATGCCAACGTGCTCGGCCATGTCGCACTGGCAAGCGCCAGCCGGAAAACCATCGTGATCGAGCGCGATGAACGGGTTCGGGTAGACGAGTAGGAATTTCTTGGCCATGTCCTTACAGCTTTCCGACCGCGAGGTCTCTCGCCTTGTCGGGCGTGGTGATGGTCAGGTCGAGGCCGCGCACGGCCGGGAAATCGGCGACGATGTCAAGAACGCGCCGTTCGGTGATGCCAATCTTTGCGTCAAGGCAGTAGTAGTTCCGCGTATCCGACGTCGTCTTGATGGGCAGACCGAGGCCGGATTTGTAGCCGTTCCACTTGAGCTCCCAGAGCCCAGCGATTCGCATGATGACGCTCCCTTGCGCAGCGGCCGTTGGGTCAGGATCGCCAGGGAACACGTAGGAAGGATCTCGACCTAGCTCGATACAGTGAGCCAAGATGTGGGCGATGCCGTTCGCGAATGTTGCGCGGGTCTTTTGAAACTCCTGCCGCACCGGCGGGAAAACCCACAAGAGTCGAAGGTTGACGTGAGCGAGGTCGAAGTCCTCGGCATGTCGTTCAAGTGCATCCTCGCCAACTCTGTTGAGCCAGAGCGAAGGCAGATCGCGTTCGTTGAACGACAACTCTTCAGGGTTGTGCGTAAAAGCATTTTTCACCGGCACGCTATTCGGCATGACGGTCTGCCAGCGATCAGTAGCGTGGGCGTTGACGACTGCCTGGAAGTAATTCGCCAGCCTCGAGACCGCTGGGTCGGCAATCTCTTCACCGGCTAGAGCCGCCTGAAGCGGGATGCTCTCCGCCCCGAAGGAGTCGGCCATGTGAACCCTCTCCTATCGACTGTTGATCTTGGCTTCAGCGCTGGAAATGCCAGATTCCATCTCACGGCTAAGCACGGCTTCGGCCTTGTCGTGTGCCAGATCCATGTAGCCAAATTCTCTCTGCCCGCGTTCCCACCCGTCGACGTAGCTGGCGTAGTCTTCGCCGGCCGTGATTTGCCCCTCGGCGCCGTCGGCCGTCAGCGTCAGGCCTTCGTCGCCGTGAATGGACGCCGTAAGCTGCGCAGTGCGATCCTGGTAGAGATGCGAGTTTACCGCTTCGCGTGCGCCTTCGCGGCAAGCCACGTCAACAGCGGTCGCAGCGCCCGCATGCAGCGCTTGCACGCCCGATCCCCACGCGGCCTCGAGCCCGCTGATGTCAATCTCGATATCGAACATCAGTTCATAGTTGGGTCAAGCACGCTCACGATGCGCCGGTCGAGCGTCATGACCCCATTCAGGTGGTCGCACTCGTGCTGCAGCGCGACCGCGAGCTCTGGATCCTTGACGTCCAGCACATCGATGCCGCTCGGACGAAGATGCTCCACCTTCAGGTAGCGCGCCCGCTCTACTCGGTGGCGCTGCCCAGGAATCGACAGGCACGTTTCTACGGCCAGAAGCGAACCGCTCGACTCAAGGATGCGAGGGTTCACGAACGTCATCGTGCGGCCGCCGAGAAGCGACAGAACGACGATGCGCAGCGGGGCGCCAACTTGCACGGCCGACAGGCCGGACCCATTCAGCTCAAGCAGCGTGTCCGTCATATCGATGACGAGCGGTCCGATGGTTGACAGATCTTCGACTTCGCGACTGCGCCGGCGCAGAAACTTTGCCGGACGCATGAGCACGGGACGGATCAAAAGTCACCCGAGTTGGACGTGCCGTCGATGTTGGCGACGATCATTCGCTTGTCAGTATCGAGAACGACGCCGCCCACGTTGCCAGGCTTGCCGTTCTCCCTGACGTTGTCGGGGAGTTCCTGAATCGCGCTCTTGATGCGCCGCATTCTGGCGTTGGCGCGGTCCCATATACCGGCAGACCGCTTGTTCTCGCCAAACGTGCGCACATATTCAGGGTGCCGAAGCCACGCTAACGCCTCGGCAAAGTCGATCGCGGCCAATCTGACGAGCCTATCGATCTTGCCGCCAGCCAGTGCTGGCAGCGGTAGCGATTGCTCCGTGATCAGGTACGAATCGACTTCGCCTTCCGCGCTGTCGATGTCGAGCTGCACAGCGGCATCGTTGACGCTGGTAACGTCGTTGTTGCTGCTGTCGTCGTAGATGGCGATGTACGTCGTTGGCGTCAGACGATTGATGAGATCTGCCGCCGCGATGTACCTGCCAGCTGCCGCCGCCACGGCTTACTTCTTCGACTCTGCCGACGTTGACGACTGCTTCTGGTGGTGCGACGCCGCCTTGTGCATAGGTTCGGCGGTTGACTCCAGCGGCTCTTGCGGCTGCACCGTAACCGGCTCGGACTGCCCCTTCGGGCTGCTCAGCTTGATGGCCCCAGCCCGCAAGAGCGCAGCAGCGTCGACGCTAGAAGGGATCTCGATGAGAGCTCCCTTTTGCCAGTGCCGACCGTCCGCCGCGTCGCCCACGTGGTTGAAACCCCGCGCATCGACTGTGACGGAGTAAACGATCACTTCGTAGAGATCGGCCATGGTGGCTCCTTTAGCTCAATGGCCACGCGCCCAGCACGTGGCCGGCAACTTCTTTTTTACGCGTGTGCGCCGGTGATCAAACCGCCGGCCACGACCGAGGTCATGACCTCGGCATCGTTGTGCGTAACAACCACGACGCGACCGCCGCGTGCGCCGCGCTTCGGGTCGTAGTAGCTACGAACGAGGAAGCCGCCTTGCACGGTGCCGTCTGGCGTACCCGAGTCGGCGCCGGTCCAACGGAAGGTCTTGGCGGTTGAAATCGTCTGCCCATCGCTAGGCACCGTCGGATCGTTCTCGAGCAGAGCAACGTTGTTGCCCCACACGTACCCGTAGGTCGTCGAGGTAAGCTTGCCCTTTTGGCGACCGATGAGAAACGGCGGGAGTCCGAGGATCGCGCTGAACTCTTCAGCTGCGATGCGCCCCTGATTGGTGGCGCGGGCGTTCGGCAGCGGCGGCGCAGCGGTCTTCATCGCAACGTATTTTTGCACCGCTGAGTTTTGCACAAAGTCGTGCCAGACCAGCTCGCTCATCGCGATGGTGCGCACTGGGGTCAGCGAAGCTTCAATCGCCGTGAAGAGATCCTGCACCGGGTTCGACGAAGCGCCGCCGTTCCACTTGGCTCCAGCCGCGAGCGCGCTCGTGTAACCGCCAGTCCAGTTGCCGCTGGTGGTCACGAGAGCCGCGACGCGCCGTTCCCGGCCCAGATTGATGGCGTTGAGGCATCGGCGCATGGCCGCCTGCTCGACCTTAAGCGGCGCGTCTTGGTTGGCGCTGAGCTCGGTCGAGACATACGACGCGACGCCGTACGCAACGGTCGTGTAGCTCGACGAGCTGAGACGAGGGCTGATCTCTTTCACGGCGGCGCCTGGGCCGACGATGAGATCCTCGGCGTCTTGGAAGACGTCGTCCTTGTCCCAAGTCCAGAACTTGTTGCTGGCCTTGTCGACCGGCACAAGAGGCGCCACTTCGTCGGCGATGCCTTCCCACTGCTTGTAGCCGGCAGCGTAGTTGGCGAGCGCGGCGTCGATGTGGACGTCGGCCTGACCGAGATCCATAGTCACCGTCCGCCCAGAATCGTCGGACATGGTGCGAGTATTGTTGTACAGGTCGAGCGTGATGAGCTGGCCGGTGTCGGCGTCTCGCACCTTGACGATATTGGGGTTCATGTTCGCTATTACCTTTCGGTGACGGTGAATCTCGGCGGGCGCGTCTCTTCGGCGCGCAGGCTCGGAAGTTGTTAGGAGTTTCTGTGGCTTTTACTTGCGGCTACGATGTGCCGAATAAGGTCAGCCGACAGTCGACCACTGCATCCATGGCGCTGGAGGCTTCGTGATTTTCTGCCGTGAGCACAATGTCGTTGTTGCCGTCAAGAGCGACAGAAACCTCCGAATTGGAGTTCAAAGAGCCGCTGCTTGTGATCCGTTGATTGACTCCTGTGCTGAAGGCAATCACTGGAGGCGATCCACCGAACACAACGAACAACATGTGCTGAACCTGCGATTCGCCATTGCTGAATGCCATCTTCGCCGTTAGTTCGACGAACAAATGCCTGCCAGAAGAGACTTGAAGTGGGCTTACAGCGGTTGCGACGGGAATAGTCGCTAGAGCAGAATTAGTTCCGTGTGTTACACCGGACACTGATGCCCTAACGGACGGCAGGGTTACGTCTAGTACGATCGCCATCAGGCGTTCGCCGCCCTGGCAATGTCGATCGCCACGAAGTCGCCATTGAGCGCTTCGCTTGTGGCAATTCCGATCTGAGTTTTTGCTGCTGTTTGCGGGAGCACCTTGCCGGCGCTGTCGCTCATCAGCACTTGGCCTACGTGGATGGTCGCCGACGCGGTGCCGATGGCTTGACCCAGCGTGCGCACAAGCCCAGTTTTGCCAGCCGGGATCACCGTCACGGTGACGCCCATCGCCAACGTGTCGTTGCTGGTAATGACGACACCACGCGGCAGGTTGGTGCCGCCAGGGTTCGACGTGTCGTATTTGACGACAAGCCCGGCGGCGATGTCGGAACCGCCGTAGTTTTTGACAGGGATGTCGCCGCCGGCGACGGCGATGCCGCCGAGTTGATTGATCTGGGCCATGGGTACAGGTCTCCAATGCCGCTATGCGCAGCGGTTGAAAGTGCGTGGGCGATGCCGCGCGTTGAGATTTGAGTTACAGACGTCGCTTATGCGGCAACGTCGAGTTGTTTACTTAGGCGACGTGGCGCCCGATGCGGGCAGTGACTTCCGTATATGCCTTCGCGACGGCCTGCTCGATGGTCACGCCCGGCTCTTTTGCATACTTGTCCGTCAGCGTCTTCATGTCCGGGATCTCGTTCGGCGCTGTGGTCGTCGCGACGCCGCGATCGGATCCTGTCGTGCTGACGTCGCGCAAGAGATACCGCTTGCTCGCGTCGACAGTCGGATAGAGCTCATTGAAGAGAGCTTCGTCCTGCTTCAGCGTCAGCGTCATCTGTTTCTTGTTCGCGTCCGTAAGCTTCTTCGAGTCCTTGTAGGTCTCGAAGGCTGCGTCGACGCGGTCCGACATGAGCTTCGCGTTGCGCGCGTCGCGCTCGTCCGTCAGCGTTTTCAGCTGCTTCTCGAGCTCGGCGATCTTGGTGGTCGCGTCCGAGGTCTTGCTTTCGGCGTCCTTTAGCTGAAGGGTCAGCTTGGCCACTTCGGTCTCTTGCGACTTCACCTTGTCGGTGAGCGCGATCGACTGCGCCTTGGCTTCGGTCAATTGCACGGTCAATGCGGCATCGCTCATGGTCATTTCCTCGTCGTCCAACGTTTCGTCGGAAGCGGTTGCTGTTTCGTTGTCATCTTCGACCGCTGCAGGCGAAAGCCCGTGGTCGCGAATCAAGTGCTCATCCATTGCTTGGTCGACGAGGTCCTCCATGAGGTCGAACACGTCGTCCCACGATGCGCCCATCGGAGGGCGAAGCATGTCGCGCATCGGCATCATGTAGTCGCCGAGCTTGACGCCCGTCGGCGCGACGGTCATGTCGCCGCCGGCTGCGTTGTAGTGCTCGCGCAGCATGCCGAGGTGGTCGCTGCACATCTTGGCCGTGGCGAGCTCGGGCAGTTTCAGAGCGGCGCGCACGCCAGGCATGTACTCGGCTGCGCTGAAGGCTCTCGTCGCGCTCTTCAGAGAGACAACCGCTTCGGCGACTTCGGCCATCTGGGTGTCCTTCGCGGCAATCTTCTGCATGCCATCAAGAAACGGTGAATTGGTGAGCGCGGTACTCGTCAGCCTGGCGCCAATCGGCTGCCCGCTGCGCGAGTCCTTTGCTCCAAAGCGGATGGCCGGCGACAAAAACTTGTAGGCGCCCGCCTTGATGTATTCTCGGGCGAGATCGTTCCACTCGATGAGCCCGTACAGGTTGCCGTCGCGCATCTCGACGGCTTTGATCCAGCCCTGCGCGGGAGCACCAAGCGCTGGGATCGCGCCGTCGCTAGCGCGCTGTTCGCTCGCGTGCTCGAAGTCGACTGGCACGAGCTTGTTTTCGCTCGCGTAGAAGTTCTTGATGATCTCCGAGAACACGCGCTGGTCGAGCGTGAACGGGGAGCCGTCTTTGAAGTAGTGGCCAGGTCTTGCCAGTTGATTCCACGCCATCGGCTTAACATCGACGGCGTCGTCAGACAGCGCGACAAGTTCAACGCTTTGGCAGTGGATTGGCTTGTCAGTCATGTGTCGCACTTCGATTCGTCCGCTCTTCGGGTGGTCAATCGAGAGGCGGAAGCCGTGCGCCATGCGCATCTTCTTGGCCTTCGGCTTTTCTCCAAAGCCACGCTGTGCGGCTTTGATGCGCGACCTGATCCGCTCGTACTTGCCTGGCGACATCGACGCTTTCTGTCCCTCGAGACGAGCGGCGGCGTTGTCCGCGTGGGCCTTGTCGTGCACCGGATACTTGCGCTCCGACGGGTCAGCGAACTTGCGCGCCGGCAAAGACTTGCGCTGCTCGGTGGAGATGTCGGACATGGCTTTAGTCTTCGGCTTGCGCGCGGCGCCGTCCGTGTGTACGTCGTCGATCCCAAGATCAAGAAGATGCTGCGTCATCAATCGCGCGTGCACCACGCCGTGACGACGCACGCGGCGCCGACGGTAGTTCCAGCGCCCGGCACGAAGATGCATCGCAACTGATCGAACCAGTGCCCGCCCGCAACGGAGCCGTTGGCGAGAACGATCGTCGTGTTGCTCGCCGGCGCTAGTACGTACTTACCGACGATGGTCTGGCTGTCATTCAGCGCCGGAACGTATTGCCAAACGACGGCCGCTGCTGCCGCGGCAAGCTGTTGAACGTGCCAATAGTCGTACCAGGTAACGCCGTCGGGCGAGTGCTGCACGCCAACGTCGAGCGTGCCGCCCGTCGCGCCGATCAAATCGGCGATGAACGTGATCGCCTTGGCGCCAGAGAGCCCGGTTACGGGGGCCGACACAAGGCATCCGGCCGCTGCCGTCGGACTTGTGACGCTGGCGAGTACGAGGCCTTGGCTCGCCATCAGTCGATCAGGACGCCATCGATGTGGACGAATCCGACGCCGGACGTGTACGCGTCCACGACTTTGTCGTAGCGGATGATCTTGCCGGAGCCGACGACAACGACGCCGTTCGTGCCGAACTTCGCGCCGAGTGTGCCGCCCTTGTAGACGCGACCCGTGGAGACGAGCGTCGCTGTCAGATCACCGCCGGCGCCGCCCAGGATGTCACCTTTGGTGCTGCAATCGGTGTCGTCGCTCGACACGCCGATGGCGCTATTGGTGCCACCGGCGAAGGTCGTGGTGATCTGCCAGTACGCTCGCAGAATCAGCAGCCTTGAGCCAGTCGGAACGGTTGCGAGAGTTGCCGCGTCGGCGGTTCCGAAAGCGATCGGCAGCTTCAGGTGAACGGGGCCGATGAAGTTGTCGACCATGTACTGAGCCAGGGCAGGCCCGTAGTTTGTGATCGCTTCTCGGTTCGGGATGCTGATGGTTGTAGCGTCGCGGGCCATTAGTCCTCTTGGTCCTGGCTCTTCTTCGCCGGGGTTGTGGGTTTGCCTTTCGGCGGTGCTTTCGAGTCCACGCCTTCCGCGCCGCCGCTTGCAGCGGGCGCTCCGCCTTCACCTTCTGCGCTCGGGTCGGTGAGCTTCGGTGGCGGCTCCAGCTCTTCGCCAGCGTCGAGCTTGCGAAGGCTCTGAATCTCGTACGGCTTGAGCGCGGCCATCGGGAACATCCGACGTCCTTCGAACTTTTCGCCAGGTGTTGGCTTCGCCAGCGTCGGGACGCCAACCTCTTCACACACGCGGTCACCGTCCACGACAGCGCCGGCCGCGGATGCTTTGATGGCCCGGTCGAGCAAGGCGTCGAGGTCCGGCTTCTCCGCGTGAATCAGAACACTCGGGCAGAGATGCTCGTCGGCCGGAAAGTTGAGCCTGACAATCCAGCGCACCATGCTGCGCTCGAGAGCGTCCGCAAGGCACGCGGCGTCGTATCGGTAGAGCTCTTTCGTGCCCTCTTTGCGCGTCTCTGTGGCGGCGCGTGAGCCGTTCGGGCCGGCTTCCGTCGTGTCGGTCTGGCCGAGTACGGCCTTGCTGATCTCGCCGTTGCACGCGTTGATAAACATCACGTGCAGGAGTTGCCGCGATGGCGCCGTCTTGGCGGGGCCGAAGATGTCGAGCTTGGTCGAGTCCGGAAGGGTCGCGTTGGCTAAGCTGCCGATGCCGAGCGCTCGGCCCGCAGCGTCAACCGCCTTGATGTCTTCTTCGTCCGCCTCGCGCGGATGCCCATCGGCCTGCGTCGAGTAGTACGCAACCGTCCAGGGCTTGCCGAAGCGCTCGATGTATTGCGCGGCGCCGCGCGCTCCCATCAGCTTCAGCGCCGACCAATAAGCAACTTCGCGCCCTAGACCGTCACGCGTTGGGTAATTACCGCGAACGCTCGGCGTGTGAACGATGAACTTCCCAGGGAAGTCGTCGCACTTCACGCCGAAGAGTTGTGACGTCGGATCGTCTTGAACGTCGAAGCTTGAGACCATTCCCTGGTCCCAAATGCGCACCGACCAGCTGCCAGCGTCAGGGTACGCAAGTCGGCGGCTGTGCACCCAGTGCAGCATCGTCGGCCGCCACCCGAGTTCGTCTTTGCCCCAGCTGATCTCCGCGCAGCCTACGCCGTAGAAGACGCCGCCCCACTGAAGCTTGGCGATCGACTGCTGCAAGTCCGGGATGCGCCGGATGCACTTGTCGACCATCTCGGCGATGTCGGCGGCCTTCTTTTCGTCGGCACTGCCCGGCTTCGTTTCTGCGGGAATGACTTGGATGCGCCCGCCCGCGACAGCGTGAACGCGCTGAGCGACGACCGCGTACGTGTGCGGGTCTCGCTCGAGAAGCTCATCGAGAAGGTCGACGAACTCTCGGCGGTAGCCGGTGAGGCACAGACGAAAGACGCTGGAGATGTACGCCAGCGATACGTTGCTACCGAGGATAGCGGGGTAGCGGTCGATCGCCGGGTACGGCGCGAGCGCTGCCTTGTCCGGCCTTGGCTCAGCGGCGATTTCGATTGCGGACTGCGAGGTCTGTGGACCTGGGCCAAGCTGTGGAGCTTGAGCCGTTCGCAGTTCGTCAGGCTTCTTGCTAGGGAAGAGGCCCTTCAAGAAGCCGGGTAGGTTCATGGGTCTCGGTCTGCCGAGATGTCCCGGCGGGTCGCGTCAGGCGACCGGGTCAACCGATGCCGACGTTGTCAAAGTCGATGGTGGCGAGTCCTGGGCGCCAGCCGCCTCCGCTCTTGCCGGCGCCAGCGCCGCCTTTACCGGCGATGCCGATAAGCGCTCCCCATGCTCGGTCCAGGTGGCCACGGTTCGAGTCGCGCGGCGTCGTGAAGGTCAGATGGCCGCCGACGCCAGGACGCGTCTTCAGTTGCGCCAGCTCCAGCATCAATGCGCGGTGGCCGTTCTCGTCGCCGCCGCAATCCGTTCCCGTGTAGAGCCGCATCTCGTCGCGCTCAAGCGCACGCTTTGCGGTCGTCGCGTACTTCTCTTGATCCTGCGGCGCCATGCCGACGCCTGTCACTTTGCAGTGCCGGTTGCCGGCCAGACGATTCGATAACATCGAGATGAGGTCGATCCCCATGACGCCGCGGTCGATGCGCACTTGCCCAGGGGCGTTGCGAATCCACTTCGCGAGCCTGTCGGCCTGCGCTTCCATGTCGAGATCGTTGAACGCGACGACGCCCGTCATCCAGCGCTCTTCGTCGATCACGCGCCACTGAACGCACGCTGTGAAATCGCGACCGCGCCCGCCACCAACGTCGATCCCGTACATGACCGGCGCATGCTCGTGGCCGACCGGGAGATCGTCGCGGCAGATGTCGCGAAGCTTGGAGGCGGGGAAAAATGCCTCTCCAGACCTCTGCCACTGGCAGAGATACTCAGTGGCAATCAGCTCCGGGATGCCAAGCTCGTCGAATGCGCGCTTCGCGTCAATCGGGAAGCCGGCGTCGATCGCTTCGTGAATGTCGATGCTGTAGCGGCCAAACGGAAAACTTGGATCGGTACAGATCCGATGCGCGAGCGACCCCGCTTCCCACGGCGTCGTCACCAGCAGCGCCGGTAACCCCATCGGGTACTTCAGGTTAGGGTCAGTGACCGACTTGAGCGCGGCCCAGCAGTTCTCAAACTGTCGCCAGAATGCGATTTCGTCAGCGCAGACTCCGGCCGTGTTGCCGCGGATCGCCTTGTCGCTGCACGCCAGCGCTTCGATCGTGCGCCCGTTGCGCATCTTGATCGTGGTCGCCTGAACGTCAGCGTCAAACTCAGGACCGGCGCGGCGCAGATCGTCGCACGCGTCGCCGACCTCGCGAAGGAGCCGCTTGGAGCTCGTGAAGTCTTTCGACACCACGATGACGTCGATCGGGTCGCGCCTTACCGCTGTGCCGTCTGGCCGTAGTTCGTAACCGGCGGCCCAAAACGCAGCGCGGTATGCCGCCGCTACCGACCCGCCGATGCGACGGGATTTAACAAATGTGTCTATTCGAGCGCGCTCTTGACCGCTCTCAAGCTTTTCGTACCACGGCGCCGTTACCACGTGCGTCTGGTACGACGTCAGCGTCTTCGGCGTGACCGTTGGCTGCGCCGTTTCTGTGGCTTTGGCCATTCAATTTCTTTGGCGCGTGACCAGCTAGCAAATCGCCGAACACTGGCGACGCAACGACCTGGCCGACCTGGATGAGCGTCGTCGGTCGGCTCTTATCTTCTTCCGGCTCCGCCAATCCGGCGTATCGGAGCAGCTTCTCCGACGCGTTCACCGCGGCGTTCTTGTCGCCTGGTAGTCTTGAGTCCCTGGCGTTCTTCGCCACGTACGCGAGCGACTGAAGCGCAATCGTCGCATACTCGCCGGCGCGCTCACGCGCCTTACCGTGAAGGTTTCGGCTAGCCTCGGCCGAGTAGAGCCTGACCGCAGAGCAGCCCGTGGAGTCCGTCGTCAGCCCCCACACACTGGCCAACGACACCTGAAGTTCTTTGCTCGTCTCGTCATCCCACACCTCCTCAGCCATCAGGCTTTCGATGTAGGTGACGCGCTCCTCGACCGTCTCTAGCGGTGGGTGCGGTAAGGATTGCGCGTATACGCGCGCGGGAGTCAGTCTTCGGCCGGCGACAGATAGCTGTTCAGCGACTCCCGGAGGTTGACTTGCTGCCATGAACTTTTGCCTGCCCCATCACACACCCTCAACGACCAAGAACAGAATCACGAGCATCCACCATGGCAGCCGGTCGATGAGGCGGGAGATCACGAGGTCTTTCAGTGCCGTCGGTGGCCGATCACGCCAAGATCGAATACCCCGAACACGCTAAGCAGCCAAAGAAGCAGGCAGACAGCCGCGATTGCTTTGATAGCTGTAGCGTAGGGCGGTGGCATCGGGACAAGGGTCGTAATCAGCCAGACAACAAATCCGACCAACGCGATGACCACGATCACCGTGATAAAAAACGAGAACGTGAATTCCAATCAGAGCACCTTCCAGCCGTTCTTCGCGAACAGCTCAGCGTATTCCGCCTTGGCAGCCTCCGGCGTCTTCTCGGCCGGCACGCACGCCCACAGGTGCCACGTCGCCAGCTGACCGGGCGAATACCAGCACCGAAGCCGCGGGTAGCGAGCGCTGTGCATGGGCTCGACTTCGAAGAACGACAGCGGCGATCCGGCCGGCGCACCGACGATGAACGCGATGAGGTCGTCGGACGTCTTCGGATCGCTGTCGTCGTCTGCCGCGATGACGGCGATCGAAAGTCGTTCTTGTCGAAGCATCGGGGTCATCGCTTGCCTCGGCGTTCTTCTTCTTGGCGGACCTGCAAAATCTCGAAGCTGGTCGACCGGCGTCTCGGCAGGTGGATGACGTTTCCGTCGCGCTCAAGCGGCTCGGCGATCCGGTCGTCACCGAATAGCATGTCCGACAGTTCAGCCCAGTCGGCGTCGTCTTCCAGCACCGCTAGGTCTTCGCCCGCCTGCGCGATTCGATCCGCCAGGGGACGGCGATGCCGGCGGTGGATGATTTCGGGCTGGCGAGGACTGGGGACGAGGCGGAGGGTTGCCAACTGGTTACGAATCGCTTTGCTGCGCGCCTACCGATGTTCCGGGTGGGTCGCCTTGAGGCTTGCCCAGCCGAGACATGCGGTGGCTCTCACGCCGTCAGGGATCTCGTGCATGCGCTCGAACGCTTCAGCGAGACTCGCGTAGGTCGCGAGCACGGCGCCGGTCGCCTTGGTGACGAGTTGCACTGGCGTCGACAGCGCGCCCGCGTAGGTCTCGTCGAGCCGACCTGTGAAGTGGGACCAGCGGTCGAACTTCGTGGCCTGCTCGGGTGTCTGCGCGTGGGCGTCTGGCATTCGGATATGGCTGCTCGTGCCCCCTAACAAGTTAGCGGACCAAATGTCCCGAGATGTCCCGACATGTCCCGAGAGCGCCCTAGGCGTAATCGCCATATATGCAATTACTTATCGTCCGTTACGCCCTTGCGGAACAATATCGAGTCCCAAAGATCGGGGTGCTCGCGCAAACTCGAATTTGGGATGCGAAAAACGCGCCCTATTCGCTCGGCCCTTAGCCTCCCCATCCGCACCCAACGAAGCATCGTCCGGCGGTCGACTCCGCATAGATCCGCCGCTTCCGGGACACTGTAGGCAACCTTCAATGCGAGCCGCGTCATCCGGTCTCGTCAGTGCGGAAGGGCTGGTGCGTTTCGAGGCGCCGAACGTGCGCGTAGCTCTCGATTCGAATCAGCACATTCTTTGCCGACTTCTCCGCGCGTCGTTCGCTCAGTCGGAGCGTCTTCACGACGTCATACGCCGAGCACGCTCGCGTCAGCAGCAATTCCGCTTCAGATAGAATTGCCAACCGAAGGCTCCTGTCGTCCACCGTCTGACTCATGCCGAGCATTGTTCGTGCGCCTAGCGCTTTGAGCCACGCGGCGAACTCGCCGTGATTGACCCTGCCGTCGCGCGCATCCTCGCGGTAAGCCTCTTTCGCCTTTCGGGTGACGAGCGCTATGCCAGCCATTACGCCGAACGATTCTAGCCCGCGCCAGACGGCTTCCTGGTGGTAACGCTGGAGGATCCGCGTCTTGGCTGGACCGACCCGGTCGAGCAGCAGCGCAATCTCCCGGTACCGTGTCGCCGCTTCCACGCGATGGGTGTCCTCGGTATCACCACCGCCGCCGGCGCTGTCTGGGTTCATGCCCTTGAGGCCTAGTGCCCCGGCGGCATCGTTCCAGAACCACCGCAAGTCTGCGGTGCTGTCGCCGGGGAGCCGCATGACGTGCCCGGCGCCGCGTTTCGGTTCATCGGACGTGTACGAACGACTGCGCTCTATGTTACGCGCCAGATCCTGCGCTCGATTGCTCATGGTGCACTTTCCGAGCGAGGCCAGCTCGCTCTTTTTGGGTCCACTATTCGCTAAGCTGATCTTTCACTTAAACCCCCTCAAACACTTCCACATGCCTAGCCGCCTTCTCCTCCGTCTCAAACCGCGCAATCAGCACCCACTCGCCACGGTAAACCCAGACGTCGCACGCCACCTGCCGCAGCTCACCGTAGAACGCCGGTGACGTTCGCGAGCTCGGGGGGAATGGCGACGCGCGGGCTCATCGCTTCCGCCTCATCACGTCCGCATTCGCCCGCGACCGCGCTCTCGACGCGTCAGACTCCGCCAACGCCTCCGCCGAATGCGACACGAAGCGGTAGCCGTCGAGGAACTCGCGGTGCTGATAGCATTTGTACTCAGCACCGTGGCCGTAGCCATAGTCGGCGTTGATGAGGTACGCGGTCGCGCCGCAGCGGGGGCAGATCACGCGAGCTCCGTAAACGACCGCATCACAGCCCGCCGCCGTCTCTTCGTCAACGCACCTGGCCAGCAGGATCCAGGCGCCGCCGTGGTAGACCAACACGTCGCACCCGTCTTGACGCAGGTCGCCTTCGATGTTCTTGAATGGCGAATTCGGCGCGAGCACTATGCTACATAGGCGGCAATCGCACGGGGCGGGCGCTTTGCACGCTGCCACGTCAGCGCGGAACTCGGCGCGCTCCCACGCATGGAGGGTAGTTAGGATTGGTTTCACCGCTTCCACTCCGCCATCTCGCGCAGCTGCCGATCGCGCGCGTCGATCATATCGTCATGGATGCGAGCGAACTGCTCCACCAGCTCGCCTACTTCGTCACACGTGAGAGCAACGCCATTCCCGTCCTTTACGACGACGAGACGCCCGTCTTCCGATAGGTAGAGCTCGTGTCCGCGCCCGAGATACAGATGCTCGTGATACCCACTGACGGCCGGCGCTGGCAGGTAAGCCGGTCGCGTCGCATCGTTGTGTCGGATCCCGTCCTGGGTTTCGTCGCTCATTCTCGGCCTCCACTCGCCATCTCGCGCAGCTGCGCCTCAAGCTCCTCAACGCGCCGCTCTAGGGCATCGTTTTTTAGACCTAGATTTTGGTCTAGCAGGTCGATCTCGGTTGCGAATACCCGTAGAAACACGTCAACGTCGCTCCCGTTCAGGATGGGACTCATCCACCCTGGCAGCAAAACCAGCATCCGCTCGTATGCCTTAGCCATCACCGCCTCCTCCGCTCGTGTTCTTCGACGACCGCTTGCGCGACGCGCTCCCAGTCTTCGCGTGACTTTGCGCTAAGCATCTCCCCCGCTGTTCCTGGGGCGGACTCACACGCCACCTGCCCGAGCGACTTCTCATCTGGCAACTCTGACAGGCGCACGACCGATGTCGGACCGTAGATCGAATCGTCCAGCAATGCCGACACGATATTGGCGTCGCGCTTCTCGGTAAACACAATCGCTAACCGTCGCCGGCAGTTCCACGTTACCGCGCCATCCACGTGCGAGCAGTTGTCAACTGGTTCGGCGGCGACGAGATACACGCCATCGTGATCCCGCATGATCACGAACCCGTCGCGCTTCTCGTCACTTCCCATCGTCGTCTCCGCCGCTTTCTGTTTCCGCCAACACGTTGGCCAGCCGCACATTCTCGCCGTAGAATGTGACGCGCGTTTCATTGGTGATGTTGCGCACCACAATCGCGTCCTTCACGTCGCTTGACCACGTCGGGCTGTCGTGCGCGTCCACACCTGTCCAGAATTCTCCGTCAATGCTGCGGAGCACAAACTCAACGTCAGCAGCGTCGGTCGCCAGTTTGCTGTTACCCATGCGACACCTTCCCTTCCTCGCGCTTCACGCGGTCGATCTCGCGACATAGCCATTTGACAGCTTCATCCATATCGCCCAGTGGATTGGTCTCTATTCCGTGCTTGCGGTTTTGCTTCCTCCACTTCGCCATATGCGAGCGGAGCGCTTCCAGCGTCGTGTCACCCATCGCTTTCCTCCACCATCTGCTCCAGAAACGCCGCGCCGGCCTTGTCGAACTGATCCTTCGCCGCGCTCAACGAGAGCGCCGATTCGCGCCAGAATCGATACGCCTCGTGAACGCGTCGAGACAGTTCAAGCGACGCGCACGGCGTCTCCATACCATCTTCGCTCTCAGCGCCGCAGCTGAACGCGCCATCGTCGGCTTGAGCACGGTAGGCGCTGAAGTAGCCAGGCTCGTTCTCGCTGGGCCAGTACGCCACTCTGCCGTTGTCTCGCAACTCCACATTGAGTTCGCAGAGTTTCTTATAGGCCGCATGTCCGACGCCTCGGCGGATTCTGTATTCGCTGGCAAGCGTCGGCAGCGCTGTCGGCAGCGCGTTCATTCGCTCGACTCCTTCCCGTCAATCTCCGCCGTCAGATCCACTTCCTCCGCCTTCGTCAGCGCGAAGATCGCGGCGCCAAACTCGGCATGCACCTTGCTCGCCAGGTCGATCGGCAGCGACAGCTTGAGCGCGCCCTCAATCTCGAACGTCACGTGTCCCGTCGTGAAGTCGGCGGCCACACGGAGCACGATCGGCGGCGTCGGAGTCGGCCCGAGCGGCCACGTCTCGACCGGCGCCGGCTTGCGGGATCCGCGCATCCACTTGAGTAGGTCGCCTGTTGAGCGGAACATCATTTCGCCTTTCGTGCGGTCATTGTGGTCGTCATCTCTTCCCTGCCAGCTTGTCGAGATCAACGTGCCCGCCGGTATGCCGCAAACAAATGCTCCGTAAGCTCTTTGACGCGAGTTTCGGCGGCTTCGGCTCGCTTGTGGATGGCCGCGATTGCGTCCGCGCATGCCGCTGCGTACCCTTCCGCCTCTGCCAGCTTCACCTCAAGCGCCTTCACGCGAGCACGAGCGGCGTCCTCTCGTTGGCCCGAAACTCGGCTGGAGTCTCGCAACGCCATGAAGACGTCGCCGCAGTTGTCGAGGTCCGACCGGTAGCGTTCGGCGCGCTGCGTCTCCTCTTCCCGGTAACTCGCAGCATCGGCCAACTCGGCTCCGACAGCATCGATATGCCCTATGAGTTGATCCCTCGTCCGAGCTGGGTCCAGATTTTTGGCATCCGCGTTGCGGTACCCTTCGATGTGCTCTGGCGGAAGTCGCTTGCCCATCACACAGCCTCCCTGATCATCAGCAGCCGCATCACCATCCCGGCCGCTTCCTTCGCCGCGTCGACGTTCGAGAACTCGCGGTCGTGCTTCAGCTCCCCGTGGCTGTAGACGCGCAGCGCGCACTTGCCCCAGTGGGTCGGCACGATGAGCGCCATCGCGTGCGGCAACACCTCGCAGCCGCCCACGACCGTCTCCCCGTCGCGGTGCCAATCGATTTGGAGTTCAGTCATTGCGCCCACGCACCTTCTCCGCCGTATCATTGTTCCCGCCCGCTGCTTCGCCAGACGTAATCATTGCCGCGCCAATCATGGCGCTCAGGCGCCTAATACATTGTGCGGCGCCATTCGCGGCAACGAGCGCGCGGTTGCTTTGGTACATACCTTCGACGCTACGCGGCGCATCGCGTGCGACAATGTCGAACTTGCGCTGCTCTTCAACGCAAGCGTCTCGCGCCTCAACCAGTGTCGCAGTGCGCGCTTCAGTCATGACACGCCGAACGAAGTCACCCCCGGGCTCGTTGAATTCATTCCAGCCCATGTAGAGTTCGTCTGCCGTCTTCATTTCACGCGGCATCGTCGTCGCCTCCTACGTTGAACCGCAGGTCTACGTGCCGCCGCATCTCTTCGAGGTCGAGCTTCGTCACGGTGCCGCTGTCGCTCGGCATGAACGCCGCGATTCGCTTGCGCTCTCGGTCTCGCGTGACCACGCCGCCGATGACGCCGACTAGGACGCAGCCAAGGCCGAAGGCGCCGACGAGGAGAATGCCAACCCACTCAAACAGATCTGTGGTGCTCATGCTGACTTCCTCCCGGGCAGGGATTGAAACTTGATCTCGACCGAATACTCTCCCCGCCCGCACTTCCGCTGCGCCACTTCATACTTGATCAGGTCGTCTCGACCATCGTTGACGCTGAACTCTTTCGCTAGTTGGTCAACGACCCACTTTCCGCAACTTGGCAAGTTCTCCGTTGGATCGAGTCTGCCTGCGCCGAAGCGCGTGATGGTGACCAACATCGGCGGCTGCCAGATCTCGGCCGCGTGCGAGTCGACGAACGCCAGGTGCACGATCTGCTGTTGCGCTTTCTTGCGCCGATGCGTGACCATGTGATGCTCGCGCCGGTTCAGTTCGGAGATGAGCCGCAGACCTTTGATGCGGACGGTGGTCATCGATGGACCGACGACGGGTAGGCTGTGAACCGACTCCCAGCTAACCTCTGGCGAACAGCACCCAGCGAATCCGCGAATGACCGGCTTCACCGCCTCGCCTTTACCGGCAAGCTTCTTCCACTCCGCGACGGTGATGCGGTTAACGGCCACGCTTCCTCCGCTTCTCGTCGCCTTCGAACACCTGCCCCAACTGCGCGGCTTGGACCATCTTGTAATGGCCGCCCGTGTGTGCCGCCGCTTCGGTGAGCTTCGCGTTTACGCGCATCGGTCCGCCGCTGTTATGCTCCACGGTCTTTCCGATCGGACACGCATCTGTGCAGCTTAAAAAGTCGAGCCTTTTGATTCCGGCGCGGACAAGAGCGCGGCGCCTAGCGCAGCAATCGGCGGTGACAACGCTTCGATACGGCTTGCACTCAAAACGGTCCTCGCGCGACGTCACGTCGGCGGGCGCTAGGGGTAGTCGTAGGGCGGCGGTCACGCGCTACCCCCTTGCTTAAACCAAACGAGCACACGACACTCCCGCCCTTCCGGGGTCGCCACGCACACCTGACCCGGCGTCTCGTCTTCGAGCAGCTGCAGCACGCCCGTGAGAATCGACTCGGCCCAGTTGTCTCCTGTGCTGTCGATGACTGAAACGCGCGCTACGGGTTGAGGTTGCACTGGGCTTACTCCTTCGACGCTTCTGGCGCCGCTTGATCTTGGGCAATGGCGTCCTCGTCGTCCTTCCTTTACGCCGCAATCGATGGCAAAGAACCACTTGCAGCCAAAGCCAGCCTCCGCTTCCGCGCAGAGCGGCTCGCCGACATAGTCGGTGTCGTCATCAAAGGCACGGACCAAAATGTCGAGCCCGGCGTCGACGCCCTCCAACGCCTTGCGCAATTCGCCGACTTTCACGCCGCCTCCCTTCGCTGAATCCAATCAGCCACCTTGTCGGCGACGAAGAACGGATTCGACGTGATGAACGTAGTCACGCTCGCGTGCGCGTCGAACAGCGTGGACTCGTCCTTCGCGCCGTGCACCCAAACAACTGGGATGCCGCGCGCTACCGCGTAGCCGAGCTCGCAGAGCGTCGTGACGGGTCTGCCGCCGCACGTCAAGCACACGAACACGGTCGCGCGGTCGATCTGCGCGAGGTCCTGCGCGAGCGCGTTGCTGCGCGTTGCTGGGTCAATTGGGTACTTCTCGACTTCTGGCGACGTATGCCAGGTGGAGACGACTTCGATGCCGATGGCGGTGCTGAGGTACGCGCCGAAGCGCTCCACTGACTGCGCTTGCTCCGATGGTCCGCTCAAGTAGGCTCGGTGACTCATGATGCTCTTTTCTGTTCCTTCTCCCCGCCTATTCACGACTTCAAATCCACTTCCGGCCACACCGAGTTTCGGTACTCGAGCAGCAGCCCAACCAACTCGTCGAGCGCCCGCGCTGACTTCATGCGGATGACAGCTTTGGCGCCAGGCCCGAGGTTCATCAGCAAGTGAACCTGCGTCGGTGGTCCTGAGTTGGGCGGGCCGGGTCGCCAGGAGCAAACCTCGTAAACGGTGTCGCCTTCTTTGCCCAAGAAGAACTGCGTCTCACCGTCGTCGCACGCTTTCTCGAGAACTTCCGACTTCGGCAGCTTTTGCGATCTCATGCCGCGCCTCCCATGTGCGTCTCGATTAGCCACTCGTGCATCAGTTTGATGTGGCGCGCGTCCGCCAACGCGTTGTGCTCACCGCTCTCCTGCCTTGGCAGCTCCGGGTTGCCGACCGATACGGCGAGCTGCTTCACGTCGCGGCAGAACTTCGGCCATGCGTCCGGCAGATCCATCATCGTGCCAAACAGCTGGCATAGGACCACCCAATCGTAGTCAGCATAGTAGGCCCAGAACTCTGGCGACTCGCCGCAGAAGTGACGAATCTCCAGCGCCATCTCGGCACGACCCATGCGATGCCGCGTACCAAGATGCGGCAACACGTTCGACTTCACCCAGTCCGACGCGTGGACATCCTGCCACCCATCAGCTGCCACCTCGTAGAACTCGCGCCCGTCTTCGGCGACGATGCCGATCGAGATGAGCGCGATCGGGTGCTCGTGGCCGCGTTCAATGAACTCTGTGTCCAGGTAGTACCGCATCATCCACCATCCTTCTTCGGCTCGGCCGTCTCGCCAAGCGCGTCGATGACTGCGGCGAGTCCGCGCACAACTTCACCGGTCGGAACCGTTCCGACTCGAAGTAGATGCTCGACCGTTTGCGGCGACGTTGACCCTGTCCAGTCCCCGTTCTCTTCCCTCTCTCCTGGCGCCGGCCTCACCGCCGTCCAGTCTCGCTCGGCTACCTTTCGCCACGTTTGCTCGACCACGCTGACGAAGTCGTGGCCGAACGACGCAAGGTGCTGGTCCCAGTACTTCAGCAGCGCGCCGATCGCTTGCAGACATCGCGCATCGTGCTCCGCCTTCGTCCCGCGGTAGTGCTGGATGTTGCCCTTCACGTACGCGTGATTGATGCGGCCGAGCAGGATCGGCCACGGGCGCGACGGAAGTTCGTACGCCGCTCGCCCGTCCCAAACGTCGGCCACGCTCCAGCCCATCAGCGTCATGAACTGCAGCAAGTAGATGGTCGAATCGCCGACGGCGTCGTTGTAATCGGCCGGGTTTGGATCTCCGATCGCCTCGCATGCTTCACCCGCTTCCTCGGTCAAACCGGCGAGCTGCTCGAGAGGTTTGGCTGGGCCGTAGTTGCGAACGAGCCAGACGTAGGCATCCCGCTGGATGTTGGCGAGGATTGTGGCGGCGGCTGAGGTCATGCGACTCTCCACCAAAGACCGAAGATGATCCGCACGTACAAATCGTAACCGCAGCCCACGGGTCCAACGGCAACGTCGCCCCACGATGTCCACGCGAACCGCCACAACTGCCAACGCCACTGGCTCATCGTTCTGCCCCTTTCGTTTCGGTTTCTTCTGCGTCTTTCAGAACGGTCACTGTCGGCTCGAATGTATTCGCCTCCGCCTCCGAGAATGGCGGCGGCGGGCGCTCGGTGTCGTGTGGTTCATTGCCGCCAACATCGTCGGCGAAGATGGCGACGATCTCTTCGACGTCTCCAACGTACGCTCTCAGCATGCCGTCAACTTCGCGCAACAGTGGCGCGGCAATGCCGGGACCCACGCGAGCAGCGACGCTGAGGACCTGATGGGCGCCGCAGTTCGTGTTCACGCAATGGCTCGGCTTCTCCGGAACGCTGCGCGCCCATTCGGTGCAGCACACCGAACAGCGCCACCTGTATCGCTCATTCGGCATCGGCCGGCTCCTCTCCGGGTCGGAAGAACAACTCATCCGGCGGACACGCGTGCTCGAAGCCGGCAGCTCCTCGATGGCCGCCGCCTCCGTGCCGCTCAGCAAGCACCGATACGTCGTATTCGCCACGGGAACGCAGCGAGTATTGCCACTTACCGTCCGCGCGCTGGAAGAACCCAACAGCGAACGGCGCCGTCTCCGCGAGTTTGCCGATTAGCTCCGAGGCCATCATTCCTGGCGCGTTGACGAACGGGACCGTCTGCTCGTCTACTACGTAGAGCCGCGCGTTCTTCGCCGTCGACTCGACGTAGGCATCGACGTGTCCCAGGATCGCCGTTCCAAGCGCAGCGACAGCACAGGGCATCTTCTCTAGCTTCTCCGCGGTCGCTTCCCAAACACCGAAGTCGCGCCGAATGATGCTCAGCCAGGCGCTGATCTCTTTCGATTCCTGAAGCTCCCACTTCCACAGGTCTCTGTCCTGCACGTATCGGACGAGCTGCGGAACGTTCTTGTGCCCTTCGAGCCAGTTCCACGTCATCATGGCGCCACTGCGGTTCATGTCGAACGTGCAGAAGTCGAGGCCATCGAGATCCTTCGCGGCACTCTTGTGATGGTCAAGAACGTGGAGCGAATTCGCCGCTGCCTTCATCTCGAGCAGCACGGCGCGCGGGTAGCTAAAGTCGACGATCAGCACGTCTTTGCCAGAGACGTCAGGCGGTGCGTCGCCGTACTTTGCGAACACATATTCGGCGGCGTCGCCGTAGACGCGGTGGGCGACCCACGCGGCAGTAAAGCCGTCCACGCAGTCGGCATGCGCGATGACGATGCGATCCGTACCCTTGTGCGCTTCCGCCATCCGGCGCTCGAGTTCGGCGATGCTGGCTGCGCGGTCGGCGAATGCGCTCACGCTGCACTCCCTCCGCCGTCCGGCTTAGTCCAGTCGGAGGTCTCAGCACTGACAGCGATCAACGCATCGGCGGCGAAGAAAGATTCGGCCATCAAATTGCGCGCGTTCATGTGCGCGTACGAAGTCGGCATGTCTTCCTTCGCCAGAAGCGCGGTCAACACGGCTAGCGCGTACCGCTCGCGGCGATCATCCTGTCGTCTCTTCTGGATCGCCTCAGCCGCCATACGGTCAATGCGCTGAAGCTCAGCCGTTCTCTCGCGCTCTCGGTCGTTTGATTTGATTGTCATGCCTTCTTCTCCGCCACGGTCCACCCGCGTTGGCTGTCCCACTTGATTGCGCCTTCTTTGCGGGCTCGCTGGAGTGCGCGGTCGACTACTCGGAAGTCGTCACCTGCGACGCCGAGCGCGACGAGAACGTCGACGAACGCCACGTAGTCCTGCACGTTGTATCGGCAGCGCTTGACGGCTGCGACGACGGCTTCGGCGGCGATTTGTGCGGTGGTCATGCAGCGCTCCCTTCACCGTCAGGCTTCGACCCGCCGACGCCGCTCGCTGTGATCTCATCGAGTCTCCTCCCAGTCGTGAGGTCGTACTTGGGCGCCACCGTCAGGTCGGCGATTGTCAGCGCGGTCGGTGCGCGCTCCGGCATCGGCGTCGTCAGGTCGATGCGCTCGCCGACCGGAATCGCTGGGTCCGTGGGGACGAGGCGGATCGGGAGATCGGCTTTCGATGTGCGCGGCGAGCGTCGCTTGGGTTTCCCGCTCAACAGGTCGAGCCGTTGGCTCAGCACGTCGACTCTGCGACTAAGCGCGTCGGACATAGCAGCCTGCGCCGTGAGCCGTATGCTCATCGCGGCGGCGCGCTTGCTGAGCGTATTCCTGAAGATGATGTCGAATGCGATCGTGGTGGATGCCACGAAGAGCAGGATGAATTCTGTGGTGGTCATTGGTACCTCGGTTCGTATTCAGGCTCCTCTGCCGCTTCCCCCATGAAGCCACACCAAGTGTCATTCCACGCAAGCGGATATTCCTTGCCCTTGATGCCGTCTTTGCACTTGTCGACGCGTACGACTGGCGCATCGTCATCCTTCAGATAGCCAACCATGACCATCTCTGCGGAGTTCTCAAGGTCACCGCTTTCTTTTAAATCGTGCATTGTCGGAGTCTCGCCACTCTTCAGCTGACGCTTGAATTGCGAGAACATGAGGCCCGCGCGACCGCTCGACTTGATCACGTCCGTGAGAATGCGAGCGATGTACGTGATCTCGTTCCGACGATCCTGCTGGCGACGCGCGCATTGCGCTGCCTGAATGTAGTCAACGAGCACGAGGTCAATGTCCTCAGACGCGCAGACGCACCGAATGTCGGTCGCCACGCGCTCTGCAGTCTTGCCTACCGCGTTGATAAAGAACGGCGAACGCTCGGCCTTTTGCGCCACGCCTAGGATCCGGCCCCACTCCGCGCTCCCCTCTTTGAACCTGTTCGCCCGAAGCAGCGACGCGCTCACGTCCGCTCTTCTCGCGACGATGCGTCTGCCATACAGTTCCTCGGAGTCCTCGAAGGACACCAATAGAGGCCGTTTACCGTCGCTCAGTGTCTTGTCTGCGACCATCACGCAGAACTGCGATTTGCCCCAGTTGGTCGCCGCGCCGAGAATTGCGACCTGCTGGTATTGCAAACCGCCAGTGTCGCGATCGAGCGTAGGTAGCCCGGTTGAGCAATAGCGCGCCTCTGCGCGTTCGATCATTCGCTTGGCGACGGTAGCGATCATGTCAGCAACGCTGAGAACCGCGGTTCCAGACTCGGCGGTGCCGGCACGAATCGCCTCTTGCAGTTTGGCTACTGTCCCGCCCAGGTTGCGGTGCTCGAACGCCTCCGCGGTCGCTACGTTCACCAGGCCAAGCATCTCCCGCAGAGCACGGAGCTCGCGTAGCCGGACAACGTGCGGCCACGGGTCGCCATACGCTGGCGCACCCGTGATGATCGAGTGCACCTCGCCGGGCCCACCGGCGGCGGCCATTGTGCCATCCGCTTCGAGCTGCGCGAAGACGCTCGCCTCGTCACGCGCCGAACCGCCAAGCTTCACCATCGCGTCTGCGATTAGCCGATGGGAACGGATGTGGAATAGTTCTGGTTCTGGTTTCCAGGCCGCTCCAAACCGGTCGTGCAGCGACCATGCGCTCAACACCGCGATCTCGGTTTCGCTGCTGTGTGGAGGAACGCGCGGAGCCGGAGACTCCGGATCGGCCGGCATTGCGTACTCGTGAATCGGATCGCTCATCTGTCCTCGCTTTCGGCCTTGTCCATGTCGGCCAACTGGACTGCCGCCATACGCTCGGCTCTCTTGGCGCCTACGACACCTGAGGCGCGGTATGTTCCGGAAGCAGGGTCGCCGCCGGCGTTGAGCCACTCAAGGCATTTGCTCGGGCGAAACCCACCTTCGAACTGCGCCCGCGCTCGCGTTGCTTGGCAGTACGACGATGCGACCGCGGTCATTCTTGCCTCCAGTGCGTCGCCTTTCAGGCCAGGCGCGTGGAGCGAAATGATCTCGACCATCGCGGTCCGCTCGTCCGCCCGATCTGGAAAGCCCCAGTTCTGTTTGGTGATGGCCCGGATACCTGCCGCGTAGCCACGGGCAGCGAGATCGACCAACCGAATACCGCCCCCCGGATTGGGGGTTTGGGGGGTAGATCCGTTAGGATCTACCGGGGACGGGGACGGGGCCATTTTGCCATCATGGCAATTGCCATTCGTGTCCAATGGCAAAGTGGATTGCACTTCATGTGGCAAGTTGCCATCTGAATTGCCATGACGTTTGCCATCGTTTTGCCATCGTGAGGCCGCTCCCTTTGCTCCTGACTTGCTTCGTGCCGTGGCGAGCTGCTGTCGCTTCTCTTCGGATATTGGTTGGTATTTTTCGAAGTCGTGGATCTTGTATCCGTCTTCGCACGGTATCCAAAGCCCAGCTTTGACGAGACGATCTTCGACATGCCTGGTGTTGCGCATAGAGATCAACTTCGCGACCGCGCCAGTGGGCACTATCCCCTTGGTTCGATAGCGACACGCGTACGTCAAAGCTTTCACCCACATCAGCTGACCCATGTCGCCAACTTTCGTGAATTTGGGATGGTCGGCCCATTGGTCGTCTAGTCGAACCCAGCTCATCAGAGACCTTCCGCCGCCGCGAGGCGGGCCACGGCATTGCCTACCTGGTCGAATCGGCGCCAGAGGCTGACGCACTGGTCGTGGCGACATCGGAGTGTCCCGAATTCTTCCCCTTCCGTTGGCGCCTGAATGACCGTGCTGCCATCAAAGCGCGCCCCTCCGTTGTGCACGATCTCCCCCGGGCACCTAACCGCGAACACGCCCGGCTTGAGCTCGTCACCGAGCCAGTAGTACTCTGCGAAAAGCCTGCCCAACGGGAAAGACGCAGGATCCACCGAATCGACCGCCAGTGGCGCGACGTCGGCGTCAAACGAGGCGCCAAGCTTCCCAGCGCGCAATCGGTCGTTCTCGTCTCCAAAGCCGTCCTGGGCCGGCCTGAAGAGCTTTGCGCGTCGAGCCAGCGTCAGCCCGATGTCGGCCGCGTACTTGTCGCCAGCGGCGTCCTGGTGCGTCCGAATGACGACGCGACACCCACGCGGCACCTTGGCGGCAAACGCGCGCGACCACCAGCCGGAGCCGACGCCAACAACGCCGACCATCCGATCGTCTGCGGCGACGGCGCACGCCCAGGTGAAGAAGTCGGGCTCGCCCTCGACGATCAGCAGATCGGCTTTGGCGCCGTGGCCGAAGATCGCGAGAGCGGCCTTGTTGGCGAGCAGTAGCCCCGTGGCGAGGCGACCCGCCGGCGGTAGGCGCTTCGGTCCAGGTCCGTCGATGACGCGGCCCGCGCGCACGCTGCGCATGGCGCACTGGTCGTCCCATACCGGCATGATGAGTCGGTAGCCGAGATCGTCCCACGGGCTCGCCGACTCAGCCTCTCCGCGGTAACTCGCCCATCTCGGCAGGTTCAATCCGTCCGGCAGCGCTCTCGCCAGGTTGAGCCGAGCGATCGTCTCGGCGTCGAGACCGCGCGACTCTAGCCAGGCCGCCACGTCGCGCTGCTCCGTTACCGGCACGCACCGCGCCCACAGTGAGCCGACCTCGCTCGGCAGCGGGTAGGTCCTGTCGTCTGCCTTCACCGGCTTCGGTGGCACGTACGGCGCTCGCGCACCGCCGACTCCGAGTTCATCGAAGCTCAGCCCTGCGATGTCAGCCGCTTCGCGCAGCACGTCTTTGAAGTCACGCGTCAGGTCGAGCCCGCGCGCAGCGGCGACAAGCGACAGAGCGTCACCGCCCCAATCGCAGCTAAAACACTTGACGCGGATCGTGCCATCGCCGCCGATCGAGACGGAGCAAGATGGGTTTTTCTCGCCGTGCGTCGGGCAGCAGATCGACAGGTTGCCGCCTGGCTGGCGCTTGGCCCCGTCGAGCAAGTTGAGTGCACCGCAAAGACCGCGAACGTCAGTGAGCGCCCGCCGGATCTCCGGGACGTGGTCGACGTAGGCCACGGCGCTCATTTGCGCCTCGCCGATTCGGCTCGATCGATATTGTCGATCATGACGCCCATCGCTTCTAGCGCGCAGCGGCCGGCGTCGTGCGTGATCTCCGATCCGGAGAAACGAATCACCATCCAGCCGCGCTTCGCAAGTGCTCGCGTGCGCCGATTGTCCCTGTCCACCGCATCAACGGATCCATGATGAACGTCGAAGCCGTCTACCTCGACAACTAGACGAACTACGTACGGGCCGACAGGTCGCATCATCGCGAAGTCGAGCCGGAACTCGCCGTCTTCTGTCGACATTGGCACTTGCTGAAACAGCGTTGGTCGCGGGCTCTTCCAGAAGAGCTTCCTGTCCGTGTTCAACTGGCAATCAAGCAACGCCCGAAGCATCGCTGTCTCGATTGGTGATTCGCACCAGGCGAAGTCGACCGTGGACGGTCCAGAGAGCAGTTCAATGAGCGCCTTGTCAGTGGCGTTCGCGCGCGTTGGCGGCAGAGACGCAGCCCAGTCCAGCACGTTCTCGACTCCGTCCCACTTTGGGCGATTCGAGTTACTCACTTCGCTTTGCCTCCTAATCTCCAATGACCGATCCGCCCTTCTATTGTCAACAGGTTTGCGATTACTATTGCGAACTTGATTCCTTACAGATCTATCTCCCGAGGTTCCTAGGAAGTTGTCACGAGGTTCTCCCCAACGAGCACCTCCAAAACCCTCACCCGCGCACCACGCGCCTGTCGCATGCAGTCAGCCGTCCCGCGGCCACCAGGAAAAGCGACGCACAACGCTTCAACTCCGAACTTGTTCGCCAACTCGCCTGCGCGCTTGACCATCAACCCGTTGCGAAGAGGTCCTGCCTTTTTACCAAGTCGCGTCCACTCGGCGTTAGACACTGGGTAGGCTTCGATTGCCACGCCGAACACCCGTGCCCATCGATCGGCCAAGCCGTCGGCGCCACGAAACGGCTGATCGTCGGCATCGCGGCATCCGCCGTGGATGAGACGGCGGAAGAACGACTGCTCGTAGAGGCCGTCGAGCGTCGCGTACAGCAACGCTTCGTCGGCGAAGTCACGACCTCCCGTAACGAGAACGATCATCGCCTCTCCTCCGTCCCAACCCCCAACACCGCCAGCGCCAGCCGGATCATCGCGTCGCGAAACCGCACCTCGCGCACAAGCGGAAGCAGCCGTTCGACACGCCGGCGAAGCTCATCGTTCTCCGTGGTCAGCGCCTGAACGTAGCCGGCCATCCGCTTGACGGCGGCGACGTGGCGAGCGCGGGTGATGATGGGGAGTGTCACGCGCCACTCGCTTTCTTCTCATCATCCGTCAGCTCGCTCAACCTCTTGAAAAGAAGTCGCGGCAAGTTGACGAGCACGAGTTCGTCGCCTGCCTCTTTGGCGCACTCTGGACAAATGAAGGAGACGGATCCGTCAGCGTTTAGGCAGTCCGCTAGATACGTGGACTGATGACGCTGGAGGCAGCGGACGTGTGGGATCATTGGACGCCTCTGCTTGGCGCAGCCGCACGACTTGACGCGGTCGTGAACAAAGTTGTTTGCAGTGACGAAGGAGTGGCCGCCGCAGTCGCAATCGCAGCGCCAGACGATGCTGTTGAAGCGGTCTCTCGCGGCGGGTCGCTTGGCGACGAGTAGCCCCTTGCGCACGTTGGTGATGTCGCGTCGGTTGTGGGGCACAGGCCCTCGTCGACGGGCTTCGAAGTCTTCGATGGGCTCATGCCGCATGCATCCTCCTGAATTGCGGTGACGAGCTCGTGCCACCACGGGTAGCGGTCGGCGATGGCGTACTGCTCGTCGCACCATAGCTCCCACTCGGCGGGCGTTTTCATGCTGACGCCTGCTGGAACGGGACAAGAGCCGTCGTCGCGCTTTTCATTTCGTCACGTCGCTCGGCCGCGTCGGCATGACGATCTGCATGACGGCGCCGCCGTCGGTCGGGCGCAGCCACACGGGATCCATGCCGTCGCCGCCGAGGTTAATGAGCACGTCGGGCGTCGCCACCGCGGCAAGCGCATCCAGCAGGTAGCGGCTGTTCAGACCAACCGAGACCTCAGGACCCGCGAACGCTGCGTCGATCTCGTCTTCGGCGCCGCCCTTGCCGTCGGCTTTCAGGTGCAGCGCGCCGGCGGTCGCGGTCAGGAGGACGTTGCCGCGCGTGAGCCCGTCGGTCGCCTTCTCCACCGACAGGAGCGACTCCGTCAGCGCCTGCCGCGAGACCGTCAGCCCGTTCGCTGGCGGCAGCTTGAAGTGCTGGCGCACGGGCGGGTACTCCGCGTCGACCAGCTTCGTACTGAAGAGCAGCGACTCGCCGACGCGCACGCCGAGCTCCTGGCCGACCATGCCGATCGTGACTTCCGTGTTGTCGTCAAACAGGCCCAAGAGCGCCTCAGCGGCCTCGAGCGGTAGAACGCGTGCCGGGCCAGCTTCGGCGCCAGCGACGGCTTCCTCGACCCACGAGAGGCGATAGGAGTCGGTCGCGGTCGCGGAGATCTTGCCAGCCGAGAACTCCAGGAGAACGGCGTGAATGGCCGGCCTGTCGGCGCTAATGGCGCACGCCGGCTTGGTGCGGCGCACCAGAGCCAGCAGCGTTGCTCCCGGCATCGTGAGACCGCTGGCGAGGCTCTTCGACACGGCCGGAAACGCCTCCGGCGGCAGGCAATGCAGCGTGTGCTTGCGCTTGCCAGCCGACATCTTGAACTTGCCGCCATCGCGCTCGATCGTAATCGGCCCCTCAGGAAACGACTTCACGCGGTCGAGAAGGTCCCGTGCGCCCACCGCAACGCCTCCCGGCTTCGCAACGTCAGCCGGCACGGACGTCGACACCGACTGCGCGAGGTCCGTGGCGACGCCGACGAGGCCAGATGCGGACGTCTCGAGCAGCACGCACGACAGCACCGGCATAGGTCCCTTCGGCTTGGCGACGACCGCGCACTTCGAGAGCAGGGTGACGAGATTACTTTTGGTCGCAACGAGTTTCATTTTATGCCGCCTCCGTTTTTGCTACCGCCACCGTTCCGCTAACCGCCTCTTCGCCGAATGACCCGCGCGAGCGCGCCAGGTCGAGCGCCACCAGCGCTAGGCGGAGATCGCGAAAGAAATCGCACGCGTCTTCGAGGTCGACAGACACATGAGCGCCGCATTCGGTGTCGCACTCATGCTCCCCGTCGCAACGAACCTTGAAGGGCACCTGCGTTGCGCACTTCGGGCAAACTTCTATGCCGCTGATCTCGTTGTTGCAGTCGAACTCGTTTCGGCACACGCCATCGCATTCCGCGTAGACGCTGCTAGTGGCCAACAGAAGCCGCGCCAACCGTTCCACTTCCAGTAGCTCACGCATGGGTCGTCTCCTTCGCGGGTAGTAGGTCGAGCAGGCTAGTTTGCTTGCCGGCGGCGCGTGGCTCGGCGTTTCGTAGGTTGGCCACGGACTGGGTCCAATACGAAGGCTTCAGCTCACAAATCGCAGCACGGCGGCCCATCTCGAGAGCAACAACGCCCGTGCTGCCGATGCCGCCGTAGGGGTCAAAGACGAAGTCGCCAGGGTTGGACCAGAGCTCCACGCAGCGCTCGATCACCTGCGTCTGAAGGCAACAGAGATGGGCCTCATCGGCGTCTTCGCGTGCGCTTCGTCCGTTGAGAGTTTCGGTTTGATCGATGTCTATCCAAACTGGCTCGGCAACTTGCTGCCACTTCCGAACGGGGTAGCTCTCGTTCGTGTGAGTGACAGGCTCCGGGTTCACGCCTGGCTTTCGGAAAGCGACGAGGTAATCGGCAATGCCGGTGCGACTCATGCACGAGTCTTTTTTCAGTTGCTTGTGAAGCAAGCCGAGAGCCTTCGTACGCTGAACTGCAACAACGGGATCCTTTCGGATCGCGGTCTCGCTGTGGAAGATCCAGCCGCCTTGCTGCATCGCCCACACGACGTCGCCTCGGAAGTCCTTCAGTCCGATGAAACCGTCTCTCGTCTTCGACGACGGCAGCAGCATGCAGTGGATCGCGGCAATGCGACCTGGCTTCGTGACGCGCAGAAGCTCGGTCACGAAGAACGAGAACTGCTTGAAAAACTCGCCATCGTTTCGCACGTTTCCTGCGTCACGGTCGCTCGCTGAATACGTGAAAAGTGAGGAGAAAGGGATCGACGTAACGGTTAGATCGACACACGACTGCTTCATCGAGCGCATCAGCTCGACGTTGTCTCCGTGCGCGGCAGACCATCCGTCACCCTCCTCGAAGTCGAGCGCTACGCCATCAAACAGTTCGTTCGTCATCACGACTCCTCCGTCTGCATCCACGACGGCCAGCGGAACTTCTTGGTTGGGTTGTACCGAACGACATCTCTGCCGCTGGCGCTTACGGCCGTGCGAATGTACGCGGCCACGTGGCGACGTGTTTCTTGCGAAAGCTCATCAGCTTTTCGCTGCTTCTCTTTCAGGTTCTCAACAACGCGTCCCTCAAGTTCGGACGACACGATGTGCACGTCGACCGGCTTTTCTTGCCCAAAACGCCAGCTTCTCCTTACTCCCTGGAAGAACGCCTCGAAACTGTGGCTGACGCCGCAGAACACTTGGGTGTTTGCGCACTGAACATTTAGCCCGAACCCCATCAGACTGGTTTTGGAAACAATCACGCGCGCCTTGCCGGTTAGGAAAGCGTCGATTGCCGCCTCCTTCTCATCGTCATCCTGCGAGCCGATGACTTCGACAGCGCCGTCGATCGCCCTCGACAGCGCGTCGCTCTCAACGTTGAGATCGCACCACACGATGACCTGGCCATCTGCCGCGTTCGCCAGCTCGACAGACTTGGCCACTCGGCCAGAAAGGCTCCCCCTGCGGGCGGCGCGCTGCTCATTGAGCGTCGCAGCCGGCGCAGCGAACAGAAGGCCAGACGCGCGGGTCTCGTCCTCAGACGCCGGGATAACGTGCTCGTGGTACCGGAGCGGCGGCAGAATGTAGCCTGCGTCATCGCACCCAAGATCGCTCGGAAGCTTAACGATCGCGCCCCAACTGCACACCCAACGCCAGAACGCCTCGCGGGCGTGTCCCTTGAGTCTCCAGTCCTGCGTGCTGGAACCGTCGTGCACGAAGAACGTTGAGAGCATCTCTTGGTGCGTGCAGATGCCAAGAAACTCAGCTTGCCCACCGAGCTCGGTGAAGTCGTTTGGCGACGGCGTAGCTGTCGCGGACAAGCGGAACGGTGTCGCCCGGAAACTCTCGATCAACTCGCCTCGGTAGTGACCGTTAAGGTGCTTCATGATCGAGCTCTCGTCGGCAGCTACGCCACCGAACGAAGACGCGTCGAAGCGATGCAGTTTCTGATAATTCGTTACGTTGACGCCAGGTCGCACGTCGGCCTGCGACGAGCAGACGGTGAGCCCAGTTCCGAGTTTCTCGGCCTCTCGCGCAAACTGTTGAGACACGGCAAGCGGTGCGAGAATGAGAACAGGCTTGCCGGTGTGCTGCGCCACAACGCGCGACCACTCCAAGATCATCCAGCCCTTGCCGAGTCCGGTGTCTGCGAAGATCGCGGCGCGCCCGCGGCGGAGCGCCCACGATGTCAGGAGCCGCTGGTGTTCTTTGAGTTTAGACGACAGCGCCGGAACGGTCGCAATGCCGCTGCTCGGCGCAACGGTCCACTTGCTGGCAATAAACTCTTGGTACGCGTCGCTCATCTGCTTTTCCCCTTACGGACCATCTCGAGCCACACCAAATGCTGGCTTCGAAGATTTGCGGTGGTTGCAACTCGCGCACGCCGGCCTGAGGTTAGACAGGCAGTGCGGACCGCCGCGAGCGATCGGCTTAAGGTGATCGAGGCGTGACCACGCGGCGCCGCAGTAAGCGCACTTGTCACCGAAAACGCTGATGCGCGCTTGCAGATCGGTCGACGAGATACTGTGCAGTCGACGCGCCTTAAGCTTGGCTCTGTACCGAGCGATGCCAAGCTTGCGGGTCAGCGGGTGTCGACGATCCGTCTCTCGGCGCTGCTCGTTTCGTTTCTTCAGAAACTCTTCACTCTGCGGTTTGGCTCGCCACTTGTCCGTGGCCTTCTTAAGCACGTCGGGCCGACGCAGTGCGTACTCCCTAGAAGCGACACGGATCTTATCCATGGTCCGTTCTCGCCTAGCCTTGCGCTGCGCCTTGTACTGCGGAGTAGCGCCGCGCGCACGCGAAGCTTCGCGCATCGCCGCACCGTTTTTAGCGTAGTTAGACGCCGACTTTTTGGCGCAACAGTTTTTGCAAATTGGCCTAAGGTTGTCAGGACTTCCTAAGTCCTTGTGGAAACCGCCGCTGCGCTCAAGAAAACCCTCGCACTGGCGGCATTGCTTGTACCCAGAGATATCGCTGCCGAGCATCCACCGGGGAAGCGTCATCAGGATCATCTTCGGTTTCTTAGGCGGGATAACGTTCCTTGGCCGTTCCCACACGTAAAGCTGCCAGTAGTCGGCCGGACCAGGCCTCGGCTTCACGCCTGGATCAATGCGAGCAAGTCTCGCAACGAACTCGCCGTAGGTTTCGTAAGTAGTCATTACGCCACCCTCCGGATCTTCTCCGCCCGCACCGGCCGCCATCCGCGCGCAGCAACAACGGCGTCAATGGTCGCCGACGGTATCCACCAGCGACACCGCCCACGCGCCGGGTCACGCGGCATCTCGACGCCCGCAGCGGCCGCCTCACGCAGCCACACGCGCAGCCGGCGCTCGCCAAGCCCGTAGCGCTTCGCCGCAACCGCAGGCGTCTCCGTCTGCAGCCAGTCCGCGACCGCATTGTCGACGAGCCTGGGGTCAACGTAGTGGCGCGGACACCTGACGTCGTCCGGATGCCGAACCATCGCGCGGTGCACGGTGACGCCGGCCCACTTGAGGATGCGCCGCAGATGGGCCGCCCCGAAGCCTGAGCGGCGTGCCGCGACTTGAACGTACTCGTAACCGACCGGACAGCCCTGCCCGATGCCGAGCCGGCTGGCGCGCCGGTGGATGGCAGCGGTCGTGTGCGGGACGGCGACTAGGATGTCGCGGATGGGGCAGACGCCCCACATGTCCCTGAGTACGCTGTCCTGCTGGTCGGTCCAGCGGGGGCGGGTTTCGACGTGGAGCCGCTGGGCACGGAGCCGCACGGCGCCGCGTGATTTGCCCGTCAGCTCGGCGACGGCGCGGGAGCCGGTGGCCGGGAAGTGCTCGCGCAGGATCGCGTCTTCGGCTGGGGTCCAGAAGTGGCCGATCATCGCGCCAACCCTTCCGCGGCTTCCGCCATCTCGTCGACGCACGAGGAGCAGAACCCGTACCAATACGGCAACGTGCCGCACGTGATGACGACGAGACGCGGCGGTGTGCGCGAACACGTGGAGCAGCAGTATCCACGCGGCACACGCTCGGCGCGGATATCGGGCGGCGGCGTCTTCAGCCCAAGCCGCTTACGCGCACGTATTCCCAAACACGGTTTCAATTCAGCCACCATTCCCGCTCGTAAGACGAGCAGTTGCGGTGCTTGGCGAACTCGACGCGGAGGTCTGACCGGTGCCGCGCCACGGCGTCGTGCGCTTCGCGTTGCAGCCGGCGCTCGCGCTGCGCTGCGCGGTACGCGACCGCAAGGACTTCGACCGCGATGGCGACCGCGTAGAGCGGCATGGCCAGAAGGGTGAGGGCGCGTTTCATCGCGTCACCTTGGCCTTGAGGGGGGGCGGCGAGCTCTTCGCGCGCCAGCCGCAGGTCCCGCAAAAGTAACCAACTTTCAACACATGTAAGACTCTCCATCCTGTCGAGAATCTCTTGGCAGCGAGCGAGATCGGCGTCGGTTAGGCGGCGAACTTTGCGGTCGGCTTTGGTGTCGAACAGCATCTAGTTCTTCCCCCAGCACCGTCGTGCTGCTGCCGTGCGCGGGCCATCTTCTATCAACGGCGGGCACGAGAAGATCGGCCGCGCAATCTCCTCAGAAAGCAGCAGATATGTTCCGCGCCCGCCCGCGATCTCCTCGATCGTGATCGGAATCGCCGCGCTCTCGTCGTGCTCAGCCGCGACCGCTTCCGCGATGCGCTTGCGTGTGCGTCGCGCCGACCACCAATCGATCGCGATGAACAGCCAGAGAGCAACAACGAACAACCCAGCCGACAGTGCTAACTGCATAACGGACCTCATTTGCAAGCAGATCCCCCATCCCGATACCCAACCGAACATCATCGCCAACCTTCCGCGCACGCGGCCCGAAGCTTCGCAAGCCCGCGCCGCTCGAGAATCTGAACCCAGCTTTTCGAGATGCCGAGCTGCGCGGCGATCCACCTGTGCGACTTGCCGAGCTTCGGTTCATCCGTGCCGGTCGCGTGACGCCTGTAGCGCTTCGCGCGGTCCTCGCCGTCGCACTTTTTGCAGTTCGACCGGTGACCGTCGCCGCGGCGGGAGAACGCGGAGAGCGGCCACGGTAGCTTGCAGACGGTGCAGGTTTTCTCGCTCATGCCGGCTCCTTTGCTTCGCCGACCACAACGAGTTCGGCATCGCCAACTTTGACCCACATGGACGGTTTCAGATTGCGCCGCGCCCAATCGCGGAGGAACTCGTTAAGCTCCTCGGTGCCGCCCGTGACTTCGATCTCCTGCCCGTCGACGTTGCACTCGTCGTCAAGCGATTCGCGCAGCATCTCGATGATCGACTCCGCGTCCGGAATGAACTTCCCCATGTCGGGGTACTCGCCGCGGCACACAAAGAAGGTGTCGCCATCCGTGAGCGCGAAGTGTTTGGCGCCTTCCGCGATGGCTTCCTCGCGCGTCGCGTATGCGCCTAACCACTCGTCGTCCTGGTCGTCGGCAGCGAAGCCGTAGGCGATGCGGGTCATGACGCCACCTTCTCGCCGCGGCGCTTTACGGCGCGCCGTGCAGCTAGCTTTGCCGTTTCGGCGCGATGACACGCGATGCACAGCGTGCGATAGTTTTCAATGCCGCACTCGCCACCGCCTTCGACGACAGGAACGATGTGGTCGGCTTCCCAGAGATGTTGCCCACCGTACGGCTTCGATAGCTTCAGTTCGCGGCACATCCGCAGGAACGGGGCGTATTCGATTGGCGTGAAGACTGGTCGGTGGCGGTCCGCTTCCTCAACCGAATAGACCACGTCGTGGCGGTCGCTCCAATAGCGGCCGCAGCGCAACTGAAATGACTGATTGTAAACGGCCTCGTGAACGGACCCGCGGACCTGACCGCGGCCGCTCCCGAACGGCCGCATATACAGCTCGACAAGCACAATCATCATACCTTCAAGGCGGTACCGGTCGGCCTCTGTGTCTCGATCGCAGATCGCGCAGACGCCGCGATCACGCTCAAACAGCATGTCGCGGGCCGCCGCCGGACTGGGCCGAGAGACTTTCCAAGCGTCCACGCATGCCTTCGAGCAAAACGTGCGGGCCGGCGGCCGCGTCTCGGTACCGCATTGGCGACAGCACTTGCGGCCATTGGGGCCGCGCGTAAGCTTCGACTCCGGCTCCAGCGTGAAGGCGCGGCTTGTGCTCATGTGCTCCTCCGCTGCGGCGGCTTTGCTGGGCGGTTTGCCAGCACGCGCTCCGCGAACTCAGTGCCAGCGGACCTTCTCTCCTCATAAACGTCTGGCTGATGAAGCCCAATCGGCGCCTTCTTCGCCGGCTTCATCGGCGGCGGGATCAGCGTCTCGCGCTCGCGGTTGGCGGCATTGACGACGCGCGTTTTGCCACCGACTGCGCCGCTCGTTTTGGCTGTGTCGTTCTTGTTGCCGAACATTACGCTGTCTCCAATCCGAACCAAGTGGCGATGTCGCGACCTAGGCGCTCGACGCGTTTTACTAACGCCATATCGAACGCGAACCCGCAGAAGTTTGCCCACGCCAGGATGGGTCCCATGGGGTAAATTCTCTGTCTCACGAGTCATCCTCCGGCGAGTCGACAGGCTCAATGTAGAAGGCGCTACCGCCGTCGTTGTCGCCGGTGCCTGTAAACTCCGGATCTACGTCGAGTTCAGCGCGCAAGGTGCTTACGAGCACGCGTAGCGACGGGTCTGCCTTCTGGAGCAACGCGATCAGTTCGGCGACCGTCATCGCGTCCGCCTCCCAGCGTCGAGCGGGCGGCAGTCGATCGTTGCCTGCACTCCGGGCGCTATGTAACGGTCCAACCCCTTCGCGCAGTCGACCGCGTGATCACTGTGCGCCACCGGACGGTCGGCGATCGCCTCGAGAACGGCGGCCGCCAAGAGCTCGTCGGCGCGGTCGCAGCCGATGAAGAGGACGCAGGCGATGAGGATGATGCGGGTCATAACCGGCGTCTCCCCCGCGGCACTTCCCGCATCTCCAGCACGGCGAACACGATGAGGATGGCGAGCCCGGCGACAGCTACGACCGGCGCTGCGGCGTCGAGTGCTGCCGCGGAGACGATGTCGCAGGCTTCGAGGGCAACGATGGTCATGCCGTCCACCGCGAGGAGACAACGCTGGCCACTCCGCCAACCAGACCACCGGCGACGACGGTCCACGGGAACGGGACGAGCATGGCTAGCGCGCCTACGAAGTAGAAGGCCATGAACGTCCAGATGAGTTGCGTTTTGAGGCTCATGCGAGCTCTCCCGCGCGCTTGAGCACAACAGCCGCGCGCCACTCGTACGTTGACCGCGTGTCTTCCGACGCCCGTTCCCACATCCGCGCGAGCACAGCGGCCTTACCGATACCGCCCTTGCCTTCGTCGCCGACGCGAATGGCATGCTCGGCAAAGTCGAGCTCGAATAGGGCGCGCGCGAACGACGTGACCTTCGCCGTGCACATCAGTTCCGGTTGCGGCAACCCAGAAAGCTGCGCTTGGATGATGAAGTTATCGTGAAATGGTTTGAGGAAGTCGAAGCGGCCCGCTGGTGGCGGCTCGGGGCTGAGCAGATGGATCGGTCCACCGTCGCCGCAAACACCGGCCACGCCGGTGGGGGCTGGAGGCGCCTTCTGCCGCGCATCCCACTCGGCCGCGGGGACGATCTTCCCGCCGAAATCGATGTTCTTGAAAAACCTAAACCCTGGCCGGTCGTACTGGAAACGAACAGCAAACACACCCTCCTTGGGCTCCGTCGAAACGATCGAGCCGCGGTGTCCTGGGCCCATGCCGTAAACTAGCTCCGCGGCGACAACCTCATCGCCAACGCGCGGGCCAGGCTTCGGCGCTGTCTCTTGCGGCCAGCGGAAGCACACGTCGCCGGCAATAATTCGCGCCACATGATGCCCGGCGTGCAGCGGGGCTCGGGTACACTCCCAATGAAAGCCGTCGCGCGTACCAATAGCTTTGCAGCACTTGCTAGAAGAAGGCTCACTCTGGCGCCACGGGTCCTTGTCAGCTGAGATAGGGAAGGTGTCGACGTGGTCAGACAAGTACGGGCCCGCGTGCCGCGAGCATTCGCGGTCGTCGAAGACGACATCGTAGAAAGTCACTCCCTGAAAAACCAAATGACCAGTTACTGTGCCCGCTCGATGTGTATCGTCGTGCCTAACTCGCCCCCCTAGTGCAAATTCACTCATCACTCATCTCCTTCGCCGCCGACTTCGCCGGGCGTGTAAACCGGGACAAGCCGCGCGACGACGCGCTGCCCTGATGCCAATCGAATGACGACGTGGCGGTGGCCAACGCGTTTCACGTAGCCTTTTTTGATAAGAAGCCGGAGGTGGTCGCTGATGCCGTTAAGCGACGTGATGCCGAGCGCCGCAACCATCTCGCGCAGAGTCGGCCACAGTCCGACGCGCTCGAAGTGCGACGTCATCACGTTGACGACGGCTTCCTGCCTGGGCGATAGACCGGTCATCGTGCGCCACCGGCCTTGCGCGTGCCTGGCCTTGCTCGAATGCCGGATTTGCTGTGGGGCCCGTGGTTCGACGGCCGCGGAGTGTGCGGAAGGAAGTTCGCGAGCCAGGCGACAAATGCGAGAACGCCAGCCCGAGCGGCGCGGTTAGCTCGCCACTCTTTCACGAGTTTCTGCGCTTCGTCGATCGACGCCACGAGCTTTTGCGTCTGGCGCTTACCGTCGGCGTCGCGAGCGAAGATGACGCCTACGCGTCCGCTCGGATGGGCAATCAGGCGGCAGCTGTCAAGGGCGCGCGGCGGCTGCGCTACCTGCGACGGCGGCAACGAATGCGGGCGCAGACCGATGTGCTTGGGGGGCTGAACAGTTACTTGAGTGAATGGCTGAACGGATGCGCCCGTCGCGGAGTTGCCGCAGACGTGGCTATTAACACCATCGATACGATGACCAACCTGATCAGCACTAGGGATTCTGGACGACGACTCGGCGGACATGGCCTAACGGGGCTCCTTCGACAGCGGGACGGGTTTGATGGCTTCGGGCAGTTTCTTGGCGCACGCGTCGCACAGCAGAACGACGACGGAGAGGCCGTAGGCGGGCACGCGCGCCGTGAAGTCGGCGGTGGTCGTGCATTGGACCGTTTGACAAGGAAATGCGGCTTCAGCGTGCCGCTCGACCACCGAAAGCGGACGGAGCGGTTTGACGCGCGCAACGCCTGGAACGACACGCCGTGTGCCGGACCGCGGAGGTCGGGCGGTCTCGCGCGTGCGCGACGGAGCGGCAGCCGGGAAGTCAGACGCCACCAGACGCTCCTTGCTTGCCCAACTGGACCGAACTCGGCGACGATGCCCGCCCTGCCAACCACGGCAGCTGGAGAGCACGATGAAGACAGGGGAAACGTGTGTGCGCGCTGGCAGTTACCAAGCCAAATGCGCCGCCGGGCATCAGCAAGTTGCCGCGCTGCACGAAAGAGAGCCGTTCCCGCCGTGCGGCGCACGCGTCGGCGACAAGCCGTGCGGACTCGCGCTCGACTGGCAGCTGATACCGGACCGCCCGCACTAGCGCTTCTCCGGTTCCGGCGGCTTCACCGCTCCAGTCGACGGATCGCGCCGATCGAACAGCACCGACATCTCGTTCTCGTAAACGAACAAGATCCAGCGTCGACTCTTCGGCTCGACCGTGCCGAGCCATCCGTTGACGGGTTGCTGGAAACGGGTGACTCGAACTGGCGGCATGGGTACCTTTCTCAACCGCTCTTCCTGCGGCGTTCGGGATGGTCATGACGTTTCTTTGCCTGGTGACACCGAATGGAGCGACGCTTGCCGCATGCCGACAACAGGGGAGGACGTTGTCCGGGGCGGGCTTTACGCGGCCGACTGCCCGCGCCACCGGCGCGAGCCGAAGACCAAGGCCAGGTTGGAAGTCGCGGAAGTCTTCCCGCCATGTCCGACACGCGGATGTGGCGAGATCGTCGTGTGGACGCTGCTCGTCGAGATGGCGCCCGGCGATCACTGAAGCACCGCGTTTGCTGGGAGCGTCGGGAGAGCGGCGCCGTCGCGCGCTCGGGAGAGAAACAGCAGCGGAACGGCCGTCGACGTCGCTGAAAAGGATCCAGCTGCGGTCGGACGGCTCGAGTGCGCCCTGCCAGCCGGAGGACGCGGCGTGGACGTAGCGGCGGAGGATGAGTTGAGGGGCGGGCATTTAGGCGGCCACTTTCTGTGCGGGCGCATCCCACGCACTCGGAACGACAGCGCCGTCGCTCCATGCAGCGATCCGCTCGCGAACGTGAGGCCACGGCCGAACCTTGCCGCGCATCCAAAGAACCAGACCGGACAGCGATATGCCGAGCGACCTCGCTGCGTCGCGTCGCGACAGG